GGCACAGGACGTGCCTTGATCGCAACACTGGCCTTACAGTTAGCCCAACGAGTCAGAACTTTCTTGTTGACACTGAACACCTGATCGCCAATGGCTGGAGGGGTTCTGCCATCAGCAACGATTGGACTACCCCAGAGGCGCAGGCTGTGTTGATCCTGGGTTACGTAGAGGTATATAGAGCAACAGAGGATGAGTTTTGGTTAGACAGAGCTAAATCTTGCTGGGATGCTTACGACGAGTATTTAAAAGGTAATTTTGCAGTAGAAGGAAAATGCAATCGTGTTTCCCACTACCCGTTAACAGATGATGGAATCCCACAGCATGGTGGTTTTAAAGGGGTGAACATCACTTTTAACAAAGGCAGAGCCAAGATCCCAGCAGGCTCCCCGAACTGGGGCGAGTATCTTGATATTGCAGTTATGGCTTATGATGGTGCGTTAGGTCGTAACTCTATGAATTCGGATGTGTATGCAGGTACAGATGATGCCCCGAACTGGTATGCATCTGGTACGAAATACCCGGTTGATTGGTACATTGCTTGGGATGGTAATCGTTACTGGGCCAACGGCACCGTTGCTGATACAGGTCACGCTGCTTCTGAGTACGGTACTGTTCAGTTAGCCAGCACCTCGGTTAATGGCACACACAAATTAAACTATGCAGTACGCCTGCCTGTTGCACAGGGCGGTAAAGAAATTAACCGCTATGATCCGGTGATCACCTATCCTTGTAATGTGACAGCACCTGATCAGCCTGAACCTGTTGATGCATTGGCTATGTGGTGTGATGCTTGTTACGCTTTGTATGAAATCATCAGAGATGACAAGTACTATGAGGCGTATAAAGAAGCCCACAGCGAGCTATTAGCATACTGTAATCCGAATGCCTATGACATGATTTGCAGACGTACCACAGATATAAGAGCGCCTTTTGCAGACGGTAATGTGACAATCACAGGTAACAGACCTACACTCATGCGTGATGCTGAAGGTTACATCAATGTTGGTATGGGTGCACGTAAACCTTGTGAAGTTATTCAACAGGGCCTTACATACAAAGTGAATAGAGATTCTTCCACAGTGATTGAATTTGGTGGTGAGAATGTTTTGTTCCAGCCGTATTTTACCATTGACGACGGCTATGGTAAAAACATAGAGTACCGTGTTGGTGTTCCATTTGGTGGGGCGGGTATGCAGGCCAATACCTTCGAGATCCGCGACTTCGTAAGGGTATCCCCAGAGTTTGGCGATCCCTACCTGCTACCAAAAGAGGAAAGACTGACAGCCAGCGGCGGTGCTGTTCTGGGTATGGGCTACTCTGACACTTTGTTAGGACACAGTGATAACTACGCTTCATTGAATCTCTCAAGCGGCCAGGTTGTTTTTGATTTTAATGGTACGAGAGCATTGCGTTCTATTACTTATCAATGTACAGCAGATATTGTCAGGATTAATTTCCTTGATAAAGATGGCTGGTTATGGTATACTGATCTACAAGGTACAGGCGCAAACTGGGTCACCGAAAACTTATCAATCGGTGATTTTCTGCTTGAACCTGTACAGCCTAATCATTCCGCTGACGAAGTGAAGCCGTTCTTTGCTAACCTGAAAGAGTTAACCCAGATCACTCTTAAACTGGCAACAACTAAGATTGGCGATGGCATTTTCAATCTGTACTGCGTAAACAATTTGCCAGAGTTCTTTAACTTTGTCGGTGATGTTTACATCGTAAGATTCTCAATGCATCTTTCATCCCGTGTGGCAGCAACTGCTAAACTCGGGGATTGTTATGTCACAAATTATAAATCTGATAGCCTGAATTATGCACCAGGGGCATGGCCTTCGGGTAAAGTTGCTAATCAGGACAGATACCTGCTGGAGGAAAGATCTTCTTACCCAGTAGCTGGTGAACAGTACCCTGCTGTATTCTGTATGGGTGAAGAACCAACAGATCTTACAGAGCTTACAAACTGCGTTAAATTCCTGTTTGACGCTCAGCAGCAATACGCAGTTGTCTTTAGTACAGAAGGTCCTGTCTACACAGCTTACAATTGGCAGAAAGGTAGCCTGATTGGTGGGTTCATGATGTTGGACAATTCTAAAACGCAAAGCAGAGCATTTGTTGCTGGTTGCAGAGCACTTTATGAATTGAAGAGAAATAAAAAACCTGCGGATGAACGTCTGGAACAGTATTGCCAGAAATGGATCGCTTTCCTTAACAGATTCCAGTCAGCGAATGATGGAAGGCTACCCACAGATTTCAACACAACAGGTGGCTACTCCAATCAGGACAGAGGTGACAGACAATGGATCACTGCTGAATGGTTAGCTGGTTGTTGCTATGCAGGTCTTGCAGGTTACACATGGGCACAGATTGACCCAGTAGTTGAAGCCTGCATGAATAACTTGCAGAAACATTATTTTGTTAACAGCACGAATATCCTCAACGGTTGTTGGGCTAACTCGGATCCTGTAGGTTTTCACTCCGGTGAAATATTGAGAGGTCTGGGCCTTTACGCTCAATATCGCAACTTGTATATTTAATCTGGGGGGCTTTGGCCCTCCTAACAGGAGAAACAATGGCAGATGTGAAACTTGTCAGGATTGAGTCCTTGCCTGTAACCACAGAAGTCAATAAAGAAGAAGACTTTCTGATCGTTCAGCAACCCGATCTCACCCGCAGAACTTCAGTGAAAGATCTGATGGCAGGTGATCCGACTCTATCCCACGTTGTCAACTTCCATGACGGTGGCACCCTGAATGGTCCGATGGACTTCTGCTACTACGAGGAAGAAGATCTATACTTACGCTGGACTGGTGGATTTCCACATACTGTACCCTCATTATCAAGCCCTTATGAAGATGGTGACATAACTGATGGTGCATGGGCAGTTTATACTGACCCGTCTTTACGTGACGAGTTAGGTTCCACAATCGGTGCTTCCTTAGTATTGACTGAAGATGGTAGAACCATTCAGGATACTATGGATGAAGCTATTGATGCTGCTTTTGAAGCTGTACGTGTGCTGAACGGCCTGAGCTTTGAAAGAGTTACCGTTGTATCAAATGCTAACTACCTCGAAGGCTATGCAGGCCACATCGTAATGGATGAAAAAGCGACTGTTCAGTTCCCTGACGTTGCAAGAGGTGAAGGCACCTTAAACGGCTTTGTATCGAAAGTTGTGGAAACAGACACTTCTAACGTGTACGAAGCTATCATGCAGGGTGGCACAACTGGTGCGATCTACACCATTCGTGTTTCTGAAGAAGAACACAGAGCAGTATGCCACAGACACGCATTAAAATCTGAATTCAGCCGTTATGATCAGACCAACCCGACCCGCACAGTAATCAAAGCTGGTGATGAGGCTAATGCCTCCTACCTACAACTTGATGCGGCTGGTCGTTGGGGGGTATGGAATCCTTCTATAACCAACTGGCAGCCTCTGGCTGTAGAACAAGGTGGTACAGGTGTTCGTGATGTTGCCACGTTCCGTCGCAACTTCGCAGTATTCCACAGATCCTATACTGCACTAGAATCTGATTTCAATATTAACAACCTGAAAGGTCCTGATGCTGGTATTTACTATCAACCAATGTCAGCTCACGCTACTGCTGCTAATGGTTATCCTTGCCAACAGGCAGGTGTACTGATCGTATTGCAGAATAATGCCAACGGTTTCGATGGTTGCCGTCAGGAATATCATCCGTTCAACAGCGAAGATACCTACTATTCTCGCTGGTATAACGCAGGTGAAGGTGTATGGCAGACGTGGGTAACCTGGGCAAGACCTGTTAACACGAACGGCTTCCGTGAATGGATAGGGCTTGGTGCGGGTAACACTCCTACCTTCAGCAATCTGCTTCTGAGAGCTGTGAGTGACAACGTTGGTTCTTCTGGTATACTGAGGGGTGTTAAATACAAAGCAGACGGTACAACAGAAGAACACGGTTTCCGTATTTACTCTGAAGTCCGTAACGATAATAAAACATGGTTAACCTTGCATCTGAGAAAAGGTCCAGAAGGTAACCAGCTCCACAGATACCTGGGCTTCAGTGAAGACGGTAACTTCGAAGTTCCTTATACTGTTGCTTGTAATACCTTCACTGTACGTGATCTGAATACGACCCGTAATACTTTACAGGTTAACAGATTTGTGCAGGTGGGTTCTGAAACTGCTATCAACAACCCGACAAACACTGCCAAACTAATCATCACAGAAGGTAAACTCTGGGGTGCCTATGATATTGCCAACAGCTCTTACATTCCGCTGGCAATAGGCCAGGGCGGTACAGGCGCAAGAGATGCGAATACAGCCTGGTCTAATCTGGGCGGTAAAGCTCTTGGTAAACTTGACAGCATTGCATTGACTGATAATAAGATCACTGGTGTACTGCCTGTGTCTAAAGGTGGTACAGGTGCTACAAACGTTAACGGCATTAAGAACAGCTTAGGTGTCAACCGTTTAGTTAACTCCAGTGCAGAACGCACTATCGTGCAGTCTACTGATGTGCAAGGCGACGGCTGCTATCTGCAAGTCGATAAAGGTGGTCAATGGGGCTGCTTCAACCCAGCGGCTGGTAACTGGCAGGCTTTATCTATTACTCAAGGTGGTACTGGGGCAAGAGATGTAGGTAGTGCCCGTGTCAATCTCTCAGTTGATCGTCTGACTCAGACAACTGGTGGTGAGACTCAGCTCCGCAACGGACAGAATACAGCTTACTTATATGTAAACGGGACCAATGGTTGGGGTTGTCATTCCACCAATGGCACAGGTTCTATTGCTTTAGGTATTGGACAAGGTGGTACTGGGGCCAAAGACGCAGCTTCTGCATGGACTAACCTGGGTGGTCGTGCACTGGGTAAAATGGATTCTATCGGTTTAACCGATGGTAAAATCACTGGTGTGCTCCCTGTAAGCAAAGGTGGTACTGGTTGCGTTTCTGATGCTGAAGTTAAAGCATGGTTAGAACGTATAGGTATCTCCGGTGGCGAAGGTGGTGGCAGTACTGGTACAGGTGGTTGTTATGTTAATCTGGAAAGAATTCAGGTCAACAAACCTGCTGGTACTGAAGAGGATAAATACTATCCGATTATTATCCACACTAACCCTGACTATACACCTACTGTTGGTACAGATCTTCTAATTAGTACACGCAGTTCTACAGGTAACGACCCTATGAACTGTTCCACATTAAAAGTGTGGTATCGTACTGGCGGTTGGACAGACCGTGGTGATGCTGCCTACGGTATGATCAACTTCTATCAGAATGAACAATCCATTTTAAGTCTACTTTCTCCTACCCGTGGTAAACAAGAGTATGTTGCTCTTTATGTTCACGAAAAAGCATTCCCTGTACAGGTCTGGAAAAGTAGTGCAGTTCTGGAAGTGACAGCATCTGCTGTCGACTGGCAACAAGGTACGGTCACAGATAATAACGATGGTGTTCTGTTTAAAGCAGGTATCACTGATATTCACGAAGCAATTTTAGGTGATGACATAACCAACACCCGTCCTCTTCTTGACTTTACTGGTTGTGCAAGTGGGTTCTACTGTAACCAATGGATGTATCGTGGCACCAGAGACAGATGGTTCTTGCAGAATAAAACAGAGATGGGTGAAACTGAACTTTGGTATAATGGTTTGAAATACATCTGCCCAGGTTCTCAAACAACCCGTAAAGCTCTGGAATCCAACGCAGGCTTCCTGACCAAATCGGAGGGTACTGAAGACCTGATTAATGGTACGTTTACCTCTAAATGTGGCAACTTAGGCCAAGCGGAATTCCGTGCAACAAACAGTGCTGGTCAGATCATTGTCCGTGATATGACAGGTACTGCTCATAGATTCTGGAACTTTAATCCTGACGGTACTTTCAGTTCACCCAATGGTTTTGTTTGCCAGACAGGTGGTGACTGGAACAACCAGTTCGGGAACAATAACCCATGTAAAATAATGGCGGGTAGTACTAACGGACCTGAAGGTTCGATGGTTGTTGGCGGGTTGTCTGTGTCATTCTCTGGGAACTATGCTTTCCAGATGGCTGGTAGGCAAAGTAATTTGTATACCAGGTCCATAGAAGGTGGTAACCACCACCCTTGGAATAAGGTTATGCAGCACAAAGGCCAGGGTCTTGGTACTTCAGACCTTAACACCTACGACGGGGTATGGGAAGGTATTTACCATCAGTCTGCAAATAAGGATGCAACAAATGATCGTCATTACCCTGTAGATGAGGCTGGAACACTTATTGTGTTGAAAAATAACGCCAATAATAATAAGGGGTGTACTCAAGAATATATCACCTATCATGGTGATAGATTTATACGTTATGGGAACATGGTGGGGCAGGTCTTCACCTGGGGGCCGTGGACCCAAACAGGTGGTAATGGTGTTAGCTTCAGGTATGGAGGAACAAACCCTGAAGGGGAAATACCGAACCCAGAGTTCAGGATGTATATTTCTGGAAGCCATATTACCAATAACGGTGGTGGTATGCCTGCGAATAGTGCTCATCTGCACTATTGGGGTAACGGTAATGATCGTAAGAATGTTCTGGAATTTAAAATCCCCGGTACTGAAGGTACTGTAGGATCTTGGGTATTCCATTGCGGTACTACAGCTGATAATGAGCATAAATACTTCTCAGTAAACGGTAACATCAACGGTCAAGTTGTTACAGCAAGCAGGTTTATGACAACAGATGGTGTTAACCTTGCTGAAACTGGTGTTCCGGTAGGTGTTCCACTACCGTGGCCTACTGACACAGCACCTGCTGGTTATGCTATCATGTCTGGTCAGAAATTCGATAAAGCTGCTTATCCTAAACTGGCTGCTGCGTATCCGAGCGGGGTTCTCCCTGACATGCGTGGTCAGACCATTAAAGGTAAACCAGCTTCTGGTCGTAATGTTCTGTCAACCGAAGCTGATGGTGTGAAATCCCACAACCACAGTGCCAGCGCATCCAGTACGGATTTGGGGTCGAAAACCACTTCTGGGTTTGACTATGGTACTAAAACTTCCAACACCACTGGTAATCACGGTCACGGCATCAGCGGTAGTGTTGCTTCTGGCGGTGCTCACCAACACGCAAGATCTGGTCCACGTCTGGCGGCAAATATTGCAGCAGATATTTTTGCAGACGGGTGTACCAGTGAAGGTCCAAATGCTTATGCTAAAATCAATACGGGGCATACAGGGGCAACATACTCAACCAATCTAGGTAAAACCTCGAACGATGGTGCACACAGCCACACCATGAGTGGTGCTTCTATCAGTGCAGCTGGGAATCACGCCCACACAGTGGGTATCGGATCACACAGCCATACTGTTGGGCTTGGCTCCCACAGTCACACAATCACAGTTAACAGCACGGGTAATACGGAAAACACCGTTAAGAACGTGGCATTTAACTACATTGTGCGTTTAGCGTAACAGAAAAGAGAGGATTGCATGAGAACGTTAATCCTCTCTGCTGTTGCAGAGATTAACAAATGCTTCAATCATGAGGGTTAAATTATGGCTTTTGAAATGTCAGATGAAATGCAAGTTGTTCACGTTTACAATGTGACAAATGACACATTTGCCTTCGTTGACGAAGCAGATGTACAAATTCCACCACACACTGGGTTACCTGCGCTGTGCACAATAGTTGCTCCACCTGATGTAATCCCCGAAGGCCAGATGGCAATCTTTGATTTTGAGCTGGAAGAGTGGACTCTGGTGGATTACTTTGATGAAGCAATGGAAGCTGCAATTATGCCTCTGCCTTTGGAAACGGAAGAACCGGAGCTTGCAGAGCCAAGTACAGAGCAGTTAATGATTGCAGAGCAGGAAGCTAAGCTGATTGAAGCACAGAACAGGATTGCTGAGCTGGAAGAACAAGTGGCAAGTTTGCAACGTGTGAACGACCTTGAGAAAAATCTTGAGGAGCTTACTCGAATGGTTGAAAAACTGCGTAACAAGGAAGAATAAATTTTAAGTTTCTCCTGATACATTACCCCGCTTCGGCGGGGTTTTTTGTATCTGTAATTGACTATTTCGCTGTTTTTTGGTAAAATAGGTCACAAGGGTTTCTCCCAACTGAGAGGAAATATGGCTAAATATGGTTTAACAGATGCTGGGTTTATATTGCCCACACTCAACGACTTGATCGTTGAAACTAAGCAGAGCTTGATCAGGGCGTTTGGGGATAATTTCAACGTCCAGAGTAACTCAGTTGCTGACAAGCTCACTACAATTTTTAATGAACGTGAATACCAGTTAATCCTCATGATGGCTGCTGTATACGCCTCACAGACGCTGTACGGGGCAGAAGGCATCTACCTTGATGAATTACTGGGGAGACAAGGTGTTTATCGTAGAGGGCGTACCAAGGCTTCTGGTCAGTGCCAGATGACTATTAACAGTACCGTCCCCTACAACATGATTTACGACACAGAAACTTACAGCATTGATAGTGGTAATTTCAAACTTGCAAGTAACGTACAGGTAGCAGGCAACATAATTGCTCACAAGATAACAGCACCGGATCTTAGAATTGGTAAATACACATTCCAGATGACCAATCAGGTTGACGGCACTATTTTTACCAAAACCATGATTCTCACTGACAAGGCACTGGATTCCACAGACCTTGTTAGCTTTTTCGGTGAAATTAAGCAATTTATTGTTGACAACTCAACCCTTTTAAACGATGATTTGATTCAGGTTGACATGACCACAGGTACATTGTGGATCGGTTATGATGCTACTCTTGAGCGTGTAGGCTTGAACAGCAAAGTTGACTTCCGCATTTCACCAATCGTGGGTGAACGTGCTGTAGTGATGGAAGTAGTTGCTGCTGAGGCAGGTGCTCTGTCCCGTGAAGCAAATACGGTGACCACAATCTCTCCAACACCTAGTGGTTTCATCTCCCTCACTAACAGAGAGATGTTCAACGAAGGTACGAATGTAGAGACTGACGCAGAGTATCGTCTGAGAGCCACAGGCACAAACACTGTAACTGCTAAAGCCACCCGTCCGGCGATCCTGAGTGCGGTTCACAATGTGGCTGGTGTAAGTAAAGTAAGGGTATTCACCAATAACACTGACAAAACTAACAATCTGGGTATCCCACCTTACAAATTTCAGGTGGTTGTGTTTGGTGGTGCTACTGCTGACATTTGTCAGGCTTTATACGATACAATTGCTTGTACGAACAGAACCTACGGCAACCTGTTCTATGATATCAACACTTCCGATGGTCAGGTGGAAAGGATTTACTACTCTAAAGCAAATACTTACCGTCTAGACATTCGGGTAACGTACTCCGGTGCAGCACTTTCTGCCACCGAAAAAGAATCAATTATAAATGCCATGATGTCAGTTGTTAACAGTCTTGACATTGCAGATACGCTCTACAATATTCAGCTTGTGGGGGCTGCTTCTGCTGCTGTTAGTATTGGTCGTTTCAACAAACTGAACATTCATGTTAAACCAGTTGGTACTTCTGATGAGGCTTATACAGCTAATGACATTACAGCTGCAATGTCAGAGGTGTTTGACCTTGATGAAAACAACATCACATTCCAGCAAATCATTTAAGGTGGAGTTATGGCAGAGAAGAAAATAGATGTTAACCACATTCATACTCTGCCAGATTTCGTTGAGGGGGGTCTTGATTACCTCCCCGGCGATTTTCTGAGAGAGAAAGAAGATCTGACAACATTCCTGTCCATCTACCTTAAAAGATTGCAGACTGTTGATGAGATGTTGGTTGCTCTTGCGGAAGGCCGTCTTTTGAACAATGCCAGTGGTAAATACCTTGATGAAATTGGTAATCAACTTGGCATAAAAAGAAACGGCTTGCAAGATGCTGATTATCGTGCTACACTTATAATTCAGCAGGCATCTTTGTCAAGAGGCGGTACGCGTGAAGATGTAATCTCCACTCTACAACAATTGCTGGGGAGAAACAACTTCGACACTTGGGCTGGTGATAATTTCAGATTTGACATTAACGTCAGAAAAACCTGTTTCGACATTGTTCAGGCAATTGACCAGATCCTCGACATGCTGCCACTGCCAACTCACCTGAGATTGACAGAATCCCAAGGTAGGGCTTTTGGTTTTGCTGGAGATGATACTGCTGCGGGTTTTGGGTCTATCTGGGATGATACACAGTTCGGGGTTGACGGTATTGCCAGCCTGACCTATGTACCAGATGAACGACCTGATTGGGGTTCCACCACTGTTTGGTGTGAAAGTATTGTTGTTGACGCAACTATTGTTACGGAGGCTTAATGGCAACCGCTGTATTCAGAGCCTACAGGGATTACACCACACTGCAAGCAGAGTTTATGTACAATACACTGGCAGATACGGCAGTACCTGGGCGTGACTACACCCACGTTGAAGGTAAGGCGATCATTCCGGTGGATTCTGCCTCTGTAGATATTCCTGTTAATATCGTGGATAAAAAACCTAACAGACTGCCTCGTAGCTTCTATATGCAGTTCCATACTCCCTCACAAGGGACGATGATTGGGACCAAACAGGCAAAATGCACGATTACCTCACAAGAAGATCTGAGTAGACTTGAATGGGGAACACAAGAAGAACGAATGTTCCACCCGCGTTATTGGGTAACAAATTGTCAGCCGACAGAGAGTGCATCAATCAAGTCCGACAACTCCACCGTGATTGTTACAATGACTGCACGCACAATGGGTGGGCTGTCTGGAGCAATCTGGGAAACAGTTGACACATACGATCATTTTGGTGTAGGATACGATGATCATTACGAGATGCGTAACACCAAACTGTGGTTTAGGGTCAAGTTTACCGATGCTCTTGACTTCACAAACCCTGGTCAGGCTACGATTACTGTCACGCTTGTTGACGGTACGGTAGTCTACGTCCGTATGTCGGACTATGCTACAAACATCTCCGCTGATAAAACAACAGCAGATATCCACCTCAACTTTGAGGATTGTTTGGGTGTTGACAAGAATAATTACTTAATGGCAGTTGACCCTCGTCAGGTTCGCAAGATCCTGATCCCGTTAATGCCTAAGGATTATGTGGCTAACAGCACAGACGTTCGCACAACCAATGTTGACTGTGAACTTCGCATTGACATGTTGGAGCCGGACACTGGCTGGAAATACATGCAGCTTAATAATCTGACCGTGGAAGGTCACGATTTGAGAGCTTGTACTGCATATGATGATATGTGGAATGTTTCTCCGGCGCGTGTTCTTTACAACCTCCAGAAACTTGGCTACCGTGGTAGAATCAACCACTATTGCGGCATGAGCCACTATTATAATTACACATGGAGCAACACAACCCATAAATGGGAGATTGACAGAACAGGTGCTTTGAACAAAGCCGCACAAGCATGGCACGATGACTTTGCTTACAATCTGACTCGTTATGGATTCACAGATGCAATGTTCTCTGTCAGTATGGAGCTTTACAGTGATGCCTGTCCTCTGGAATGGACCCAACGCGAATGGGACGATAGCTACGCTAAGACAGGGTATACACCTTGCAGCTACCTGCTATCACCTTGTATCGAAGAGGGTATGACATTCTTACTGAACGTCTTTAAAAACTTCGCTCAGGTTTTGAAAACTCAAAACCTCCCTGTTATCATGCAGATTGGCGAACCGTGGTGGTGGTACAATACGGACTCCCGTAGGCCTTGTATCTATGACTACACCACAAAAGAGATGTTCTACGAAGAAACAGGGGAGTATGCACTTGACATTGGCACCATTGACAACCCATTAACTGGTGGTGTTTATGACAGGTACATCACATTTTGTCGCAACAAATTCGGTCAGAGAATTGCAACACTTTCTACTGGCATTAAGACAGCATTTCCTGGTGCTCAAGTTACAGTTCTTGTTTTCTATCCCACCATTGTTGGCACATTGATGGAAGAACTTAACTTGCCAGACCAGTACAAGAAAGAGTCAGGAGTACTTGACTTCTTCTGTTCAGAATGTTATGATTGGGTTATGAATGGGGAAATAGAACATTCATTTGAGGCTATCGAGCATCCTCGTAAAACCTTAGGTTGGAACAGAAACGAAATCCACTACCTTGCAGGGTTTGTACCAGGTAAAGATTTAGCTCCGGTGTATGGCTATGACCCAGAGAAGAACTATCAGGAATTTTTGTGGAGAGTAATCTGTGGTAACATCTGCACCACTGAATATCATTACCCAGAAGTACAGCAGTACGTATGGGCTTATCCACAACTTATGAATGATAGTATCACATTCAGTGCGAAAGAGTCAACTGTTGTTCACATGGGGCAGACTGCCCTTAGGAGCTACACAGAAGATGTGACACCACCAGACCTTTCATAATCAGGAGAAATAAATGGCTAAACCTAGTTTTCCTCTGGAAATATGGGCGTACGAGGATCAAATCCTTCCGAACTCCCATAAACAAAACAAGATGCGTCCTATCGACGACCTGTGGAGAAAAGGTTGGGATAAGGGACAAAAACCATCGTGTGAAGAGTTGAACTATCTTCTGAACATGATGGCTACCTGGGCCAAATACATCTCTGAAGATCAGATCCCGTCTATGGAAGGACGGTATCTTGTTAAGGATAACAATTTGAGTGATCTTCTGAATGTAGAGATCGCCCGTAAAAACCTTGGCATTGTTACCAAAGATGAGACTGATGCTCGCTACGTTAAGATCACTGGTGACACAATGACAGGACCCCTGGGGTTGCAACGTATTAACTTTGCGGCAGCAGAAACTGACGCTGCGTGGATAGAAACCACAATCAGTCCAGATAAGACTTTGTTGGATTTTTGTCTGATGGATAACATTGGCTCATTTGATGATGGTGGTACTTCTACAGTTGATGCTTTCCGTTGGAGATTCCAGCCCACACAACCAGATCTCAACCCAGAATTTACACTGATGCACCTGAATGCTATCTCTGTTAACCGTGCACTCCTGAAGGTAATCGGTAACATTGAGGCTCAGGATAACGTGCGTTCTAACACAGTTACCATTACAGGTACAGCTTCTTTTGGTAACGTGAGTGTTTCAAGCCAGCTAACTACAGGCAGTTTCTATGCCAATGGTGGCTCCAACGTTGACAACATGACCGTGCGTAGTCAATACTGTGTTGTTGGTGGTCGTCATGTAGTTCGTTCGGTTAACGGGGTGAACGCGGATGGTAATGGCAACTTAACAATCAGCATCCCAGCGTCCGGTGTGCAGGATATTCGTTGTGGCGGTATGTTGATTGATGGTGTTGCTGATAACCGTGTACGTCCGGGTTACGTCATGAGGGGATGGGCTAACGGTAACAAAAAAGAACTCCGTGGTGCTGGCTATTGGGCAGCTCCACTACAGAAACTTGTCAACGGACAGTGGATAACCGTTCAGACGTTATAATTGAGGGTTAAATCATGATTAAAATAGCTACAGGTTTTGAGTTGTACGATCCACGATACATGCCTATGACTACAGATCTGGATGACGAACAACCTGAAACCGTTGAATTAACTCCACAAGAAGTTGAAGATTACGCTCACTACTCTGCCTACTTCCTCCGCAACGAGCACGGGGACTGGTACGCCCAGACCCGAGAATTACAGCAAATTGCCCAGGAATCTGGAGCAGAATACTTGTTTGCAGTTATAGAGGCCGACGGTTTACTGAAAATTGTAACCACAGACCCAGCAGGTATTTTCCCCAGTGACGGTCTTCAGGTTCTGCATGGTAAACGAGAGGACTTCCCAGAAGACATTGAGAAGATGATCAATGCCTACCGTTGGGACGGTGAGAAATTTGTTGTTGATAACAAACCTTACATTGATGCTGCACAGCAGATCATTGAAGAAGAATTGCAATGGGCTACAGCAAGGCTTGGAGCTTTCAGCGACATGCTGGACTTAGATTATATACTTTCTCCTGATCAAGAGCGGTTTGTTAAGGAGTTGAAACTCTTCAGGATTCATTTGTTGGAGATTGATATAAACAAAGCCCCTAACATACATATCCCTGATCGCCCAGCCCTCTAGGAGGTAATGTGGAATTGGACTTTGGTGCGCTCTTCGAGATAATCATGGGCGCTATTGTCCCTGTGGGTGTCTGGATTTTTGGTCAGTGGCACGTAAAGTGGAAAGCCGTCTCTAAAAGATTGGATGATTTGGAGAAGGACCTAATATTGGTGAAAAGTAATATGGTTACGAAAGATAGATTAGATGCGGTGCTCAACCAGCGTCTCAAAGATATCCAAGATAACCTTGACGAGATAAGGAAAGAGGTCAAAGGTGACGTTAGTGGATTGCGGAACGATATCCAGCAAATTATCCAGATTCTTCTCAGTAACAAAGAGAAATAACCGATGGCAAGGAAGCCTCTGGTTGCATTTTGAAGAGTTTAGTGCTAAAATAATGTCAAGCATTTTAGTCAGGAGAAAACATGGCAATACCTACTTATCCACTTGAGGTGTGGGCATATCAGGATACGATGCTTGACACCACACGAGAGTTAAATAAAGCTCAGCCAACAAAAGAGCAACAAGCTACGGGCTGGGACTTTAGCCAGAGAATCGCTGTTGAGCACATGAATTTTGAGCTTAATATGATTGCTAACTGGCTGAAATATATGCATGATGAGGTTGTTCCTGGTTGGGATGACCGATTCTTGAAAGTTGCGAATAACCTGGCAGAAATACCGGATAAAGCTGCTGCAAGGCAGAACCTGGGGTGTCTGACCATTGAAGAAATGGATGACCGTTATGTTCACCTCACAGGAGATACCTTAAAAGGCAACATGACTTTAGGAGTCCCAAGGATTAATTTTAAATCCGCTGATACAGATACTTGTGCTATTTATTGCTCCACAATTGAAGATACTCCTGGGTATAAAGGTGGGGATAAAACCTACTTTGATTTCCGTATGTCAGATAACTACGGTACGGCAGACCTTGAAGCATCTTACTACACAGGTACAGAAGGCTTCCGCTATAGATTCCATCCTACAAAAGGTAGTCTGTTTACATTGATGAAACTGTGTGCTATCTCCCCAAACCGTGGTAGATTGTCAGTAATGGGCGACATTATCGCTGCTGATAACTTACGTGCTGGATCTATGAATGGCAACACTGTTGATATCTGGAGTACAGCTTCTGTATCCAGCCAAACATCTTGCAGCAGTTTACGCACCAATGCGTTCAGTTGCGACAGCCACACAACTCGTAGTAATTATCATGTAGTAGGTGGAAGGCATGTTTGCAGGTCTGTAAACGGTGCCACCGCTGACGGTAACGGTAACTTATCCTTCGCCCTGCCTCAACCAGCTATCTCCGATGTTCGTTGTGGGGGTATGCTGATAGATGGTACAAGTGATAACCGTGTAAGAGCAGGCTACGTAATGCGTGGTTGGCAGAATGGTAACAAGAAAGAGTGCCGTGGTGCTGGCTACTGGGCAGCTCCACTCCAGAAACTGGTAAATGGTCAATGGATCACAGTACAGACATTGTAAAGAAGGGGTGATGTTCAAGAAAATTAAAACCTTCTTGTGGATGCTGGTCGCAGCACCAGATGATCCCAACAAGGTATCTCAAGCTAAGTTGTGGTCAAACATCGGTATGTTAGCTATGACTATCGTATTCCTGCATATGGGTTATACCAGTACCTTGCCGGAATGGTATGCATGGATCTATGCTCCTTCAGTTGCTTGCCCACAATTGATTAGTAAGTTTATTGCACTTCGTTGGGGATGCCAACATCCTGATCATCAAAAAGACGAAGAACCGAAGGCTTAAGGAGATAACGTGGCTCAAGACATGACAAACTTTGAAGAGGCCGTGGATCAGGTCATAATCGACTCTGAACGCCTCCATCTGGTTGTCAATGGTACTGCTGTGGACGAAGTTGTAGTAGAGGATGGGACAACCATCCCTACTGTCCGTAAGGCATTACTTGATAACCTATATTTTAAAACTCCACCAATCCCGTGGGTATATGGTTCTTCCACTACAGTATTTAACCAGATTTACGAATACAAAGCAGATGGAAAAATCACATGGTGGTATGCCCCTGGGGCTTCGAAATCCACTCCGGTACGCTTACCAGCTGATCCGTCAACTTCCACAGCGTGGAGGCTGTACACCGACGCTAATGTGCTGGCTGAATTTTATGCCAAATTAAGTAGCCCGTTATTCCAGGGCGACCCGCGTGTTCCGACACCGCCTATGGATGATAAGTCTCTGTCAATTGCCAACACCACATTTGTTGTTGACTATGTTGACAGCATCTTCGAGGCTATGGCTGGTATGGAGGTCACAATCGGTTCTCTGGTTGTCCGTGGCCTATCAGAGTTGACAAACACCATTATTAACGGTACACTGACAGTCCGTGGCCCTCTGAACGCTTCTGACTTTGCTGGGCGTTTCAAAGAGCTGACTTTAACAGGTAAAGATTCTGTTATTAATTTTAACTGGACAGACAGGAACCATCCTACCTGGACCTCTACAATGTTGGATCCTTACAACATCGAGACTCACCTGTTGACCTCGGATGTGATCCACAATGGTGCTCCGGTAAGCGATAACAACACTGTTCATTTTGATGGTCGTGGTAACAACTTCTTCGATTATGTTTATATTCGTGGTAATTCCCAAAAAGATGTTCAGGAACCCACTCTGACGGTTGACGGTGTAACCCAGGTCAAAGACCTGAAAGTGACAGGTAAAGTTGAAGGTATTGTTCACTCGGTAGATGGTCTGGACATTTACCCGAACTATCTTGAAACAACCAATGATGCACGTATCAACGGTGACCTACAGGTTGGTGGATCGGTGGTTATTCAAGGTAATGCAATGGTTCAGGATTTGTCTACCAACACATTCAGATCCAACCAGCAGGCCACTTTTGAAGGTAACGGTATTGTTGCCAACAAAGCTGCGATTACAACTTTAACTGGTACAACTACCACTATTGATACTGGTAACTTCACCAATTGTAATGTAAATCACAATTTGCAGGTTAATGGTGATGTGAGCCTGAACGCAGCAGGTACGGGTACGACCTATGTTCATAACATAGATGTTTCTGGTACTCTGACAGGTTGGATGCCGGATTATACTGGTAAAACCATTAACTGTGGCGGTATTAACGCTTCAGCTAACGTCAGTATTAACGGCGACCTCAACGTTGGCGGTAGCACCACAATCGGGAAGATCCATACAACCAAACTGGAATTCGAATCTGAAGATATTGAGGGTGCTACGGGAACATGGACCCCATCAGGTAATGCTAACATGTATGTTGTTGAAGTTACTGGCGACCTGAACGTAGCAACATGGCCTGGCGTTACAGCAGCTTCAGAAGAGGATAAACCCTACCCGTTCTCAGTGGTGATTTATTTCCGTCAAGATGCTACAGGGCATCAGGTAACATTCAGTGATAAATATGCAATCCTGTCTGCAACCCCTGTAGTTAACAACAAGGCGAATAGCGTAACTCTTTGTCAGCTGACCTATCCTGGCTTCGGTGACATTGTGGACGTTATCATCGCACAACGTTAATTATTAGCCTCTCCTGCGGGAGAGGCTTTACTGTTTGGAGAACACAATGCTTCCAATTCCTCTGTTAAAACTTGCTAATTTCCATCTGGACTCGAAGGATGGGATCAAGGAACTTGCTGTTCTGTCCTACCCAATAGACAAGAGCGATGGTACTAGCGATACAGTATCTTATGTAAACAGTCTTGCAATTCTTTATGCAGATGGTTTGCTTGTTCTGACAGGCGCTAACATGTACGGCGAATGCGGAACAGGTGATCGTAATGAATGCGTTTACCCGAATGAATCGATCCATAACATCAAGCATGTCTGGAGAGCTGACCGTGCATTCGTGGTTGAAACTTTTGATAATGAGATTAAATACATTGGCTGCACAGCAGGCCTCATAGGCTCCACAGCGGCTGGTGGTAACGATGTTTGTGTAACCCAGTGGACTGCATTACCTTCACAGATTACTACCACCCTGGGCCTCGATAAGCATCCAGAACGTCTGCTTGAAGTCTGCGGTGGGATGAACAACACCTGCTGGGTAATTGGTGCACCTGAAGGTGAAGGTATTTGGGATATCTATGGTTCTGGCAACAACACCTACGGTTCTTTGCATGTGGATAAAAACCAACATGCCAACCCTGTCAAAATTGCTGAAACTTCTCAGGATCCTGTAACAGGGCAGTGGAACAACCCTGCACTGAACCTGGAAGTTCATGATAACTCCGTGATCTATGGTGGCCCAGATGGCTACTGGATCGCTGGTTACGATTTCCTGCGTAATAACAACCAGCTTAATCTGGTTTATCCGGCAGAACACGGGACATGGGCGGCCCTGACAGGAAGTAGCGAAACCTACAAATGGTTTATGTGTGGTCCTAACGGGGCTGTAGTTGCTACCGAACGTATCCACACAGATGGTTCTGGCTTACCTGTATATGTATTCCGTGGACAGAATTCCTGGGGGGATAAAACCTGGCGCGAATTGAACCTCACCTACACCCATGAAGTGATTATTGCACAAGGTCATGCTACTAACGGCATCTTCTTTAATAACGGTACAAAACAGTATAGAGGTTTTTCTCGTAACCTGTGCAACGATATTGGCTGGTCGTCTGCTGAAGCCAACCCTCGTGCACAGTTCCAGCACAAACAGGCAATTGCTACAGCGGCATACGTTGAACAACGCACACCTGTCAGCTGGGCTGAAAACGTCTACTTCCAAGGCATCAATCGCGAAGGTTTTCTGGGTACACTGACCGTGGTAAACGGTAAACTTTGGTGGTCCGGTATTCCTCGTGGTAGCTTTCCTGGCTGCAATAACCTGTTTGGGGGTAAACTCAATTCCCAAGGTTTTACACAGGTAGACCCGAACTGGATTAAGAACGTTCCAGTATCCAGTTTCGAGGTTGAAGAAGTTATAAGAGTCAACGGCTGGGGGACTGAACGCCCTGTCAGTAACATCTACATTGGGGATACTGTTAAGCTCAAAATTAAAGCTCTACCAAAAGGTGCTACATGGTTTGTAGACAAAGTTGAGATCACTAACGCAGCACAGGTTGTTGTTAAAGATCCTTTGTATACCGCCACCATTAACCATAGTGCGTTTGGTTTACAGGACAGTATTGTAACAGAACAGAACAGGAACGTTGATCGTCGTGGTCTGTACCATGTTAAAATCACCTATCATGATAAAAACGGTACTCACACACACCTGACCAGAAGCATTAACTGGAACACGATTGTACCTGTGATTCCATCTAATAGCGCATGGTATACTCAAGGTTTGAACCGTTCTTTGTCTTTGGGTAGCACAACCTATCTAGGTCTGAATAGTGCACAACCTGTAACTGAAAATGCTGATACATTCCAGATCAGATTACACAGGAAAGATGCAGCTTCTGTAACCTATGATGTAACGCAAGAACTTTACGACCAACGCCGTGAAATGTATAACTTCCTGGTTGGTAATCAGGCACTGTGGGAATACAACCCTAACGGTGCTGGTGGTAAAATGTATCAGGCCAACGAACAGAACGGGACTTCTCTGAACGTTCACGAGCATAATAACCCGTGGCCTACACCAGAAAAACCTGCTGGAGGCGCACGTACACTGAAAGTTGTTAGCTATGACGCAGGTTTCTTTGGTTTGCGTTGGGAATCGACAATTGAATACTATGACGGCACTCACCAGAATATCGGGTTAACCTTAGGTGGTAATTCCGCTAGTGATTCACGTAAGATTGTCCGTACACCACGGGGTGTGAATATTACTGTCGATCTTGTTAAGAACAGCTACGGTGATATTCAGGCGCAAGTAACGCCTGCTGAAGCTACAACCAATATACCTTTCAGTTTTGCAGTGTTTAAAGAGGATCCTCGTGTCGTAGGTGAACACAATGCTGACTGGTATTACACTGTTACGCCCACCACTAGTACTACCAACTTCATGTTTGGTATGAAACGTGACATGCAGAAAAAACTGGGTATTACTAATCTGTGCTACGTTTGCATTAAAGATACCCGTGTTAAGGATACGGATCCTGAAGCCAAATGGTTCACGATTGATCCGAATACCACACGCAGTGATAAATTTGTTAACGAATACATCCTGTGTGCTGGTGGTACTAACCTGCACATGTTCTGGAGTGAAAACGTTGATAAATATTGTAGTTATGATTACTTACGTGATTATTGCTGTAACCAGTGGTTTAACAACGGCAATGGTTATGTGCCTCGCCAATGCCAAACCTTACCTGCAATCTTCACAGATAATCAGACATTCTTGCTGAAACAGGCTAATGAAGTTCAGGTTGATAAAAACGGATATGATGGAACCAAATGGTTCTTTAACTGTTATGCTCAGTATTATTGGGGTCCTGGTGAGCTTCTCAGTGATGCTGGTTGTAACCTGATGGATAAAGAAATAGGTTCGTGGACTCATATGAATCAGACCTGTAACTTTACGCCGCAGAATACAACACCTGCTGGTGCTCCGGTCCTGGATGCTTATATTAGAATTGAAAAAGTTCACGATCCGCGCGGCGATCTACCTGCTACTGCTATGGCAGTACCAATGACTTCAGAATTCCAGCAAGTAAAACTGGTTGTTAGTTGTGATCAGATAGGTAAAAGTGTTCCGACAGAAAACGGTAATATTACCCCTTACGTGATTGATTGCTATTATAGCATTAATAACAATGGGTATAGAGAGGCTCAGAAAATCACCAGCACAGATACATCAAAATGTAGACGCATTTTGTTAGGTGCAGGTTGGTGGTTGTATGAGTTTGACTTCAGCACAGTTGCTGATTGGGCAACTGATAGCGGGAACACCTTGAGTGGTATTCGTTTCGACTTTGGTCAAAACATGCTTCCAGAGGCTATTAATGGTGACTATGGTGATCCTGTTGTCCATGTCAAACAGGTAATGCTGGAGAAAACAGATCAGTCAGAGGTTTATGGTAAGCAACTCCAGTTAATCAAAAACTGGTATGAAGCTGAAACTGCTCGTATTCCTAAAACCAGAGGGGTAGTTCTGGATGCAGGCACAGAGGACATGTTGGTTAATGCTGTGTGGCCTAATCTGGACGGTACTTTTCTTGAAAGCGCTGCACGTTCTATTAACTGGTTCAACTTCCACAGAGCTATGTGGTCAGTTAATATTTTCCTCTGGAAATTATTCCATGACCAGACAAATGGGTTCGGCCCTGGTCTGCGTATGGCCCCGATCTGTTGGACCTCTCTGATGCGTTGCTATGACAACCAATGGGAGATTGGTGGTCGTGAATGGCAGAACATGAGAATGAGGATTTATTCTCAGTTTGCAGTCAAACCTGTAAACTATTATAACTCTGGCACTTCTCGCATTCTCTTCCAGGAAGGTTCAGAAGCCTACAAGGTAGAAGGTTACAGCGGGTCCATGATTGAATGGGGTACTAAACTTCTTGCTCGTGAAAATCTTGCAAAAGAAATTTGTCAGGCAATAGGCGGTAACCTTGTTCAGAAACCTGTACCTCGTTGGATGACTCTACCGTGTTGGAATAAAACCGCAGCTAACACGTATGCAAATACGAACGCAGATGGAGATTTGTTCCTGTACTTTGATGACATGTCACAGTACACAAGCTGGACACCTGGTAACATCCATTTACAGGTATGGAACAGTGCGGGTTCTCTGGTTTACACCACAACCAATACTGCTAATACCAACTTTTGTGCAATCCCGAAAGCAAGACTGGAGCAATACTTTGGTACAGCACGCCCTGATCCGGTCATACTATCTATGATGGTCCTTGACCAGCCCTCAGGCGCTTTTGGTCCAAGGGTTGCACAGGTATACCAGAATATTGAGTATACGAAACGGATCCAGCACATGGATGTAAGAACAGGATGTAAACTGTCTCCAGACAGTAATAAGAAATGGTGGGGTATGCCTAACACCAGTTGGATTGCGGATGAGTATATAGTGATTTACCCGAAAAAAGCTCTGGATGGTGCAACGATCAATGCAAACTCTAATTACAGCAACCTTGCTGAGTTTGTGGTAAGAAAAGATCTTGCGTACACCTATCCTACACCGGGCGATGGTACGATACCTGACGCAGATGCTACTTTGGGTGCATGGTGTGTCCCTGTTGAAGTTCACTGGACTGACGAGACAGGCCAGCAATCTGCGGGTACTGTCCTGACAGCCATAGTAGAGGCCTCTGATGAAACTGGTACTCTAAGAGATAACATGGTAGGCCCTTACGCCAAAGGTGCCCTGGCAATATCCCCGAGGGTAACGGCGAAAACAGGTGGCGTATCTATCTACGGATTCAGTAACTCTGACAGTTGGGCTTTAATGGATAACAGACACACATGGGCCGCTGGTTCAAGCGTGACCTATGAGTTCTTACTGAAAGGCTTCCATTCTCCGACGAATGCCTATCAGGAACGTGGTACTTATCCTTATACCCAGTCAGGCACACAAGCAGGTTTTTACGTTACGGATAATTATATACCTGGTGGTGCAGCAAGCCTGGATTTCGAGGTCACCTCAAGCGACCCGACAGTCTTTGTTGCTACTAAACTGACTAACCGTAAATTCGCTATCAATGCTGTGAAAAATGGTTCAGCGGTTATCACAATTACAGCTACGGTTTCTTACGGCGAAGGTTCTTATACCTTCAGTAAACTCTATAACTGGAAATGTGGTTCCGGCACTGTGATTACAGGTTTGAGCGATCTACCTAACCCGTTCAACGGAATTGGTATCAAAGGTGGTAGTGGCGTTATGCGTAAACCGACTCTGCAACCTAGCGGTGCAGTCCCTGCTTCAGAGTCCTGGTCAACGAATAACCCAGATGCAGTTACGATCACACCCGATACAGGTCAGGTTAAATTTGTTAACGTAGGTACAGCTGTTATCACATACTCCTGTACTGACATTGACGGTACAGTCTTCACGAAGACGACCACAATTAGGGTAAAAGAGCTTCACCCGCAATACAGAGCTTGGGTAGGTAACCCGACTGACGGAGCTTATCCCCAACCTTATGGTACAAGTCTTATGGAGTCGTTTTCGACTCAACCGTGTAGCTACCAGACATTGGTTGTTTACCCGATGAGAGTCTTTGGTGGTATGTATATCCCAGAGCTTAAAGGCGTACCAGCAGGCCAGCTGACGATTTACACAGGTGACCCAGCAAGATTAGCCAACTTCGGTTATTCTTCTCCTACGGTTGCATTGAGTGAATCAGGTTGGTGTGGTTATGAACTCAATTGGGACCATATGGAAAACGGTAAGACTTATATGGAATTTGCTGTGGCTGTACAGGGAATCTCTCAGAATGCTTGCCGTGCAGGATTTAATATCAGGGAGGAGTAATAGCATAATAACAGAGGAAACAACTTGGGGGCCTTAATGGCCCCCCTTTTTTTTTTTTTGTTTGAGTGGAGGATTATGAGGAAGGATTAACGATTGAACCAGTTACCAGCACGTTTTTCTTCAGCTTTACCTTGAGACTCAAGATTGTTCTGGACACCTTTTGTTATGTTACGGTTAGCATCTGCCTGACTCTGAATAACATCGGTAGCTGCTTTACGCACATTTAAATCCTGTTCAACGTATTTGTCAGCAGCCTTGCTTTGAGCCTCAAGCATAGCTTTTTTGTGGGCCAATTCCATGCGTTTTTCTTCGAGAGCCAATGCACGGAGTTCATCTTCGTAACCCTGATCACGAGCTTTATCAGCTAAACGCTCGTTTTCTTTAGCCTGACGTGCAGCAGCCTGAGCAGCAGCTTGTTTTGCACGTTGTGCAGCAGCAATTTTAGCCATTTTCTGTTCATGAGCACGTTGTGCAGCTAGTTGAGCCTGACGCTGCGCTTCTTCTTTAGCAAGACGCTCTGCTTTCTGTTTATCCAGTTGTGCCTGTGCATCAATTGCACCTTGCCACGGGTTAGCTGCTACAGCAGTACCTGTTACACCAACAGCAGCCATGATGATTGCAGCCAGAAGAGTAGTTTTGATTTTCATGTTGTGTACTCCTTGATGTGTGCTCATAATAAAATCTTCTTAATAAAGACCTTGTTGCCAAGGTCTTGATAAGTAGACTTAATTATTTTTCATTAGGACATTCAGTGTTAGGTTGAATTTTAGTGTTTTTACCTTCGCCTACTGCCAGAGATTGACCAGGAACGTATTCACAAGTACGACCGACATGTTTTGCTACGTTAATTTTTTCTTCACCCTGGTTGACGTAAGCAATTAGTACACCTTCAACTGCCACTTTATCTTTAACTGCTGCACCTAAAGCAGCACCACCTGCACCGCCTGCTGCTACACCAGCTACTGCACCAAGTACCCCACCTTTACCACCGAGGTTGTAACCAGCGATACCACCTGCAACTGCACCTAATACACTACCAACTGCACTTACTGCCTGTTTTTGTTGAGCGTTGTCAACATAGATTTGAGCTTTACCAACGTTAACAATCCGAACAATACGAGCACCATCTTCAAAGCCCGTTTCTTCAGCAGCAAAAGCATTAGCACGGTATTGTTGACCATCAGCAGCACAACCAGTCAGAGCAGCAGCGATAGCAGCGATGATAGCATATTTTTTGAAGTTTTTCATGGTAGGACCCCTTAGTAACAGTTATTGTTTGTATCTCGTCTTGATGAAACTAACTATAGCAAATTATTTACTCGTTGTCAACATGTTTTTTATCTTTTAGGAACAAAACAATAAAGATAATTGAGTACGGAGCACACAGGAATGCCAGCAGTTTCTGCCAGAACTTATCGTAGCCTTTCATTTCAGCTACTCGTACACCTGTTACAGCTTGCAGAATAATAAAAACTAACCATAAGATAAATAAAATAATATCATACGGAGACATTTTGGCACCTCACTTTTTACATGCATCAACAATACCATCAATCACCACCACAACCAGCATCCAAAAAGCTAACCAGAGTGGTGGCACATCCAGAAAGATGCCTGGGAGGAAACCTTGCAGAGCTAAGTCTGCCATAAAATACAGGTCCATATCAAGCCTCAGCGTGTGATGTTGAAAATATCAGCCTGAAGTGCTGCAACCTTAGCTTTTAACAGCTCCAGACATTCGATCTGCTGTTGAATGTCCAAATAGTCTGCCACAATTGCTGCAATAAGCACGAACATAACACACAGTGTAACAAGTGCGATGACATAAGGATCATCTGAAAGATAACTTTTACTCATTTCTGCTCTCCTCATCACCTTTGATGCGGTGTACTATACACAAAAACGATGTTGCTGTCAATAGAAAATAATAGAAAATTTCATGTGTGGCTAAAACGCTCTAGGAAGCTCTTTGAAGGGATTTAATGTAAGGATGGACGGTTGGAAGGGATAAGGGTGTTTAGCTTACTGTAGGCCCCGTCTGGGGCCTTATTTTTGATTATCATTGTTTTGCTCCACTTTAACCACTGTTGCATGGAGCCATTCACCAGGTTCTGTCAGCTGCATACTGTTTGCTTTGAAGTTGTTCATCTTCTCTGGGATACATTGCATGTTGTCGCCGACGTTAAGGCCAGAGACAGTTTTACCATTGCGTGGCAGCATGTGATCAAGGTTCCACCGGATACCTGTTTCCTTCCTGCGGATCCTGCATAGCCATTTGATTTCTTTCTCTACAAATTTGTCCCACTCCGTCATGATGAACCTCCCAATGCAAGAAAGGCCACCCGGAGGTGGCCTGTGAGTTAGTCTGTCTTACCAGCCGATTGCAGTGCCTGCACCCCAGACAACCTCTTCGTTATTAGCAGCAATGCTTGCTTTAACAGTTACGTTGTTGTTGATACGAGCACTTGCACCTACTGCGACAGCTTGCTGACCATCAAAACCACCAACACCTACACCTAAGCTGAAAGTCTGATGGCTATTGACTTCAGGAATGTTCGCCATTGCAGCCACACCAGCGATACCCGCAGCAGCACGTTTGCGGTTAGCATCTACAGTGTTTTTCAGGTCACTGAAGTTTTTATTCAGTTTCTGAATTTCCTGACTGTTACGGTTAATTGCCTGACGGTTGGCTTCGATGTTTTTACGGTTGTCATAGATGCCAGCGTATGCACCATCAATACGTTCTTCGTTGCGTTGGATGCGAATGCTGTTGTTAGCTACACCACGAGAAACAACCTCCACATCGTTCTTAACATTATTGACACCAGCTACTGCTTTATCTGCTGTGTTCTGTGCTTTATCAGCTTTATCACTCGCAGTGTTTGCAGTGTTTTTAGCATTCGCCACAGCATCATTTAATGCGATATTTTGATTTTTCAGATCGGCAATGTCGTTTTTGTTTGTAGTAACTTGCTGGTTAGTATCTACCAGATCTCCACGGAGTTGATCGATTTGGTTACGGTTTTCGATAGCTCCAGCCAATGCACCATCAGCTTTGATAGCTACGTCTTCCAGTTCGCTACGGTCAACTTTATTAGCCTGAAGGTCAGCAATCTGGTCGTTCTGGATTTGGTTGTCCATATTAGCGTGGAAAGCCTCCCCTAGTGCGTCGTGGGCTACACGATGATTGTGTTCAAGCTGTTGATCTATACGTTCATCCATTGCAATCATTTCGTCACCCAGAAACGCAATCTGACGATCCTGCTCCGCATTTTCCCGAAGTGCCTGACCTGCCATCTGAGAAGCATTGTTAGCTTGCTCCAGAGCACTGTTAGCAACATTTTCCACACGAGCAAACACTGGGTCAGTTTGCTGAGTGATGATATCACGTACATCGTTTTCACGCATCATCTGACCAGACAGATTACCCACACGATCCCATAACTCAGCAGTTTCTCCAGCCAGGTGTTGCATAGCACTGCTTGCATTCGTTTTAAAGTTATCGAACTCATCCCTTGGAACAGTGTTGCCTTCCAAATGGTCAACACGTTGATTCAGGTAGTTAATATCTGAAGTTATGTGGTATTCCATCTGAACAACTTTCTGTTCAAAGCTGCCTTCTGGGTATACTACGTTATCGAACTGCCCCGCCATAGCAGGAGATGCTAATGCAGCAGTAATTGCAGAAGCGATGATAGCTTTATTCATGTTGTTCATAGTTAAGCGCACCTTAGTTAATTAATCTGCATCTCGTTTCAACGAGGCAAATATATCAAAATTAGATCATCATGTCAACCATTATTCACGGTGACATGCAGCAGATACCGCCGAATAAAGTAATGACCACCACCACACCCAGAATGATCAACCATACATCTATTGGTTCCAAGAGCACCTCCTAGAAAGTTGTGATAACACTTAAGAGCATGATCAAGCTACCGCCGATCACGGTGTACAGAAAAAGGCAACCTGCGGCATCAACCAGTTCTTGTACAAAATGGTTTTCAAATTGCTTATCCCGCAACTGAAAGAACAGATCTATTAACTTTTTCATTGTTTCCCCTTAAATCTTTGTTTTACTTCTCTGCAAGTGAGTGCGCCAATCATTACAATCACGTATACGCATAACATTAACGAAATAATAAGCACACCAGTACAAAGCAAGAACATCAATATGTCAATGAATTCAAACATAATACGTGCTCCATAAGGTCTTCTATTAAATTTTCGTCTGTAGCTCCTATAATACATTCTGAGAGCATTAAGCTCTCAGGTATGCAGTTGTAGCGGTATTGTGTGTTTAACTTGTTATAGACTGTTTGGTGAAGGATTTGGCCTATTTGAAATCTCTGTCCCCCAGAACGACTGCTTCAATATACTCATCATGGTGCTGAATGGCAGCCAGATGTAAATGAATATAAGCATCGCCGTAGCCAAAGAAGTGACGATGAGCTTTGGCCCATGCACGTAAACCTCTCCACATCAGGAAGTGGTAGAGTTGTCTGATTTTATTTTTCATGTAAGTACTCCTCTGGTTCAGCTTCAGGCTCTGGGTAGTCCTCTATAACGAGAGGCCAGTTATTCTCTTTCGCTTTACGTTTGTACATTACTTCATCCCTGGCGAACTCCAGTTGGTTCTTAGCCGGGATACCCGCTGGATTATCATCAATCCAGATATCTGGGAAGATACCCATCGTAGCCATATAAGCTGCTTTCTGTATACCCGAAGTATAGAAGATATCCATACCCAGCTTTTCAGCCCACATCTGAATGTCACAACTGTCCTGTTCAGGGAACCGGAATGTGACAAAGCAGCAATACCAACCAGCCTTCTGCAATGCGCCCACAAAAGAGGCGAAGATAAAAGGCTCTGCATTAAACGTGTTATCGAAGTCAAATGCAGCAACTTTCGTGCCATTACGTGTTTCAAACGGTAGAGAAGTGGTTAAGCCGCTATAATCAAAAATGTCCCCACTGCCGTCATTATAGCCTGAATCCATAGCTACTCCTTATTTTTCAAGAATTTGTGTGCAAAAGCGTGTGTGTTTTCCGCAGCTTCAATGATACAACTAATCTTGCGATCCAGTTCTTCATTTTCTTTTATCAGCTGTGGAATCTCCTTGGCATGAACTGTGAATTCAGCAAAGTCCATATCCAGGATCTGGTTGATACGGGCATCGTTAGCTTTGGCTTGCATATTCATGCGGTATGCAGCAGACAGACCTTCCTGTACCATCGACAGGCCGTATTCAAGGTAGCGTAACTGTTCTTTAGTCATTGCAGTGGTCCTTTGTTCTATTGATGAAGTATTTATATCACAGCTCACTGGTCATGTCAAGAAAATATTTCTACTTTTAGTCAAATTGCAGGATAAGATCGATCAGTTTACTTGGTTCATTGATATACTCACCTTTGCCGTATGGCCCAGGTGGCATTGTGTGAATAGGTTGTTCTTCTACGTACGGTCTGATGAATTCTGCCAGCACCAACTCTACAACCCCTGGCCCATAAGGTGATTCCATCATTCTCCGGTGGAGTTTAGCATCTCTTAGTGCCAGGAGCGGACCGTAACCGTCCATCCTACCATACAACAAATACTCTGCCGAGTGGTGGATGAAAGCCTTCTCGTAGCGTCTTCGTTGTTTTAAAGTCTCTATAATTATTTCGGTGTAGGCCCCCTGTAGAGCTTCCTTAGCGTGTTGGATGTTGTTATCCCCAGACTCTAGTAAGCCCTCCAAGATTCTTACACGGCTCATATGGACCTGATTCTCGCTGACATGGGCGATAATGTTTCCTGTCTGATCGAAGTTTTCCATCAGCCTCCACACGATGTTGACACTGCCTCCTTCAGATAATGATTTGGCGTACCAACCTTGCTTGTGGAAGTACCAGTCGGCGTCATCCATCATGATTTTACCGAAGTCTGCTTTCAGTTGTTCTTTGCTGTACGGATCATTCATTATTACCCTCCAACAATTGAAGCAGAAGGTTGATACCTTCGTTTGGGTCATCATCGTCACCGTAGTATTTGGCAGACATTGCATAGCCTTCACCATCCACATACTGTTTGATGTATTTGAACAGGCTCGAACGCAGCATATCCATACCCATCGGATCCCGCAGTAAGCGATCCAGCAGTTTTGGTGCACGTTTTTCCATCACGCAAGGGCCACCGTTATTGCCACAACCGTTACGATTAGACAGGAGGTCAACTCCGAACTGTAGTAACTCTTTCTTGTGCTTCTCGCGTTTTCTCCAGATCTTGACGTGCATTTCGCCATCAACATCGTGGACCATGTTGCGAAGATCACTTATACTGGGGTGCTCATTGTTCTTCAAAGCCCTTATCATTACTTTGCACTTAGTAGTGTAAGTTTCTTCCCTGTAGTACCGTGGTACTGGGAAAATATACTTCTCGAATATCATCTTGAAGGCATTGAAGCGAGAACTGGCAAAATAATTATCCCAGTAGTCATTCCACTCCGATTCAAGAAAAGTATCCAGATCCCTCTGGAGATTGTTAGTATAGAATTCTACATTGCTCATAATTCTACCACCGTACCTTCCAGGTCTTCTTCAGTCAGGTCATCCAGGTTAACCACTTTGATAAGGCCACGACGGATGTACAGATCCATCATCTCACGATAGTTTTTGAATGGATCGTCACTACTACTGACTACAACAACTCTACGGTCTTGACGCGCTTCTTGCCATATCAGACGGCAACGCATCAGGTGACCCAGTGTATCTTTATCCATTTCTGGCTTACGAGTAAACATTATCAATCCTCAGTAAAATATTCTTTGAGTTTTTCTGTTAAGAGGTTTTGTAATTCTTGCTCGTCGAGCTTCTCGTCAAAGTCAGCAGCAGCTGCCTCAACACACATATGATAGATCGCAATTTCAAGGTCATCAAGTCCTAACATCAACTCGACCATCATATTTTCATCATCTGTTGGGTGGGCTGGATCAGAGATCATGTCCATCGGCACGATGACTTTCCAGTCTTCTTTAGTCCCCACAGGCCCCTGAATCTTACGGCTAATCTCTATCAGGTGTTTAGTGTAAAAGGCTTCGTACTGAACAATCTCATAGTTATTGCGGTAGTAAACGTAGTCGAGGTAAGTACCCAGCCGAAGCTGGCATACTTCAACCCCAAACCACTCCTTCTTCCATTGTTTTTCGCCCGAAGATTGGCATTGGCGTTTAGTTAGCATGGCTGGGTTCTCCTGTTAATTACGAGCGTATCCGCAGAGGATGATTTCTGCATTGAGTTCTGCTGCGTTTAAGTCCCCGTCCAGGATTTGCAAAGAGAAATCTTCCAGATCCACAGTGTAGACGCCACCATCATAAGAGTTGTCTTCCATGATTAGTACATTGCGTGTTTCAGCTGACACCACGATTTCTACAACCGTGCCTGGTGTAAAACATCTAAGAGGTTTGATTACATGTGCAGGTTCTCTTAAAGATACAGATGTTGGCATAGTTGTGTCTCCTATTTAACGTTTTCAATCAGATCAATAGTTCTGCCAAAAGATGGCGTATACTCTTTGTTACCACCTTCTGTCCTAATCCAAAGTGTATTATACTTATCCCAATTGTTCTTGTCAACCTCTTTTTCGAACCCAGATTCAAGATACAAATCAGTAAAGATAATCACATCCTGAACATCAGACAAATGTTTATCCAGATATTCAAACACACAGCTTGCGCGAGTACCAAACGTAGACTTGATGTTGTAGTCCGGCATCTGTGCAATATTTTGGTGAGTGTATACCTGAACATCCCCAACCTCTGTTGACCAACAGAACATAGTAACTTTGAACTCTTTATACAGACTGCATAGCCCACCGATTTCTGAAGTGATACGTTTCAGAGTTCGTGGAGAGATAGAGCCTGATACGTCGAATGCCACCACTATATCAATCGTTTTCTCCTGGTTGCGACCAGGGAGAATAACAGATTGGTGGTTGTTGATAGCCCCCTTGCTGCGTAATGTGTGAGTTAAAGCACCAGAGCGACGTGCCGGACGACGATAAGTCATATCAGCTTTCCGGTGTGATAACATACGCTGACGAATCACATCCAAATAGTTGATAACAGGTTTATTACGAGTTTTAATCCACTCACGTACCTGTGCCGGACCTTCACCACCTGCCGCCTGCATAGCAGCTTCCATCATGTCCCCAGAGTCCTGCATTGCTGCATCTTTCTCTGCCTGAGTCATTGATGGTTGGTTGCCTTTTTCATAGCCCATAGCTTCACTGAGGCTGTCAGACTGGCCTTGTCCATCCCCCATGTGAGTATCTGTGGCTCGTTGACCGCCACCAGTGCCTTGGCCTTTACCTTGTTGCTGTTGTTGTTGTCTTTCTAGATCTGCATAGACTTTTTCAGTTATCCACCCATGATATTTCTTATCACAGTAACAATACTCAAGAAATGCAAACGGCTGGCCTTTTCTTAATTGTGTGCGAATGCCATGTGGGAACATTGCGCATGGTGGTTCTGCTAAATCCCCCAGCAGACCAGTATTGATAACGTGGTCAGCAGCCTGATTGAACAGGTTGTGATCGGAGAAGGCTTTACCACGACTGAGATGATCAGCAATGATGTGGCCTATCTCATGACACAGAAGAAAAGCAACCTCTTTAAGTGTTTTAGGTGCATAGAAAGCATCCAGCTGTTCCTTCATCTTATCATCGCACTTAGGCAGAATGATAGCACGGCGTTCCTGGCAAACACCCATGATGAACTCTGGGTTGTAGTAAATCCTTTTGTGGTCTGTGGCAATAGTATCACACCATGTGTGGTTCTCAACAAATTGTAAGCCTGACAGGAGCACACCGTAGAAGCTCAATCTCTCCATGAGCCACATACGAGCACCCTGGAGCATACGTAGAGCTTCTGGTTTCTGTGCTAAAATCAGTTCTGAACTTCTTGCGTCCACTACGATCCTCCAAAGGGGGCCAAAGCCCCCTTGTTGTTATTTTCTGTTAGCTTACACCTTTTTAAAGAGGTTTGCAAGCTCTGCCATCGTCATGTTAGTCGTTTTCATGAGGTCAGTCATCGCTTTTTCCATCACAGGTGTAACTACCATGAAGTTGCCTTTGACAAAACCTTTATCACGATCAGCCACCAGGATTGGCTTACGGCCTTCACCCAGACGTTCGCCAGTCAGTGCACAACATTTTCTCTGGTACACAGACTTGAACTGGCTGAATGTTAAATCTACTTTCATACCGATATCGTAGAAAACCTGGCAGTAGAAAGCATAAGCCTGAGCAATAGCCACGTCTGGTGGCAATGCTTGAGGCAATTGTTTAGGCTCCTCAGGAGCGTCTACAACGTCCTCAACGGCTTCGGCTTGTACTTCTTCAACTTCAGCCGTTTCTTCAACCACAGGCTCACTCACAATGTCTTTGATGTGTTTTTCAGCACGTTTTTCCATGAACTCACGTAATTCCTGCGCAGGTGTCATATACTCCTCCTCTTTAGCTTCAACTTGTTGTGCAAGTTCTTCACCACCTAACAGGCCAAGTTCAGCTTTGTCTTCTTCTGAGCCATACTGACGCATGAAGTTTTCGAAAGAGTATTCTTCTTTCAAAGCCTCCATACTTTCTTCTGACAGGTGTAGCATCATCTGCTGAACAATTTTACGGTCAGTACGGTCTTTAATAAGGACCGCATTCTTCTTATCGACAAGCGAATCTTTGAGTTCATTACACCGTGTACCTACCACACAGCAGTTATGCAGAGCATACGCCCCGTCATCATCGATACGCTCTAACGATGGGTAGAACGGATTGCCCAGACCGTTCTCGTCAGTGTGCATATCAAAAGGAAGAAGAGTGTAGTCGCATACACCATCCCCTAGTAATTTCTTACCGAAGAACAGCCACTCTTCCCACGTCAACGTAAACATGATGCCCCTTTTCTTAGCATTACCCTGTTTACGTTTATACTTTTTATTCAGCTTCTCCAACTCCCACGGTTGATAGCAGCCCTCCAGATACTGAATGTTTGTTTTAGCCATAGCAAATATCCTTGCTTGTGTGTATGTAAAGCGAACACTAACATGAAAAATTATTCTTGTCAACTGAAAAATGTTGTTGACTTTTGGTTCATCCTGATCTATTCTTCGCCAATAACAGAACGAGAGAGGAACCTTTTCATGTTTGAGCATCATATTACACCATTCGACCCTATGAGTCAAGCACCAACAGATATAGGGACGATATTCTCTTCTCTATATGAGAGTATCCTGTATCGTCGCAGACTGTTTACAGCTTGCCACCCGTTCTACAGCTTCATAGCCAATATTGTGCAAGCCACACTTAATGGTGTAGTTTGTCCGGGTTCCCACTGGGTATTCACTAAAGAAGATAAACCGGATCAGGTTTTCGTGGGCAGCTATTGTATGGAGATCAATAAGGCCGTGTCATGGCAGCGTGCAGGGTGTGTCATGTTCCGTTTCCAACAAGGTTTTGCCTCTATAGCAGAGCATCCTTCTTTTATGAACGGCATTGTAGGGGGAGAGAAAGATTTCTTCAAAATGCTTGCAAAAGCATTTGACATGCAGCCTTTCATGGTGTACATTTATTACAGCTTAAACGGAAGAAGTGCATGTTACTCTTCAGATATCTCTATCGACCTGCTTGACTCGCCATATGTTTTCTGCTACGATGGAAAAATAACTAGCAGGATGACTGGCAACCAGAATGTAGCAGACTTCGCCCCGTTACAGATTAAGTCACGGGACTACACAGCTCTGGGTGGAGAACCTGTTGTGCTGATCAACAAAGAACACACAACAGGGGAATTTCTGATGTTTCAGTACCGGAAGCGGGATAGCCGGATGGAGTATGCCCGTGTCAGCTCGGACACTCTGGAGTCATTCCAGGGTGAGGATGGTAAGTTCTCACCTGAATCTCTTGAAGTCATGGAAGCGATGGGAATAAAAGATCAATTGTGGGTTGACAACCTGCTTGGGAATGAGTTAGAATTACTACGTCCGATGTTGAAGTGGGACGAAGAAACTAAAGCTAAATACGAAGGAGACTTCTAATGAAAAAACACCAGATTTTCCACGTAGGCGAAGACGTACAAGCGGATGCTGTATGGTTTGCAATGCACCACACAACAGCTGATGAATTAGCTATGGGCCATGCATTCGTTAACCCTGGTGATAAACTGCCGTACCCTGGTGATTATGTTGTGGCAGCAATGGATGGTTACACTATGTGTTTGCGGGTAACTAAAATCTTCCTGGATCCACACCACAATCACCGTCTGATTCTAGCATTTGAAGAAGCTCCTGCATATGCTCTGGGGGATGGAGAATGAAAATAGTTATATTACGCAATCTTGAACCTGTGATGCTGGATCAAATTACACTTCTGGATAAAGGTGAGTGTTTAGCTGTCTGTATCCCTGAGCAGGACATAGCCTACCTGATGGGATGTTTACCGGAGAATGTGGATAAAAAAATAGCCCATCTGAAGGAAACAGGTATAAAAGATTTATTGAAGTACGGGTATGGTGATCCTATCTCTGTAGTTGGAGATTTCATCAACCCGTCTGAATGTGTAGCAGAATTTGAAGTGGAGATCGAAGAATGAAACAAATCGTAAACGTTTATCTGAACGCAGAAGCTGTTAAGGTTGAAGGTGAACTTTTTGAAGCTGGTGACCTGATGATTATCCACTTCGTGAAAGAAGATAAGGGATACATCTCATTGAACCTGTTAGAGTATATCCCTGAAGAGATGATGCCTACTGTATGCCGGGCTTTGTATGTAGGTGGTGATTATAAACCTCTGGCAGAGCTGGATATCGGCCCTAAAGATCTGGTCATCTCTACAACAGTAGATGTGGGGGAATGATCATGGCACGATGGAAAAAGACGTTGGATTTGTCTGACTGGTGGGAAGGACTCCCGCTTGATGATGGTACAATTCAGGTGTGGACTGGCAACAATGTCCACAAATTCGCCAAACGAATAGCCCGAAAGATAGCTGAACTCTACCCACGGCAACTGAACACAGATTGCCCAGAGTATGACTGGAACCTCGACGATGTAGTTGATCACTTCCTGGCAATTCTCCCACCGGAAGAGTTCAATAAGCAGGTTCACGCCTACATCAATGAAGAACTTGATTTTCTGGTCACACCAATGGAGGATTTCGACTATGCCATGTCTGAGCTTTACGACTGGGCAGACAGACACGGGCTATGGGTGAAAACAGTTTTCTGACAAGGAGGTTGATCTATGTCAAACCAATGCAGAGAATTAGACTTTGACAGGGATTATGAAAAGTATTATCATAGCGGTATGAGGGGTGGATCACGCAGGTGCACCCCTGCATACTTCTACGCTAATCGGGGGATTGACCCACAAGAAGTTGTAGCTGGCAGAATGGCTTATAATTTCGACATAGCGTATGGCATCCCTGTCTTTGATGTAATGACAGAACTTGAAAACTTTGAGCACACTTATGAAGTAAGAGAGGAGCTTTACTAATGTCAAGAAACATTTTCGAGAGTGGGCAGATTACAGTGCGCGAGTTGCCTGCTATGATCGGATTCGCCAAGCGGCACGGTAAGTCTCTATTTATACTCGGTTCTCCTGGTGTTGGTAAGAGCCAAGTCATTAAGCAAACTGCTGATAAGTTGTTCGGAGAACGGGAAGACAACCTGATCGATATTCGTTTGTCGGATAAAGATCCAACAGACCTGTCTGGCCTGCCTGTTCCGGTGACAGAGGAAGATGGCACAACTCGCACTGTGTTCGCCACACCTAGCTTCTGGCCTACTGATCCAGACTGGGAAGGAATTATCTTGCTGGACGAAATGAACCACGCAGATAATTTTCTCCAGAAAGTTGCCATGCAGATCATGTTGGACCACAAATGTGGTTGCTACAAGTTCCCGAAAGGTGCAGTGTTTGTAGGTGCGGGTAACCGTTCTGGCGATGGTGCAGTGCTGTCTGTACTGGAAGCACCTCTGGCAAACCGTTTAACGATTGTAGAAGTCATTCCAGATGCCAATGTCTTCCTGGAAGATTATGCATTCTCACATGGTGTACATTCTTCTGTGATCGGCTACCTGAAACGTCAACCGTCGTCAATTGAGAACTATGAAGCAATGGCAGACTGCAACTGTCCTGCATTCGCCACACCTCGTTCATGGGTAACTGCTTCGGATATTGTGTGGGACCTTGATCGCCATTTGGTTTCAGAAGCTGAAGCTCGTGTGCTGTTGCAGGGGACGATTGGTCATACGATGATGCTGGAGATCATGACTTACCACACGAAGAAACGCAATCTGCCAGAGATTGGGGATATCTTTGCTGGGGCTGTCAAAGAATTCAAAGGCCAGAAATCTCCAGATCTCATCTGGATTCTTGGTTCAGAAGGCTGTATTGGCTTACGTAATATGATGGCTAATATCGAAGTTGATGATGACGAAGTGGTTAGCAGTGCTGCAAACTTCCTGGACTACTTATGGAATAACTTCCAGAATGACAACAGAGACTTTGTATTCTCTGTGTTCAAAGCGATGATTAGCCCGAATGCACTTGGCAATGCCATTCTGGTGAACAAAGAACATGGTCGTGAGAAAATCATGGCTAAACTGATTAAAGCGTACCCTAACCTGATGGCTATCGTCAAACAGTTTGGGGAAGAGTTCCGTGACTTGTTAGCTAAGGCTTAAGGAGTGCACAATGGCTGCATTAGGTAAGAAACGCCGTGGTAATTTCCTGGTGGTCTTGACAGATCACCCAGAGGAAGAGTATCATTGCAGATCAACACGGGTTATCACAGTTCAGGATCGTGAAGGTGATGAAATCTGGGATGAGTTGATGTTGACTTGCTCTGACAGTGAGTATTTCTTCATCTACGTTAAAGATAAAGCAGGTTTCTTTGAAAACGACAATCTGTTACGTTATGACATTGCAGAGATGGTAAGAGCTTGCCACAAAGATAGTGCTGAACTCTTCGGTCTGCAACTTTGGGATAAGACATTCTTCTACCAAGATGAATGTGTGGAGATTTACAGGGAAGTGGAAGACGAACTTCTCCACAATAATTAATCCACAACACTTTGCCCCTTGTATCGAGGGGCTAACTGCTATGGAGCTGACCAATGATTATTAAAAGTGACCATAAAGAAGCAACCATTCTCGGTAAGAGTGAAGTTACCACAGGAACAATTGCGCTGAATGCTGAGACGTTTGGCCTGATTATCAAAGGTATTTACAAAGATCCTTTACTTGCTTCCTGCCGTGAGCCTATCTTCAATGCTGTGGATGCTCATGTTGAAGCAGGTCGTAAAGATGTGCCTATTAAGATCCATACACCAACCGACCTTGAGCCTTACTTCTCTGTTCAGGATGAAGGCCTTGGTATGTCTGAAGAGACTGTACGCACAATTTTTATGACACTGGGTGATTCTACTAAGCGCCAAAGCAATGAACTGGTGGGTGCCAAAGGTATTGGCTCAAAAGCACCTCTGAGTAAAGTAGAAGCCTTTAACGTTATAAGCGTCTATAACGGCACAAGAAGCGAATATCTTGTCTTTATGGATAAAGGTATACCCAAAGTCACTAAGACGCGTAGCGAGCCTTCTACGCAGCATAACGGCATCACAATCATGTTCCCTGTGAGCAAGAGAGATGTGTCTGCGTACCGCCATGCAATAGCCTCATGCCTGAACTATGCCAAGTTCCCGTTCGAGGTGTCGGATCCGATCACTACACGGATGCTGGAGCAATTTAGAAGCAATATTGACTACACATATAAAAAAGGTGGGTGGACTCTATACATCTACCACGGTAATACTTGCTCTGCGGAAAGTCGTGTTGTGATGGGGCACCAGCCTTATCGTTCTGAGTATCTTGAATCTCTGGATACTTATCCGCGCCTGGTGGTAGAAATTCCGATTGGTGATTGCGATATCAACCCTGGCCGTGAATGGACGATTGAGGGCGATGATGATGGGGGTTTCCTCGAACAACTGAAAGCCTTTGTGGACGAAGGTATCAGCAAACGCGGTGAAGAGATTGAGGTGTTGCTGAATAAAGCCACTTCTGGGGTTGAAGCCCGTCGTATCATTAAAGAGTCTGGTGGCTTCTTCTCGCGTCTGGTAGGCTGGAAGTTCATGACTGCCAAATGGAAAGCTATTATGCAAGGCCGTACTGTTCCGGTCATTAATGAGTTGCCTGTGTTTGTAGGTGGTACTCGTATTGGTGCTAACTCCCTGAAACGGGATATGTACGGACCTTCAGAGTTTTCAGCAGGTCGGAAGCTGGTCCTGAATGACGCAAATGGTAAGTTCAACCGTATTAAATGCAACTATCTGGCTAATGAGACTGGTCGCAACGTCTACTATGTAGAAGATTTAGACCTGTCGAAAGAGTTGGCTAAGTATGTAGATGACCCGTTCTACAGTGATGTGTTGTTCCTACTGTCTGAGCTGCCTAAGCCACCAAAAGACCAGTGTAGGGCAAGCAGCGCATATCAGCCAGGCTATTATGTCAAAAAGTTGGATGAACACGGTTGGTTCTGCCGCGAACGTATCAGTAAGCAGGATTTTAAAGATATCAAATACTGCATCCCGTATGATGGGGATATCCAAAGAGGCCGTAGCTGGTTAGGTGAGAACAATAATATCTTCCAACAGGATCCGGTAGTCTTCCGTGAAGCCTTTGGTATCCCACAGGATGAAGATGTTTACATGGTTGCCGAAAGTCGCTTGACATGGGTGGCAGAAGATTGTATGATTATTACGGAGGTTGATGCAAAACCTGTTCTGGAACAGGATGCCTGGAACTGGCTCTTGATGAAAGCTGCAAATACAACAGGTTACACAAAATATAAGATGCAACTGGGAAAACTGGGTGTGAAAATGTGCATCGATCCTAAAATAAAGGAAAACCAGTACAAGGTCCGTATGTGGATGGGGCGTTGTTCGTGGAAGTACGGAGATCTGGCTGCTAGAGCAGATCATCTTGTGAACCTTCATGTGAAATGTGCTCGTCGCTACATGGATGGTGTATATCAACGCTACCCGTTATTGAAACGTATCCAAGGGGATTACTGGGATAAACCTGAAGTTATTGAATACATCGAATTAATGAAAGCTAAGAAGGAGACTGAATAATGCCAGAGTGTTCAACTGTATCTGTGTACGTGCGTACTTACAAAACCCGTGACGATGCTCGTGCAGCTAAAGCTAAATATGAAAGCCGTGGCTTTCCTGTGGGTAAACCGTATCTCCTCGATGGTGAATGGTGGATAGACGTCCACACCCCAGTGAGCTGCGACATTGATAATGAATCTTTGGAAGTGGAGTACCGCTATGCAGAGTTTCCTTCTCGTGGGGAGGCTCGTAAGTTCAAAGAGAACTGCATGGAAGGTTCCACACTCATCGACCGTGGCCCTTATGCGACTGTCCCTCGTTGGGTGGTCAAATACCCTGGCGATGTGGTAGGGGTATTACACTGGGAAAATGCAAGTCCTAAAAACCTTGTTTACACCCCAGCAGAAAACGCAGTGACTTACGATGTTGATACCTTGGTGCCAAACAATGACCCTGTGGTGGTTATCTTCGGTAGCATGATCCAGATTATCACTCGTGAAGAAACTTATACTATCGAATCTGATGACAACGAAGCACTCTACAAAGAAGTGTTTGCAAGAGTTGGTGCTAACGACTTCGATGGTGCTATTCAACTCATTAAGGACGCTGAGAAAGAAAGTAGTGCAGGTTATGAAGTGCTGGATGAAGAGAATCATCTTGTAATGTTTGACGGTGAACTCTTCTATTATGGTGTGCATCTGACTTCTACTATCGCCAAACGTATTGAAAAAGATGCAGCAGAAGGTACTCTGGATGACCGTTACATCAAGTTCCTGGTTCGTCTGCTCCGTAACCCGTCTGCTAAGTCTGTAGAAATGCTCTACGATTTTATGCAGGCAAACGATATTGACATTCTGCCGGATGGTCGTATAAAATGTTTCCGTGGTGTCACTCAGCTACCTGACGGCAGTTGCGTAGACTACCACTCTGGTAAAGTCCCACAATACGAAGGTTGCTTTATCTCAATGCCTCGTAACTTTGTAGAGGATAACCCAGAGGTAGCTTGCTCTCACGGTCTGCATTGTGCAAGTGCTGAATACGCCAAAGGTTACGGTGTGTTAACTGAAGTGGCTGTTGACCCGGCAGATGTGGTTAGCGTGCCGTATGATTACGACTTTGCTAAATGCCGTTGCTGCCGATTCGAAATACTCATGGCCCCTGCTAAACGCACAGAAGGTATCCCAAATGAGTATGTCGTTGACCGCAATGGTAACGTAATAGAAGAGATCTTCTTCTAAGGGGGAAGAGTGGGAGAACATACTTATGAGATCGGCACGGATGCCGCCCTCGCTGCTGTGTTATGTGGTGAAAACGTATATATCAGCGGACCTGGTGGAACTGGGAAGACCCATCTTTTACAAGATATACAGTCTTTACTTGGGGAATCTTGTATGGTTGTTGCCCCAACAGGGGTAGCTGCGCTTAACGCTGGCGGTGTTACCGCACACAGAGCTTTTGACCTGTCAGCAGGTGTGACTGTCCCAGAAGACTTCACAGAGATTCGTTCTAAAACAGCCAAACCTCTCAAGAGTAAAGCACTACGAACTCTAGTCATTGACGAAGTGTCTATGGTTCGTGCGGATAAGTTTGTGGAGATGGATAAGAAACTCCAACACCTTCGTAAATCCAGTGAACCTTTCGGAGGTTTGCAGGTGATTATGTTTGGAGATTTCTACCAGGCACAACCTGTCATCTCTACACAAGAAAGGGAGGACTACTACAAATATTGGGATACTGACCTTTGTTTCTATACCCAATCATGGAAAGATCTTAATCTAAAATGTGTTGCCCTTGTGGAGCAATTCAGGCAAGAGTCAATCCGGTTTGCCACAATGCTGAACTGCGTTCGTGAAGGTCGGAGAACAGGCGATGTGGTTAAAGAATTAAACTCTCGTTGCTACCACGGGGGGCAGGCCTCTGATGCTATCATCCTTTGCTCAACCAATAAAAGAGTGGAGGAGATAAACAGAGAGTTCTATGACCGTATTGATGGTAAGGAGAGGATGTATAAAGGGACCCTGAAAGGTAAATTCCCTCCCAATCAGTTACCTGTGGAAGATTTGATGTGCCTTAAAGTAGGCATGAAAGTTATGATTGTTGCCAACGACCTTAATCCTAACCACAAAGCTCCTTGTTATGTTAACGGTTCTCGTGGCACAATATTAAAATTCTATGATGATAAGGTTGACATTGAGCTGGATGATGGTACACTTGTGACTGTACCTAAAAAGTTATGGGAAAGCTACGAATACAAACCGTCCCTGAAAATGGATTGGAAGACTCGTAAACAGAAAAGAGTGATTGAGAGAATAACCACAGGGTCATTTGAACAGTTGCCTTTGAAGTCTGGATACGCGTACACAATTCACAAAAGCCAGGGTCTTACGCTAGATGCCTACAATCTAGATCTGGGTAAGAGAGGGGCATTCGCAGCGGGAATGACTTATGTTGCTCTTAGCCGTGCTAAGAAAATTCAAAGCATTACCCTCTTGCGTCCTGTTAGAGAAAGTGATATTATCGTAGACCCAAGGGTGATACAGTTTTACGCTGATACATTCCCTGGGTTGGATGAAAAAGTAAGAAACGACCTTGAAGCTAAAGTTAAAAAGGGGGCCGAGAATGAGTCTACTGGAGAATGTGGTTAATTATGTCGCTGATATTGATACATCTGAACCACAAGATGTAACAGTGCACGACTTCACACAACGTTATAAAAATCACGATCTGCTGCTGGTAGCAGATAATGATGATTATGAGGTTTACCACGCTTTTGTGTTCTCTGATACTGTTTTCGAAGTAGGGCAATTCCTTACTGTTGACTTCGGAGAGGATACAGGTGTGGAAGATATTGTAACTTTTATTATTGAAGATCTTGACTGCGCTGACGCAGAAGGTACTGCGTTTGAATTGATCCTCCGTGTTGTTGAGGAACTTGACATCTAAATTAGATTCTGATAAAGTTAGAAGCATGAAGGGGAGTGAATACTCCCCATAACTAAGGAGACAGTTATGGCTAACAAGTTACACAGTTTCTATCTGGACTTCACATATGAAGAGTATGTGTGCGAATGCCTGTGCAGAGTCCAGTTACCGGATTATAATGAACGGGCATCAGACGTAGACTATTATGGATTCCGTGAAATCGTAGAAATTGAAGTCTACAAAGATGGTAACAAATTACCATTCTTCGTTTTGCCTAAAGGCGTACGTAATAAAATCAACTTCGCAGCACACAAAGCCCTGAAAGAACACTTACACTCTGCGGATGTGCTTTCTTCGTTCGCTGATGAAACAGGGGGCTTCTGATGGCTGATGTGAAGATTATCGGTGTTCCGTGCATTGATAGTTGTCTGAATTCTCTGGAAGGGGATTTAAGTAAATACGTTGACGAAGGATATACTATCACGGGCCAGTGTATAACACCTCAGGGCAATATTATTTATACATTGGTTAAAAACACAGAAGAAAATAAAGTTGTTCCTGTGCCAGCACCTACGCTTGAAGAGTTTGATATCGACTTTGCTCTGGAAACGCTGGAAGCTGACTGGATCAAGAATCAAATTAAGGTAGCTAAAGTATGATTTATGAAAGTGACTATATCTGGAAGATTGGCCCTGCTTCACAAGATTTGATTGAAGTACCACGGGAAACGCTACAAAAAGCTGCTCTCAAGTTCCGTGATCTGGCAGTAATTGGTAACAGGATCTTGAAGTACCTCAAAAACAAGCGTTATGTTGAAGAGAAGTTCTTCGGGTTGATCAAAAAAGAAACGACAGTATGGGAGCATTACCTGAAAGAATCTCAGAGCTTCTATGCTGGGTTAGGGGTAGCCCAGATGGTGATGCATGACGGTTACATCAACCCGACTGAAATGCGCTGCCTACGCTACGCTATAAGTGATTACCCTGGGTTCCTGACGTATCATTTAACTGGCACAGCCTCTGAAAAAATTTATCTGACAGAGGAACATTTCGAACAACTGAATAAAATTTTAAACATAGACTTGACATTAGTCTCAACAGAGTATACAATTGGGATTCGCGTCGAGTAATTAACAGCCCTGCCCGAAAGGGCGGGGTTTTTGTGTTTGGAGGGCTAAACAGTATGAAGCAAGGTGTAGTGTGGGCTTTATTCAATGGTTCCGATATTGCTGTCAAACCCTGGGCTGATGCGGGGTATTTATGCTTCTGCTTCAATGCGGAAGGGGCAGATCACGGGAGCTATGCAGAGGTGGTAGAGGAACACCCCAACATTCAGTATATAGACTACTGGATTGACCCGTGGTTTCCACAAGAAACCTTGGGGATGTATCCTGCACCAGATTTCATCCTGTCGTTTCCACCATGTACCCACTTAGCAGTGTCTGGGGCAGCACATTTCAAGAAAAAATTACAAAAAGATCCATTGATTCAGGTCAATGCTGTAAAAGATGCACGTATTGCGGAAACACTGGGCAACATGTATAATTGTCCGTGGCATGTGGAGAATCCTGTTGGGGTTATGTCCAATATGTGGCGTAAACCAGACTACAAGTTCCATCCGTCCGAATATGGTGGCTATCTGTCAGAAGACGACCAGAATCCGTGGTTTCCAGAGTATATCTCACCAAGGGATGCTTATCCTAAGCTGACATGTGGCTGGTGTGGTAACGGTTTTGTTATCCCCGACAAGCGCCCTGTGCCACAGTTATGTGATTTAAACGGGTATTCTTTCCAGCATACTAAGTTGGGAGGCAAATCCCCACGTACTAAAATGATCAGAAGCCTGACACCTCGTGGTTGGGCATTAGCCGTGTTTGAAGCCAACGAACCCGTTGTAAGGAGCAAACTCAATGGGTAATTTCTTTAGTTCAGCTTATGCCAAGTTTGGTCAACCTAACCCACAAGCAACCAAATGGAGAAGTGGAGGGAGTGTGAGAAAAGATTACAGAGATGAAAAAGAGCAAGAGACAGTAGAAAGCGTTCAGGCTTCCACAAAGATACTGAAAGTCCCACAGCAAAATATAGGCTTAGATGCTGCTAAATACTTTGGGATCCGCTCCGCAGTATCAGAAGAGAACGGGGTGGACATTGTTGCTACATACTTTCCGTATTACGACAAGTATGGCAATCTGACGGGTTACAAGAAACGTGACTGGACTATCCCAAAAGAACAGAAAGGCCACTTCAGCGTAGTTTCTGTCGTTAAGGCCAACAGCCAGTTCTTCGGTCAAAAGATGGTTGGGGAAGGCTCAGACCATCGTAAGATCATTGTCTGCGAAGGGGAAGGCGATGTTATTGCTGCGTGGCAGACGGAATGGATGATGGTTAAAAAAATAGCTACAGACCCATCATCAAATAAAAAAGCTAAAGCGTGGGCGCAAAGTGTTCTTGATGGTATTAAGTCTGTGCAGGACGGCGGTTCGGCTAAAGGTTTTCCCACAATCAATGTGGTAGGGCTTAACTGTGGTTGCGCGAATGCCGTAGATGCTTTTGCCAACAATGAGAAGTTTATTCGTGGCTTTGATGAGATTGTCCTGGCATTCGATAACGACGCTGCAAATGATGTTGAGAAGCTAAAACATGTCACCAAAGGTGTTGAAGCCACTCATAATGTTGCAGCTTTCCTGATGGCTGACAATGTTTACCATGTGCAATATCCAAGCGAGGTCAATGACCCAGAGGGTTACAAAGATATCCGCGATTTGTTCCAGGCTAAAAAGTTTGAGCAAATTCATGATATGTTTAAAAGCCCGATCAAATATGTGCCAGATGCTGTAGCAGGTCTGAGTGATTTCTCAATTGAAGATTTACGTAAGAAATCCACCAATGGTGTTGACATTGGAGCAGAGTTCCCTAAACTCCAAAAAATGCTGAAAGGTTTACATAAAGGCACCCTGGTTATGTTAACTGGTCCTTCTGGCGGTGGTAAGACTACGGTAGCTAAGAAAATTGAGCACCAGATAGCTAAATACCTGATGGATCCTACGGTGGCTAAAGCTGATGACTACGACCCCGAAGACAGGTTGTGTATGATTCACCTGGAAGAGGATCCAGAAGAAGCCATCAACTCGTTATATGCTAACCAGTTGGGGTACGATATCAAGAATTTCATGGAGGACCCAAGCAAATATCTAACCGAGCAGGAGCACTTTGATATCCACAAAGCCTGGGTTGATGCTGACAAAATCAGGGTATTCCGGCACTTCGGTTCAATACCTGTAAACGACCTGATCACTAAGCTGAAACAAATGGTGTGCTTGTATCATTGTCGTTACATCGTACTGGATCACCTGTCAATGGTTATTTCTGGTCTGAACGTAAAAGATGAACGTAAAGAGCTGGATCTCGCAATGACACAGCTTGCAGCGTTCTGTAAGCAGTTTAATGTGTTTATCCTAGTGATTGCACACTTGCGTCGTACAGAGATTATCCCACCGAAGGATAAGGAAGGCAGAGCTTTACCGTTCTGGTATCCTGTCCGTAAAGAAAACCTTCGTGGTAGTGGGTCGATGGAACAACTTAGTTGGGTTGTCATAGGGGTAGAGGCTGAAGAGATGCCTGACAGGTCCCGTGGGCGTGTCCGTTTGGTTAGCCTGAAAAATAGGCCAGCTAAAACCTTAGGCATAGCTGATGTGTTGATTATGGACCCGGAGACTGGTAAATTCTCAGATGCCAGTGACTGGGTGTGGGATAAAGAAACAGGGTTCTTCCTGAACAAAGACGGGGATATTGTCTGGAGGCCGCAAGATATGTTCGACAACGAAGAACATGTTGTTGTGGAAACTCCAGAAGGTAAGGTTACCGCAGATGTGAAACCTCAACCGAAACCTGTTGACACAGAAGGGGAAGAAGAGGACAATGGAGGGGACGATCAAAGCGTAGTCCAACAGGAGTTCCCTGAGGATGAAGATTGTCCGTTCTGATGCTTAACTGAGAGTGGGGAGGGCAGTACAGCCAGCTCCCCCTTACATGTAAGGTATAAATAATATGGCACTTTTCTGTTATGACTTTGAGGCCTCAGGCTTGCTTGATGAGCCTGATTTGTACTATCACTGTGGCCTGTTTAAACAGCACCACAAAAACAACTTCATGTTATTCCTGCCGCTCAACGACAGGACCCATTACACAGAGGAAGATGTAGAAACAGCGAAACAGTTTGCTCTTAATAAACAAACAATTTACAAAAATTGTCAGGTGCGAGTTGCCGACTTTAAGTATCTAGAAGAGTGGTTGACAGGGCATTCAGATTGGTCACCGACAGCTCTGGCCTGCCACAACTGCTTCGACTATGACCAAATCTTGATGGAAAAATTATCCGGTATTCACTTCGACTTATTCGAAGATAAAGATTGCATGGGAACCATCAACGGTCACAGGGTTAACCTGTTTGATACTTTGCCGATGAGTCGTATATTGTGGCCTGATCGTCCGTTACCGAAGGGTTGCCCAGAAGCGGTATTCAATCCGGTAACGAAGAAAAGCCAAACTGTAGGTCCACACGGGTTGATGGCCTGGGGCTATGCACTTGGCAACCAGAAAGTTAAGATTGATGACTGGCGCAATCTCCCACTCTGGAAATACGTAGACCGTGTGTGGGAAGACGTTATCATTCAAGAGTTGCTCTGGGACGAACTGATTGCTGAGTCCAAAGGGACATTCTACGGTAAGTCTGACATGCAGAACTTTATGTATGATCCAGACAAAGAGAAACCTAACGGATTCAAACAAATCACCTGGAAGTATGCTCTGCGTCGGGGTATGCTCCAGCACTTCCTGATGGGCTTACAGGCAAGGCAGGGTGTTTATTTTGATATTGATGCGGCGATAGCTTTACGTCAGAAGTGTGACGACATGATGAAAGAGATCGCTGATCGTGTGGAACCGCTGCTGCCACTGAAAGAAATTTCAGAGGCCCAGAAGCCTAAGTTCCCACAGAAACCGTTTAATACAGATGGTAGTATCTCCTCGCACGGTTACAGTTGGTTGAAAAACAAGTTAGGGTATCCGGTTAATGAAGCAGCTTTTGACTTCAAACCTGCACCTAAACGCGCCTTCAACAAAGATGGCAGTGTGAGTGCCACAGGTATTAAATGGTGTGAAGAAAGGGGTTGCACTGATCCTGAAAAACAGGCAGACTTCTTGAGGGCAGCACGGTCAGAGGAAGCACCTAAACCTCTACCGGATGACTTAATGCAGCAGGCAATTAAGGATTTGCAGGATAAGAAAATGCCGGATTGCATGGTGCCTATGAGAATGAGTAACCAAATGGATATCAAGCGTTACCTGATCTCTGTAGGCTGGCAACCAACAATGTGGAGAACGAAAGACTTAACCCGTGACTACCACAAAAAACAGTTGCCGGATGCTGAAATTGATGCTAAAGTAAGGGAGTACATGGATGAACTGGAAACATCCGAGTATCGTACTCTGATCATCCGTGAACTGAACAGGGATGCACGATTCAAAACTTCAGAAGCGAAGTTCCTGAGTCGCAAGAACTCCCCCAGGGTTGAGCAGGAGGTGTTTGCTAAGTTCCGGCGTAAAGCCAGAGGGTTACCAACATCCCCACAACTAAAAGATAGCTTCGGGCATTTGTGTCCTAATCTGGCTAAACTGCAAGGAGAGATGGCAAAAGATATTGTATTCTGGCTGTCATTACGTAACCGTAGGTCAGTACTCGACCCAATTAAAGAAGATAAAGTCGATACCGGATTGTTGAATCATCCGAGATTGCAGATCGATCACCGCTTACCCGCAGAAAGCTCTGGTTTGACTGCTACCGGACGACAGAAGCATAAAATATGTGCCAACCAGCCTAAACCCTCACCAAAAGTTGTGTTGGGTAAAGAGATGCGTAGCCTCTGGAAACCTGCTCCTGGTAAGTATCAGTTGGGTGTGGATGGTTCCAACCTTGAGCAGCTGATAGGTGCGTGGGGGGCTTATGATTTCGACAGTGGGGCATATTACAAGATCATAAGTGAAGGAGACGCACACGCTTTGAACGCCAAAGCCTACTCTAAAGTTGTGGGCAGGGAGGTTTCTCGTGGTGATGGTAAGCCAATCACTTATGGTGTGATGTATGGCGCTCAAAAAGATAAAGTAGCGGATATGCTCGACGTTGTACCAGAGGTTGGTCAGCAAGTAATTGATGCATTCTGGGATACCAACTTCGGCCTGAAAGGTCGTAAAGAGGCACTTGAGAAATTCTGGGAGGCAACAGGTAAGAAATTTATCTATGCTTTCGATGGTCACGCCATCTGGACACGCTCTAAACACTCCTTGCTGAATGCATATCAGCAGAATGGTGGTGCTTCATTGTGTGATCTGGTAGGCTTGCTGGTTCATCGCAATCTGGTGACCTTGAAAATAGATAATAAAACTTGGTATGACCTTGGTGTCAGAAGAATAATTTATTACCATAAACATCATTGTGGCTTCATAGAGTAATCTATGTCGAATAACCTCTTTAATTGACGGGAAACCTAAACCTTATGGCATGGCAACCCGCAGCAAAGCATCCTGAAGGATGAAATGTTCAGAGACTATCGAAAGCATAGCGCCAACATGGGTTGGTGTGAAGAAGCGAGTAGAGTAGGCCAGCAAGTGCGGTCGAAATGGGAGGGTTTCTGTGGCTGATCCATAGGAACGTGAGATAGTCCGACCCACAGGAGAAATCTTGTGGCTTTGCACGTAAAGGTGCGGGGGAGCGTAACGAACTCCCTGAACATGTGGATGAATATCAGTATGAAATTCCAGATAACGGTTTGTTTAAGACAGTTTATGAGTTTGATACTCTGGAAGAATTGGAAAAATTCAAAGCAGAGGAGGAAGCAAAAGGCCGTATTTTTACTGGCAACAAATACAAAAAAGCCCGTAAAGATGAAAATGGTGAAGAAGTAGTTGACAACGACGGTAAAACCGTGTATGATCCAATCATAAACGAAAACGGCAAATGCCAGTTGATTCATTGCAAGGTTGGTGAAATGGTTGTTAAGTGCTTCCACCAAGCAGCTCGTATCATGAAAGCACCTTTCCAGATCTCAGGTGAAGGTCTTGTGGGATACAGCTGGGGCGAGTGTCATTGATAAATCAATAACTTACGTAACACAGGAGGGGATATTCCCCTCCCTAATCAGGAGAGTTAGTTATGTCAGAACGTAAAACAATTTCGGTAGTATGCGTGTTTGCAGCAGGTGAAGAAGACGGTTATCCGCACCTGGAAGGTTTGTTTAAAGAAGGCAAGGAATACACACTTGTCTACCATAAAGAGGAAGAAGTATTCCTCGTCAAAGATGATAAAGTTCCACTTGAATGGTGTGCTGAATACAACGGCGGTGGTCAGTGGATTGTCGAAGGTTTGGAACTGATTGCAGAATTCAAAGAACTCTAAAAGGGGCCACTAAAATGGAAGAATGCATCGTAGTAAAAGCTAAATTCGTAAATCCTAAGGCATTTTGGTTTACAGAAGGTGGTACTTACGTACTCCAAAAATCTCCTCATCTGCCTAGCAATTTGATGGTTATAGATGATGATGGTGAATCATGGTACACAACTGAACAGCTTGACGGTACGTGGGAAGTGGTGGGCACTTACACTCACGCTGTATTCGAGAGGGTAGGGGAATGAAAGTAAAAGGCACAGAGCACATAGAACGTGCCGTAGAAGTTGAACTGGATGCTCGTGAGGTAGGCGATCTTATCGACCACACAGCAGAAGAAGTGCTCCTGCATTCAATTCAATGCCGTGCGATGCAGCGTTTCTACAACCGAGTTGCAGGTTTTGAAGGTGCCTTCTATGTGCAGCAGCGCCAAGGGGAAGATGGTGTCTCTGTATACCAGTTGTGGGAAATCGATGCTGATTGGGACTACCATAACAATGCTGGCCTCGATGAAAAAATAAAAGACTTGACAGCAGAGGAGGTTGTAGAGTATAATTACCTCCGCGATTGGGTTAAAAATGCAATATTCCAGTTAAAAATTCCAGTTGGAGAAGCCAAATGAAAATTACTATCAAAGCAGACAAACTGAACTCTGATATCGCTTTTAAAGATTGCACAGCAGGTGCAATTTATGAAGCGGAAATGTGTGAAAATCCAATGATTCAACTCTTCGCACAGATGGGCATCGAACTGACAGAAGAAGACCTTTGCCACATCGAATTAGAAGAGCCGCAATGCCTCCGCTTCCGTGATGATAAAGGTGAGTTTGTATACTGCACTTTTGAAGAAGCGGTTATTGTAAAACCTGAACATTATTAATTATTGACAAGTGTAGCGGGGCTATGTATAATGGCCCCGTTAACAAAGAGAGATATGAAATGAAAGCAGTATTTAAGGGGTACAAAAAAGAAGAGGCTTGCGGTAAATTCACAATCGGCAAGCATTACCGCATTGAGCCGGATTATGACGTTGAAGGTATCTTCATTGCCGTAGATGACGATGGTTATCGGATCTTCTTTAAAAAGGGAGATGACTATTACGATTTCGAAATCCTCCCCAAAGACAGACCACTAAGCTCCGGTGAATTATTCGATGCTGCCTATGGCTATGAGGATAAAAAACAGTTAAAATACTACATTAATTGTACCGTGGTTGATAAAGATTACTTCTATGAGACGCTATCTTCTTGCGCAGACCTTGAGTCACGCAATGTTGACACTTCGTCGATCAAATTTGAAGTGAGATTCGAATAACCATAAAATAGCACTTTTTGCTAAAGACATACCACCAAAGATAGTTTATATTACTTCACGTGAACAAGAGGAGAGCCAAAATGAAAGCACAACGTATCAAAGCTAAAGTAAAACGTTTCTGTCTTGAAGAAGATTGCGCATTTTGTGATTGTGAACCAGGTGTCATCTATGATGCTATTATCAATCTGGATGACGAAGATGATCCTCAACTGGGCAAAGAGTGTGTCCTGATCGATGGTCATGGTGATGATGTTTACTGCACAACAACAGAACTGGAAATCGTAGAAGAAGGCGAGGTCTACGAAACTACTTACACAGAACTGTTCCGTAGCTTTTAAGGGTGCCACAAGATGAAAAAAATCTGGGATTTAGATATCTTTGAACTGACTGGGTTCGATGATTCATTTGGTGTTATTACGGTACGCGACGGTGTGGGTGTGCTTAACCTTAACGGGCAGCAATTCCTGCTCGAAGATATGGCTTTGGTGCGTTCAGACGATAACCCAAAAGCTGACCTGTTTGACCGTTTACAGCCGTTTAAATTCCGTAAAGGTTCAGAAGCCGACCTTGATTGTAAGGTTAATATGATGGTCACACAACAGGGTCCGTATCTGGTAATCTGCACAGTCAAGAAAATGTGCAGCCTGAACGATCACGATCCACGGGCTAAAAACGACGTTATCATCCTTAAAGTGGGTGATGCAATGGAAGACTTAATGAATGCCACTGGGGGTACTGATGAGGGCTGATTACGAAAACATGGATCCTGAAGACTTCCTGAAGATTTTACGTCGCGTAATGAACTCGCAAAACGAGATCACGGTGGAAGATGAATTACTTGCCTCTTACCTCGAAGAGGCAGGGGATGAGCTTCCAATCTATGCTGGTCCGGGCGGCATGTATGCTATGTGGCGCAAGATAGACATTCTTGAAACAGGTAAGGATATGATTGTCTGGCACCTGGTTAACAATGTCGGGGTCCCTGCATTTGATAAAGCAATTGCAGAATTCTACCAGCTTGATGAAGGTTACCCAGTATGAAAAACTTAGCAGACCATTTATTCAACGAAGGTGACAAAATCGTATTCGATGTGTTGGGTCCTGGTGCTGAAGCATGTAACAACCTGACAGTGAATAAAGAGTACGAAGTTGTAACTCCAACTTATAAACACACTCAGCTGTTTGGTATTGATGCCGAAATCTTACTGCCAGGTATGTTTGAAATTAAAGATGATGCAGGCGATCTTATCGTAGGTGTTCTGGGTGACGGCCTGTGGGGTTATGCTCGCCCAGTATGATACTGTACAAATAATCAGTATTGTTATTCCTGTGGGGAAGTGCTATAATGGTACTTCCCTTTAATACGTTGTTCAACTAATCGGAGATTTCCTATAATGGAACAAATGAACGATCAAGAAACGGTGGCAATGAACGTGCCAAACGAAGAACAACCTCAAGAAGCTGTATTCTTAGGGTTATCACGAGATCAGGTGGCCTTGCTGGCTGTTCTCTCTTCCTTCTTTTCCAACCTTACCGAAGTAATTAAGCAGCCAGATGCTGATCAATTATTTCAGGCACTGGTGGAAGAAGAAAATTACAGACGCTTGGATTATGCTCTAGGGTGGGTAGCTCGTAACCGTGACGATATCCTCGCTCTGGTGGGCACAGCAAACTTCGCTTTAGGCCTGCTGGCTAAAGTGCAGGACACGCTTATCAAGGTTGGCTTCCAAGCTGGTGATCAGCAACAAGAAGCTACGGAGCAACCACAACAAACCGAAGGAGACAAACAATGAGCGTTGTACAAGAATTCAAAAACCCGATGAATCCCCGTGAAACTGTACTTATGGCTCACGGTATTATTAAACGGGTGAGTATTAAACCTATCAAAGGGGCTGATCCTGAAACAGGTATTAAAACCACTGTGTGGCAAGGTAAGAAAATAGAATCCTCCCACACGATCTCTCTTTTGGTCGCTGAAGTGGATGAGAACGACAAACTGCTTCAGGGCGGCGAAGAGATGTGGGTTAGCATGGGTGATAAACTTCTGAAACCAGGCCATCAAGATTCCGTTAGTATTAAGATTAATGATAAATGGGAAACTGTAGTGCCTGGCTGGATTGTTAACATCCCGCTTAAATCCAACGAGTACAACGGTAAAACCTATTACAAAGGATCTCTGGCTAAAATTGTTGTGTTAGGGGCTGGTGAAGTACCTGCAAGTGCTCCTAAAGCGCAGCAGAAAGGCCAACAACAGCCTAAACAGGGTCAGGGTAAGCAACCACAAGGCAACCAGCAAAAACCTTCTCAGAAAGGGGCTAATGACGTTTTACGCATCTACGGTACTATCACCGCTATTGATGGTAAATCCGTAACCGTTGATGATCAGAAGATCGGTGTTGGTGTGATGGTTGTCAACAACCCTAATCAGTTGAAAGAGCTGGTTGTAGGTGGTCGTGTTGCAGCCGTATGTGATTTAGCAGGGAATGTCTTGAGTGGTTTTAAAGCATACCCACCACTGGAAAACAAAACGCCTCGTAAATCAACCTATGACCCTATTGGTGTAAGCACTGGTCATGCACTTAATGCAATGCAAATCCTTCTGGATCGTGGATTAAATCCGGGAAGTACCAAAGATTTAGATATCGCAATGCAACTCCACACCTTGACAATTGAACTCAAAATGGAGTATGCTAAGGCCACAGGCAATGAGGAGGATGCCGTTGGGGCAACTGTAGGTAATGCTATTCTTAACGCATGTCGCCGTGTTAACATCAACAACCTGCAAAATCTTGATTGCCTGTTCAAAGATATCAAAGCTGAAGCCAATAACGTTCTGGTAAATCTGGCTGAACCTTTGTATCAATGGATTAAGCACGGCTGTACAACTGCTGTTTCTCAACAGGAAGCCAAACCGCAACCTGAACCGGAACAGAAGCCAGAACCACAACCGGAGCCTCAGCAGAATACTGTAGATGCTCCACCTGTGGAAGAGGATGAACCTAATCCGGCAGAGTGGGATTTTGAGGACGTGCCCTTCTAATAATGTTATCGATTTATAGAGGATTTTAGCCATGTTCAATGAAGAAAACTGGGATGTGTAACGGCAAGGCCACCTTCGGGTGGCCTTTTTTTATTGACAAGAGAAAAGTTTTAGGCTATAATGCGACCACTAAGAGAAAGATAAAGGTGACCACTATGGTTAAACAAGACATTATCAAAGCCCGTGAAGAATTAGCAATTAAAGAGGCTCGCTTTAAAGGTGCCGTTTTTGAACGAACATACAAAACTATTCGTGAAGCTCTGGACCTCATGATCAATTATCGGCAGGAAGAGTTGATGAAAAATAGTTTCAACGTTAAAATGTCTGAGCATACAATCCACAGGTTAGAGAGTTTAGGTATCACTGTTTGTGATTATCCTTTTAAGATCCTGTTTCGTTTGGAGCGTTTGTGAGAAAGTATATGAAAAAATTCGTTGGCAAAGTAGTGGCTGTAGATGTGGACCTCACTTTTGTTGATTCCGGTCGTGCATGGCTGGACTGGTGTCAGAAAAAGACTGGTCTGCCTATTAACGTCTTTCTGCCACCACAGAATCCGCAGATGCGTTTCTACTATGATCTGACCAAATACTTCCCGACTTGTTTTAAAAACGATCTAAGGCTTTTCTGGAAGTTAGGTGGTATCTACGATAACCTTGAGCCAGTACCTGGTGCTGTAGACACTATCAAGTGGTTGCACGATGAGGGGGCTATCATTTGGTTTTTAACTGGATCTTTGAGCCACGAACAACACGTCAATAAATTCGATTTCCTCAACAAATGGTGTCCTTTCCTGGAGCTAAGATGGGGAGGCCAGGGCAACAGGTACGAAAACGAACTGATCCGTGTAAACGACATGCACGAGAAAGTCAATTTTGCGTGGGACGTGCTCATAGATGATCGCATAGATGCATTTCCTCCTCGGGAAGATTCTCACACTGGAAGCACGATTCTGATGGATACTCCTTACGATCAGAGTTGCACAGACTGGACGCGTGTTGACGCTGTTGTTAATGGTTGGGGCGATAAAATGAAAGATCACCTCGAATGGGTTTTGTAACTGAAAAACTATGTAGTGTAATATAGCTACAAACAAAAAGGAGACTTATCTGTGGCAACAGAATTAGTATTTAGCCCTAAACGCCGGGTTAAAAAAGCAATCGGCACGTTTCCTGAAGGGACTGTTGTGAGCCTAATCTCACAGGAGGAGGTATTTGTGCTACTAATCGTGCAGGCTTGTGAATATGTCGTGTGTGCCTACGATCTAAACAACAAAGTGCTCAAGGACTTCCCTGGGAAGCTGGAAGCAACAGAATTGGACGTTCGTATCGAAGTGTTTGGCGATACTTTGGAAGAAGATTAAAAAGGGCCGACCACATGTGCAAATGCAAGTCTTACAATCGTAAAGTAAAAGGTGCTAAACACCCAAATGTTATTCTTGAAGTCCCTAAACGTCTTCGGACAAAACGAGCAGATGGGACTGAACAGCGTACTATCGCCGTTGATAAATGCATGGCTAAACGCCTGGTCAGCTTGTGGGCAGCAGGTTTGCAGACTATGAATTGCTGCTGTGGTCACAACAAGTTTATGCCTACGATAATTATCCCGGAAGATGCTTGTCTGGAGGATTATTTCAAGATTCTTGATCGTTATGAGCAAACTTGTGTTGCACAGTGGCGTAAATTCAAAGGTGAATTTAGTCTGTTCTACTACATTAAGGTAGGTTCAGCTATACTTTGTATCAGCGAGCCTCCAAAAGTTCATGGCCCAGATTTTTACATAGCCACCAAAGTGTTCAATCAATGAGCTAAGGTATTGAGTTTATGAAAAGAAAACTAATTAAGCGCAATAAGGCATTTTTAAGCAAGTGTATTAAGAACGACGCTAAGGGTTGGCCTTTATACCTCTTCTTCTATGACAAGTATTCTAAAATGTCGATTATGGAAAGGCGGCACTACAAGAAGCTCAGAAAAGAATCATATACGAAACAAGGCCGCATTAACGGACTTTACCTGATGTGGCACGGTAAAGAACCGTCCAGAATCTGTGTTGGGTTGAAGGGGAAAAAATAATATTTTAACCGCTTGACAACACCAACAAAAACGAGTACATTAAAGGCTAACAGAAATTGTTAGCCTTTTTTATTTTCGGGGATACTATCATGGCTCTTTGTATAAAACACGAATTTGGCGGCCTTGTTGATAGAGAACTCTTCGGTATCGACTGGTGTGTAGAAAAGTTCACTGGTTATCAAGACAGAGAAGAGGCTTATGCTACACTGACTGTGCAAATCTACACTACAAGAATTACTATCCACCAAGGTGACGGGAATGTGACTCTTGACGAGATGTATGCCAAATACGATCTTATCCGTGACATGATCGAGCGCTGGATGTTTGCTCTGGATAACAACATTAAATGCAGTGATCGTATCTGGTTAGACAACTCTCACGCCAAAGGCCATATGCACGGAAATTGCACTTTTGAGGTCTGCACTGATGGCGACAGCAGTGATGATACTTTTACTTTGGCTGATTGTCAGAAACGGCTGTATTTTTCTCCTTACCAGCTAAATCAAATAAAATTGCTGCACAAAGAACTTTGCAATCTTCTTAAAGCGATCAAGTATTGCAAAACGCATGATGTTTATGGGGGTGCATTATGATTTTCGGCAGTGACGGTGGCAAATGGTACGGTGATGACTACTACGGGGTCAGCTACCACATAGAACTGAACAAAAACTGCCTTGCGTATTTGAACTATGCATTAAAAAGGCAGAGCGTGTTGTTCGCTTACACAACGACCATTTTGAAGACTTTCTGATGAAGGTTGACACACTACAAGACTGCTTATGCGAGTTTCTGAGAGCAGTTGACAACGGTGAGAAGAGTTGTGGTAAAGTTGACCTGGATTGGAGCGATGAGTCATTCAAAATGCTTGCTCGTTGCTACTGGCATGTGGGGATGAGAGAGGCTTGTTACCCAGAATTTTGTATCTCTGATTGCTACCGCATCAATCATTTCACTTCTATCAAGTTTTTGAAAGACCTTGAAAACGAATTGAAAATTGTGTTAGACTACCTGTACAAACACGTAGAAGAGTACAGAGATCGCTAAAAGAGGGGCACTATGATTATCGGTACTGTAAGGGGAGATTTAATCTCTATCTTTAAGAGCGGGGCTGGTCACCTGATCCACGGTTGCAACTGCTTCCACACAATGGGGGCAGGTATAGCAAGACAAATCGTCAGGGAGTTTCCTCAAGCGTTGGAAACTGACAAAATGACTGCTTATGGTGATCCAGACAAGCTGGGCACGCTCTCTTGTTGGGAGCATTTTGCCAAAAACAGGATTGTATACGGAATTAATATGTATACTCAATTCCGACCAGGACCTAATGCTGATTACTCTTCAATTATGAAGGGTTTTGAGCAAGTCAATGAGGTATTCGAAGGTATGTCGTTACCGTTCTACATCCCTAAGATTGGATGCGGTATAGGAGGTCTTATGTGGGGGCATGTAGAGAATATCATCAACCTCACGACTCCTGATATAAGAGTGATCGTAGTGGAATACTGCAAAAAGGTTGACACCGGAAAACTACGGTGTATAATGTAGGCACATAAACTAACAGAGAGCGATGTGTTATGGTAATTTTTAATCGTGACGGTGTCATAGTCAGACAGCACCCGTTCCTTGAATACTATCAGGTTGAGCAATGGTGCTATGGGGATTGCAGCCACACTTATGGCCAAAGTTGGGATTATCGTGTAGTTTTTGAATCAAGAAATCTTGATGAAGTAAAACAAAAAGTTTTAGAACTCCTTGGTAGCAAGTGAGTATTGCACGAGATGCAGATCTGTCTCCACCACACCAATTAAAAATGATTGACAACAGGGGTGGAATCTGGTACAGTGCACCCATACGAGAGAGAAGGAGTATACACTATGATGTATCGTGTTAAGGTAGCAGCAGATGTTCGCGGTCCGTGGGCTGAATGGGCAGGCTGGTATTTGCTTGCTCCAATGGAAGGTTGCACTGACAACAAGTATAATGCTTGCCTCTACAACGAAGAGGAACTTGAAGAGGAACTTTATATTGCAGATGGCATAGAGCACGGCCTGTTCGAAGTAGAGCCAGCTTTTGATTCTATGCCTGGTTATTATTCTTATTGAGGAGACGAAGAATGAGTATTCAAGAACATGCTGCACATATGTGCCACCTGATCACTACTAACTATCCACAACAAATGGCATCAGATTTGCGTCTTATTGAAATCCATTCTCGCTTTGCACAGATTGTGGAAGAGCCTGTCTACTATTCTGGCGTATACGGTGAACGTGCATTTGATGCCGCTTGTAACGATTTTGTAGACTGGGAAGATGCACTTTGCTACCAGGGATAGAATGGTCTAGGAGGTTCTCCGATGGAAATTTTAGGTGTAGCGGTAACACTCTGTGTTTTTGTGGTATTTTGTATTAGCTTTATGCCACTATCAACAGCTAACAAGGCGTTCTTCATCGCGCTGATTCTGTTATTTATTATCGGCGGCACTATGTATGAAGCTGGAATTATCTTTCATTAAAAGGCTAATCATGAAGAAGAAAGATGTGAAGGAAGAATTGGAGGCTATTGACGGTGCTTGTACCGTCTTAGGGATTATCTTAGCGATATCCGCTCTTATGTTGTTGTTTCTTGTTTTCTCCGGTTTAGACTGAGAGAAAGGTGATTTGTGTAGTTTCATAAAATATGTAGGACGCGAGGTGCCTGAAAAATGATTTACCCAGTACCTAAACTAATCCCTATGCATGACAACGATTCTCGCTTTCAGGTGATGATTGCAGGTATCCTTGTCACAGGCAAGATTGATAGCTACGTGTTCAACGGTGAACGTTTCAAAGAATACTCAATTGAGTGGGACGGTTATGACTATAACGTCTACTTTGATGAAAACGGAGAGATGTGTTTCGAAGAAGTGGAAATGTTGTTAGGTGTTGCAGGTATCATCAAACCTAAAGATGTAGAATTTGCTGAAGGGGAATGCGATGACTGCGGTGACTATTGCGTCTGCGATATCCACTTGCCTTCAGGGGAAACTATCTATTTTGAAACACATTTCGGTAATACGAACTTCCCTAACGATTGGGAAGAATTCTTCGAGATTGTGGAAAGAGAAAGAGAAGTGTTAAGAAGCCGTCGCTAACTTAGTGCAGTAATTTTCATTTATTGCTATTGACAACTGTGGGGGAGAGTGTTATACTCTCCCCATCTTAAGAAGAAGGAGAGAGTTATGGCAACAGTAAACCTTATGGCTATCAAATGCCACCACACACTATATGGGCGTGTCTTCGAAACTGTGCTTGGTAACCTGTATATTCAAAACGGGTCTTGCTACAGCCAACTTAGCCTACCTCACATCGAAGCCCACAGTATAGCAGAGCCAGAGTCAGGTTGCTGGTTTATCCCTGTACAATGCAATCTGTGAGGTGCCTCATGGCTACTGCAACATGCGTATCAACACAGCACGATAAGTGGGAACTTTTCGAAGAGTATGAAGTCATTGGTGAGCCAAATGAATTCACTATATTGGTAAGAGCTGGTGATGGTGAAACATGGTGGTTCCACAAAAGCTGTGATTATCCAGACTACCACTTTGCCCGTACTTCAACTGGCAAATACATCTACTTATTGGTGAACGAGGACTGATATGAAAAACCGTACACATCCGCTCTACCTTCGCGAACGTAACAGTATTGCTATGGTACTATGTGATATCTTCGGTGTTTCAGATCCGTATGATACTCACAATATGTGGGAAACAGCACGACTTCTGTTCCCAACACCAGTGATTGTAGCTATCTCAAAGAACGGGCTGGTAAAAAGGGCATGGGATAAGTTTGGACAGTCTTATGTCTGGGCTGACCAGTTAGGTTGCTGGTTCGAAGAAAGAAACCCTGTTAGCCTGAACAATGAACGTATGCGTGGCATCGATATCATTACAGGCAAGAACATTCGCCTGAAAGGTGAGATTGTTTTCTGGCTTCCACAATAACAGGAGAGATCAATGAAGAATCAAACAGTAACAATGCAATGGATAGATGTTGATGGCGTGGAGAACATGCCAATTGGTGTGTATTTTGTCTGTATGCGAGACAGTAATGGTCTGCAAGAATATGGTGTATGTGAAGTTGTTATTGGTGGTCAGGGCAAATATGCACATAAAGTTGGTGTGATCAATGGTCAATTCTATTTTGAATTCCCACCAATCGTAGCATACATGGTTATCCCAGATTATGTGCCGATTCAGGATGGAAAACGCCGTTGCCCACACTGTGGGAGTACTGATATCGGCATGGCGCGGGACGATTTATTCTGCTTCTGCTGCCGCCGTTTCCTGGTGGAATAAGGAGTGTACTATGTTCGAGCTTAAATCTTGCACAATCGTAGCACCAGGGGATCGTATCCGTATCCCAGGCCGTCACGAAATCCTACAGGTTAAAAGCATCGAGTCTGTAGGTAACCGTGTTCTTCTGTTCACATTTGAAAACGACTACCAACTGTACATGAAAATGAAGAGTAAAGTGTACATTGACAGGGGTGCTAAAGAATGAATGAAGTATGGGAAATCTGTGTAGACGTAGCAGGAATCGCGCTTATAGGCGCTCTGGCTATTGCTCTGGCACTGGTAGGATATAAGATGGCACTTCTGCCTTTCCTGGAAGCATTCAGTTTGTGTCATTGCTGGCGTAAAGCATATGGCCCACAACCTGTAAGAGATTGGTTTACTCTGTACAAAATTGCACTATCTTACACATTTGATCATTCGCGCTTAAGCTGCATCGAAAGTTATCATGCTGATGGTTGGTGGTGGGTGGGATTATTCAGATGGGAGGTGACAGAAGTAACTCCAAAACGGATGATTAAGAGAAAAGAGGTGGATTGATGGGAATACCTGTTAAGGATAGAAAAATGTGTGGTCGTGGGGTAAATGATTTAAAAGACAAAATCCCCATGTACCAGTCTATTAATGGTAAAAACGTACCAGAACCTCATTATGCTACATGGAAAGCATTATTCCAGAGGTGCTACGGCGATAACTCAAAGTACCACACAGATTGTGAAGTTGCGGAAGATTGGTGGTTGCTCTCAGAATTCTGGAGATGGATGGATACACAAGAGTGGGAAAGAGACGATAGAAAGTTCACTCTTGACAAAGACCTGAAAATCCCTGGAAACAGAATATACTCACCAGAAACGTGTATGTTTGTTCCACAACAAATAAACACTTTGTTTGCCATAAGAGAGGCAGCAAGAGGGGATCTACCTTTAGGTGTGACACTTAGAAAAGATACAAACAAGTACCTCGTGCATTGTCATCAAGATGGAAAAATTGTTCACGGTGGCTATTTTAATGATCCACAGGTAGCTCACAAGGTGTGGCAAGGAATGAAACTTGAGGAGATGAAACTTCAAGCTATTAAAAACAAAGATGAGATTTGGCTGTTCGCTATTGAACGTGCAATAGCTATTCTCGAGGATGATTTGAAAAATGATAAGGAGACTGTAACATTGGTGAAATTTATTTAAGATATTTGTGGTAGCATTTATTTTAAAATTATAAAAACTTTAGGTAATGAGGGAGAATCTATAATGGATTTTCCCTTATTTATCAGATATTTGCAGATATTTGAAAATCATTAGAAACTTAGGCGATTTGGAGCGTACTAAAATGGATTTTTTAAAAGCATAAGCAATCCTTTAGCAAATTAGTCAAATAGATTTTAGCCTATTGCTATTATGTATGCATGTATTTGCATATGCATTACACATACCCCCACGCATCTTCTCTGACATTTCCACACGGTTCTCGACTGACCTGCCAATCTCCTCCACAACTTCCCCCAGCAATTTTCTTAAGTACTCGATCTGTTTTTCAAAATCGAAATCGGATTCTGAAAATCTCGACAGCTTTTCTCCTCGGTTCTCGATAGGTTTTTTATTTTCGATTTCGGATTCTGGATCTCGGTCGAGTTCTCGCTGGGCCTGCGCCTGAGGAACGAAAGCGCTTTTTTATTTTTGAAAGTGGATTTTGAATTTCTATATAGAAAAAATTTACCCCCTACCATTTTCGGTAGATAGTCACGGTACGTAATTAGCCTGCTAACTAAATTTTAGATAGTTTCATGAGTGATTATCACCGTTACTATAAATTTCCGTAACTATTAATCACCGTGCGTTACTATTTTAGTTGCGCTGTGTAACTATAAATCACGGTCCGTTATTATTTCTATAGATAACTATTAATACCTGTGCGTTATTATTTTTTAATTTGCTTAGGTTACTATCAATCACCGTAAGTAACTATTTTTTAAATGATAATCATTCTCAAAATATATTGCGTGCACCCCCGGTGATTGTCTCCCGGCCCCTACCGCCCCGGCTTGAGTATATAATACCAAATCAGGGGGCCATGTCAACATATTTTTCAAGAATTTTTTAGTTACAACATTCTTTCGCCACCTGGCGGGGCCATCATGACCGTGATCCGGTCCGGCGCTTGCGCCCTGGTCCATTCACTCACACATTAGTTACAACATTTAAACGACCGATCCCCGATAGTCTGCAACCTGGCGGGGCCGCCTGACCCGGTGGACCGCCGCGCCCTGGTCGGTCCGGCTTGCAATCCGGCTATGGGTGTGCTATATATTTTGTTGGTAAGTAATTATCAGAGGGGTGGAACATGTTGGACCTAACTACACACAGCAAAAATAGCGCGACGGGGATCCGCTACGTCACTGTACAACATACTCCAGGCGTTGCCCCTTATCTGGTCCAGGTATACCGCGCCACACTTGAAAAGATCGCAGGGCGTCCACTCCCTGGGGAGTACTTCAACAATAGAGGCACTCACCTGAAAAGTGGTTTTAATGATATCCGGTCGGCTTACTTGTACCTTGTGGACTTCCTGGGCCGTCTTGGGATCGAGGCTTACGCATCGGGCATCATTGGCGACCTGGACCGGGTGGAACGAGATAATTTTAGAGAGGTTGGAGCGCCGGAAGTGGTGACGGTCACGGCCCGTCAACGTTCGACAAAACAGCAGGCCGTTTTCCGTGCTAACGTCATGTTAAATTGCGGCGGTCGTTGTGTGGTGACTGGTAGCGAGGAAGGGATCGAGGCCGCACACATCCAGGACCTTAAAGCGGGTGGAGATTATGCCACAGCGAACGGGATCATGCTGGAGCGTGGTCTACATTATCTTTTTGATCGTGGTTTTATGGCAATAGATCCGGTCACGCTAACAGTACATTTCGCGCCAGGTTGTAACCATTACGCCGCTAAATTATTCGAGGGTGTAAGACTTGCGGACACACTCCAACCGCTGGACCGCCGCGCCCTGGCGTTCAAGTGGTCACTATTTAAAGTGTGATCTATATCAACCTTTTACCATATAGTTATTGATCCGGTTATGGCCCAGTGTATTCTATAGGTGAAGGGAAACAGAGGGGAAACGGAAAGCAAAACACCAAGCCGCAAGGCAGGAGGAAAATAAAATGAAAGGCATGGTTAACAACAACGTCAAAGAAAGAGAAATTATCGTTAATGGTCGTGAAGTTGATGAGAAACGTCGTAAAGCCATGCGTGATGCGCTTGTTAACTGGTTGGATTATGAAAAAATGATGGTAATGGCAGCGGGTGCCGCCGCTGGTGAATTTAACCACAAATAACCACAGGATGAAACAGTTATGTTCACTTATAACCTTCCAGTTTGCCGCCGTACAGTTGCCGACCAGGTTACAGCTATGGCAGACGTAACCATCAACAACGGGCAAGGCCTTTACAAGTTTAAACGGGGGAATAGCTATACAATCCAATTTCTTAATCGTTGTGCTTTAACGCCTGGGCAGATCAACCATTGGTTTAAAGCTAAAAAATTTTAAAAAATTAGTTGACACCAGAAAGAAATGCAGTATTATTAACAGTGAAAGCAGTACACAAGATTAACAAAACATAAGGAGTAAATATTATGAACACTAACTTTGATTTTACTGGTCTGGAAGAAGTCCGCGATCTTCGTAACTGCCGCCGCGAAAACGGTTTTTACAAGTCTTTAGATCTGGTAGCACTGGACCACAAAATGGACCTGGAAGAAGTAGCAACAATTCGTTTCTACCGTGCGCCGCGTGGCAATACTGTTTATTGCGTGGTGTGGATACACGAAGCAGGGCATGAATTTTATGCTACTGCTGGCGGCAAAGCTGGCGGTTATGGATACGATAAAGAAGAGGCCGCATTACGGGAAGCTGTTGAGGCGATGGGTGTAAAAGCTGGCGATTATGTTTACCCTGAAAAATTTTTAATCGGTCTTGCTCGCTACTTCGGATATGAAAAAGCTAAAGTGATTGAAGCACACGCATAAGCTGCCTTTTAGATGGCCCTGGCGGGGCCATCGATAAAGGTAACTTGGTGTAACAATAACGAGAGGTGACTACCATGCGCGACGTTTACAAAGATGAAGAGATCGGCCTTGCTAACCATTTCGAACAAGAAGCTAAAGCAAATGGCCCGACACAAAGGGAGAAAGATTTAGCCCGTGCCCTGGATGATATGGCAAATAAGGCATACGGGTATCAGAAGGAAGCTAAAGATCTTCGTTATCGTGAGGCTGAGGCCCAGCGCAAGGCCGCTACAGCGTATAAACAAGGATTCGATCAAGCGACTTTAAACAATGTTGCAACTATTCGCCATATGAATTATGAAATTACTGGATTAAAAGGAGAAGTGACGAAAAAAGAAAAAGAAAATAAAGCGTTGAAGGAAGAAAATGAGCAATTAATCCAGGTTGTTGACAGGGTGCCTGAATTGTTACAGCGAATGAATGAAGCAACAAATAAAATACTTAGTTTAAGAGAAGAAAGAGATCACCTAGTTGAAAAAACTGATCTATTGAATAACGCCCTTATAAAAGAAAGAAAAGATAAAAAAGAAACAGAGGAATTATTAAACATCGTATTAAACGAAAAAGAAGAAATGAAAAATAAATTAAATGACTATGAGCGCCGTTTTAGACTGATTGCAGGGTGTGCGGATCTTGATCGCAAACTGCCAGGGCAACAAAAATAAATAGTCTATTTTTCAAGCCCCCTATTGACACGGGGGGCTTTATAAAGTATGATTAGTTAGAAAGGTTAGAAACAGGAGGGTAAAATCATGAAACACTTGCCACGCTGGATCCGCTTCGTTAATGAGCTTGCGGCAGATGAAAAAATCCAGGCCATGCATAAAGATAACCGTGAACGCCGTGCGGCTTTACGGGATTATCGCCGCATGTTGGTAGAGATGGCTAATAAAAACGGTGTTCTTAAACCGTTCCGCAAAGTGATCCACCCGGTTGCTATGGAAGCGCCTAAGGTGGCAAATGTTCCAGAAGTCTATAAAATTGATGATCGCGCCACTAAAAAAGAAGCTATGAGGGAAGCTATAAACCGTAAATTTAACGGTAGTGCTTTAATGGCGGATCTGACTTACACAATGACTACTCTATGTAAGGCCGCAACTGGGGAAGATGTAAAAATTAACGAAGAGTTTAACGATCTCCTTAAAGAATTGCGGGAAGAAGAAGCCCAACAAATGAGAGAGGAAGAAGAAAGAGCGCATAAAGAATATGAGAGAGTAATGCGGGAAGCTGACGAATTGTTACAGGTGTGCGACACTGTAAAAGATATCGATAAAGATTTATCGCCTAAAGCTATGAATCAGCGGATCAACAGCTGCAAAAATAAAAAAGATCTTGATGATTTACTGGATACTTTCGACGCTTTAGGTTGTGACTATGATTTCCTAGATGACAAGATTAATAAAAAATACCGTGAATTTTCGGGTTATCGTGTCAACCGGATTTAACATATTGGAATAGCTGCCCCTGGGGATCCGATCCGTGCACGGTCCAGGGTATGCCGGATAAACGCCACCATTACGCCGCTACGCCTGTTTTGAAGGTGTGGCGGTGTAGTTGCACCTCTTTGTAAAATACCCCGCCATAGTGCTTATTTGATGCCTTATTTTTGATGCGCTCAAATAGTAACCAATCCATCGCCCCCCACCATGATTTTTTCTTGCAATCCTCCATTGCATGACTACAATGACAATTGAAGGCAGTTTGAACACAAAGGGGTAAATCATGAAGCTGGTCAATTTTTCTTCTGTGGACGGCGTGATCCGTAGCTGGTACTATAGCAACGGAAAGGCCGTTTGGTGGCGGGATGAGAACGGGAAAGTTAAAGCCCGTTTTATTAAAGGATACTTCTTAGGCCGTCCAGTGATCCGGCTGAATCATTGTAATATGGTGTTTTGTGCAAGCCGTGCCGTTGACCACGTAGAGAAAATTTTAAACGTTCATTATTTCAATATGCTGGGCGTGATTGATTTTAAAGCTGGCGATCCGGTCCTGTATGACGATTGGAAAAAATAAAGAAAAAAATAGTTGACACGACCGTTTGAAAGTGTAGTATATAAACCGAAGGGGAAAGAAATTTCCCCCGAGATTAAAAACAAAGAGGAGTAAAGATCATGAAAGGCAACAAAAAAGGTTATAACGGTTGGAAAAACTTTAATCAGTGGAACGTTGCACTGTGGATCAACAACGACGAAAGTTTATACTTTTTTGCCCTGGGCCTGATTAATGAGTGTGGCAATAAAGACGCGGCGGCTGATTTGATGGTTTACCGCTTGAAAGAAGAGGGGATCACTCATACGCCTGATGGGGTGCCTTACAATAAAACTAATATCCGCGCCGCTATGGTTGGAATGCCTCACTAATAGCCGCCTTACCCTGGGGCCGTGGCAGCGGCCCCATGAATAAGGTTACTACCCGCACAATAACAGGAGGTAACATTATGAGCATTATCGCGGCGATCATCGTGGGCTATGCTCTCTTTTTGCTGGGCTTGCACCTAGCGGCAGTGATTAAAGGCCTGATAGATTTTTTTAAAAATGATGAAAAATAAAGTTGACAGGTAAGATAAAATAAGTATACTTAAACATGAAAGCAGTACATAAGGTTAACAAATATAAGGAGTAAAAATCATGAAAACTACTTTCCATAATGCAAGTGGTTTAACTGCATTCGCTTTGGCTTGTGGATATGTTCAGATGGTACACGGGCCGGATCGCGAAATGGTGGATCTCTACTGTGAGCACGGTTGCTACCATGTACGCGCTTTCAGTGCTGACGGGGAGCGCCTGGAGTGGATCAGTGAGTTATCTCTAGCAGATGCACGCCATCATTGGAAAAAACTGGTAAAACTTGTTTTCGGTGCACGTATTGAACAGGTAAAACGTTGCAAACGTTATGAGGTGCGCCACGTCCTGGATGGCAGGGGTGAAGCAGTTTACCAGGTTATCTATCGCTATGATGGAGAGTCGCGCCATGTAGGGTACTGTGACAACAAGGAAGCGGCCTGGATGATTGCACATCGCGACTATGTAAGCCTGTAAATTGTTTTTCGATGGCTTGGATATCGACACCGGGCCATCTGTAAAGTAACCTAAAGATCCACACAACAAAGGGGAAACAATCATGAAAAATTATACTTGCTATCTTATTCGCCGCGATGTTATGATTATGGCACTGGTTTACCTGGTTGTGTTAGCTTTCCGTGTAATGATTTGAAAAATAAATTAAAAAATCAGTTGACACGGTGGCAAAAATAAGTAAACTTAAAACTGAAAGAAGTAATTAATAAACCACAAAGAGGAAAACACCATGAAACGCATCAATAAGGCTATGGCTGAAAAAATTCGTGATTATGTGATTGATAGCCTTAACTTTGAAGATATGGAACACGACAACGACGCTGAGGAACTGAAAGCACGCTTTGAAGCTGAGCATTTCGACGGCTATTATATTCGTCGCTTCAATGGTAACCGTGTAAAAGCAATGGCCGACTGGTTGGCTGGTCTTCCGAGCGGTGTAGACATTGACTTCTGCAATGATGACATTTTAAACCGTTTGCGTGAGTTCGGAATCATTGACGAAAAAACTAAAGAAGACACTAAAGATCGTTACATTAACGAATGGTTTGAACTGATGGCGCGGTTTTATGTGGAACTAGCATACAAATAAAATAGCTTGCTTTTAGATGGTCGGGTGTTGACACCAGGCCATCAATAAAGTAAACTAACACACAGTAAGAAGTAACAACAGAGGAGAAAACATTATGAACGCTAACATAGAAATGATTGCACGTCGTGCCGCCCTGGTTGCAGCTATCGGACAAATTAACAATAAAATCGAAAACTTTGAAATTGATCCAGATGACTACGAAAACGATTATAAGGATTTGCTCGATGAAGGCGGTGCGGTAATGGTAGGCGGTTGTGAATTTTTTCCGTCTAGAATACTTCGGGAACTGGATCCGATTGCTTATCGCTGCGGCCTGAATGACTATATAGACAACATTGATCCAAGTGATGACGCAAACTATTGTGATTTGTGTGATGAACTTGCGGACCTTGAGGCAGAACTAGAGGAAGTAGAGGAAGCATTACGTAATAACTGAGTTGCCTTTTAGATGGCCCTGGCGGGGCCATCCATAAAGATAATTTGCTATAACCGCAATAAAAAAGGAGTACGCTTTATGGCTAAATTGATTAATTTTGAAGCGGTAGATCTGGTAAAGGCTGACTGGTACTATAGCAACGGAAAGGCCATTTGGTGGCGTGATGGGGGTGCTGAGGGTAAAGTAAAAGCACGTATGATTAAAGGTTACCATCTGGGCCGCCCGGTTATTCGTATCAATGGGAAACTGGTTGCATTCATGCATATTAAAGCGGTTGATGACATTGAAAAAATTTTGAACGTGTACTATTTCAAAATGTTAGGATAAGACAACAGGCGGGGCCGGACTCACGGCCCCTTTATCGGACCGCCAACCAAGAGGGGCGACGCTATGACCAGCTAACAACGAAGAGGGAAATCTATGGATCTCATGACGTGCATACTTGCAGCGATTGCAATCGGTGTAGTATGGAACAAAATAAGAAATCAAAGTTATTACGCTAAATGCCAGGCCTTTCGGGTGAATCCGTGGGATATTGATCCGGGTGCTGACTATGTTATCAAGTACCAGGACCGACACGGGAAACAATATGTAACGCCGTCGCCGATCCCGGCTTACTACTTGTTAGAATACACAGACAAGATAAAAAGGGCAGGTTATTTGGTGATCGACCTGTGGGGCCGCCACGGTGACGCGAAAAAATTTATTAAAACAGTGGCGGCAAATATTGCAGCACAAGAAAACGACGATAACGAGTAACAGGAGCGCCGATCATGAATATGGTAAATTTTGAAAAAATTGTTAAACGTGATCATTTGTCTGATGAACTGCCGGAACGCCGCCAACGTAACAATAAACTGAATAAACCGCGCCGATTTGGTAAGCTGTGGCGCAACTATTACGACCGTAATTTGCGCCGCCTGTTACTTGAACGTGAACGCCAGCAAATGAAATATGCAGCACGGCGGGAACGAATGAAAGCAGACGAAATTTAACCGATAGGCCCCCTGGTGGGGCCTTTCTTCATTTGTAACGTAGCGCAATCAATTTTAAGGCCCTTAAAACGCCCTACAACGCAAAGAAGCCTAAAGGTGAGCAATTGCATTACCCGCCCCCAATTAGTAATTTGTGATCAAGATCTCACAAAAATTAATAGATAAAACCTTATTTACTTCTTGTAGGATCTGCATATCATTTTAATTGAAAGAAGAAATATAGCAGGAGGAAATAAAATGGTATATTGTGATTATGCTAACGATGCACGGGGACGCTATGAGAAAGGTCGTTATTATGACCTGAGCGAAATAGTTGATAACGAGGATTATTACATCGATAAGAATGATAATCATCTGGTTGTTATACATCGCGTGGTGGATCCGGTGTGCTTTGTAGACGTTAGCCCTATGGTGGCGCGCTTTGAAATTATGGTGTTGGAGGCTTGATCATGTTACTTGAAATGCTGAATCATCCTGTTATCTTTATGGGCCTGGTCTTTGTAGTTGTCTGCCTGGTAGTCGGTTTTATCTTGAGCAACAAAGGGATGTAAAAATTTAAAAAACTATGAAAAAGGTGTTGACACAGCCCCCCGGTTTGGTATTCTATAGCTGAAAGGAAAAGAAAGGGAACAAAAAGGAAAGTTCCGGGAGCGTGAAAAGAAGGTTGATGGAATGACTTGAGGCATAGCCAACCGAAGGACCGAGGGAGCGGGGAGCTGCCCTAAAAGATACTCAAAGAAGTAAAAAGGTTGACAAGGTAACACAAAGCAGTAAAATAAAGTTGAAAGGAAAGAGAGCAGGAAGCGAAAGGACCGGATAAACCGGGGGAAGCTGAAAGAAAACGAGGAAAATAAAATGAAAGACTACTACAAAGCAAACGAACATGAAAGGGTAGCTGATTTCATTAAAGAAATGTTAAAAGGTCTGAATAATAAAAAATAAGGAAACGGCTATGAAAAACAAAGAAAGGCCCGAGGATGATAAATTTACATGGCGAGAAATTTTAAACATCTGGTACATCATATACGGGCAACATTATAAACATAGAGGAGGGAGGCTATAAACCTCCCACCACAAAGAAAGAAACAACTAAGCGAGGAAAATAAAATGAGCAACGTTATCAAGTTTCCCATGAATCGTGTTAAACCATCTAAAGGTGTGATTAATTTTGATAACAAGGTTTATCGTATGGCCTGGATTGTTAGAAACAGCGACAATAAGGGCGATATCTGGGTGGAGGCATTCAGGCGGGAGGTTGATGCTATTTTTTCAAGAAGTGTAAGGGGAGGCCGGATCATTAGAGGGTTTTTTAAAGCGGCACCGGGAGAGGTTTAAAAAGGTTGACAAATCAGAAGAAGTAAGTAAACTAACAATTGAAAGCAGTAAACCTTTTAAAGAGGAAACAATCATGAAACATATTAACGTAGTAAACCTGAAAAAAGCTGGTAAAATTGCAATTCTTGTGGAAGGTGTCGAGGCTTATCGCTGTGACTACGAAGATTATAAAGATGCCCTGGCCTTTCTCCTGGACGTAGCGCATCATAATAATCTAGATTATGAAGCTGTAGAGGCAGCGGAAAAAGTTATGAAAATTGCCGCATAAGTTAGCTTTTAGATGGTCCGCGATGTGAAAGCGGATCAGAATAAAGAGAGCTTTAACCACAAAGTAAGAAGAGGAAAATATCATGGACCTTATGCCAGCTGTTGCAACATTCGACTATAAAAACTTTTTTGATATAGTCATGATTGATAAACCAGTCAACGCCCGGTTACCTGTAAGTGGTTACGGTAAAAAAATACCGACTAATTGGATGATCAACTTTGAAGGCCGTTTGCGCCGTGTATATGTTGACATTTGGGGGAATGCTGGACACGGTTACATCATGGTAAAAGGCCGTAAACTTACTATCATGTAAGACAAGATCCAACCGGGGCCGGGGATCCGGCCCCCATCATTGACCAACAAAGGGGAAGATAGAAATGAAAGACAAGCCTCGACCTTGCAACGATACAATCAACCATCTGTTAACATGGTGTGAGATCCTGGCAATTGAAGCCCTTATGGGTGTTGGCATTTACTTTATAGCGATCTATAATTAACGCGAAAGGAAATAGCCATGAGGAATAAAAGCAATGAGAATCATCGACCTGTTAAACCATATGCCGGACGTCAACGAGATGGCCCCGAACATGAACGAAATTGATCGGGAAGCTGCCGAAAAAGCGGCCCGTAAAGTTAAATGCAGGGGGGCCGCAATAGGTGCGGTATTGTTTGGCCTTGCTTATGCTCATATTGATTTGGTCCATAACATTTTCCACAATGCACCGATCAAAATTGTGTTAGCCTGGATTGTTTGCTATGCGTGCGGGGAGTACATTTACCCGGTCGCCAAAAAATTGGCCCCGTGGGCCGTTTTCGGTGCGGTGATCTATTATGTTGCGCCTGTAATTATTGCAATCCTAAAACACTATTTTGAAGGGTAAACGACAATGCACATCCTGATCGGGCTTGGTGCCCTGGTTGTTTGGTTTATCGGCATCATTGGGATAGGTGTGGGCTGGAAAGTTTATGACATAGCTGGCGATAAGCACGACACAAAAAGATAACAACGTGAAACTATTATGAAGGGCCGCAAATAAGCGGCCTTTTTATGGCCCTGCCCCGTATATGTTTAAAATCTTTCCTGTAAGCCCCGCCATCAAGATTTCCCCGCAAGATAAACAAGTGTAAAGCCCCCACCATTCCAGGCCGTTGTAGGCCCTGCCAGGTGCCTAAAAATCGATTTTTACGCTTCCACTATTGCCAACCTTCAAAGCGATCCGGCCTAAAAGTGTTGCCCCTGCAAAATGAGAATAGTTATCATCTTATAAATTTTTCTTGCAATGTGGTCTGTTGTGTGTATACTTATTCTTGAAAGGGGGATACCCCCACCAACAACAAAGGAGTAAAAATTATGTTCCCAAATTTATTACCCGGCGCGGTTATTAATTTTGAAGCCCGTTATTTGCAGGCTGGTATGATTATCATTAGAAATAATCGCCCATTGAAATTAACTAGGGTAGAATACAATGAAGGCCAGGCCCCTGGCGAGGAAACTGTAGACTACTTCTTCATGTATGCGGATGAGGATCCAGACGATAACACTGGCGAATGGTTTAACTTCTTCATGCCGGACGAAATGATCAAAGTGTTTTATTATCCTGGTAACCGTTATCCGCTACATGCGCTATTCTAAAAAAATCTTCATAAGGGCTTGCAATATGCAGGCCCTTTTCCTATTATAAAGGTGAAGAAAGAAGTAAGGCCAACAATTAGAGGAGTAACAAATCATGGGTATGGGAAGAGATAAACGTAAAGCGGCGAAAGCAAGAAAGGCGGCAGCAAAGGCCGCGCCTGTTAAAGCTGTACCGTATCACGTCAATATAAACAACCTGGAAGTAATGAACAATCCGGCCCCTATGGATGAATTTAACGATGCGGATTGGAGGGCAGTAGCAAGAATGGTTATCCGGCTTGAACGCCTTGCCAGGGTAGAATAAAAAAATTAAAAAGTAGTTGACACTGCCAGCCAAAAAGAGATAATAAAGACAAATAAAGAGTAACACCAAAAACAAAGAGGAAAACATCATGAAAATGGTAAACGTTAAAGGCATTGAAAACGTCAAAATGCAAAAAAATACTCCCGCAAATGTTTTGAAAAAGGCGTTAAGCATTTTGGAAGCACACAACGCGAAAGCGGTGCATCCTGCAAAATTAAATTGCGGCTATGGTTATAAATACAATATCAATAAAGATTGGAGGCTGTTAAATCGAGAAGGTGACTTTAAAGATTGGTTAATTGTTGAGCATTTAGAATATAATCGCTTGGTTGGCGTAAAAGGCGCTCATAAATAACGCCAAAACATGAAAGAATAACATAAACCACTAAGAGGAAAACAAAATGAAAAATATTAGTGCTTTAATTGACAAGGGTACTAACGTTCGCCGCACTATGATCCCGGTCGCCATTAACAAATATATTGCAAGTGGTTACGTTGTATTTGTGCACGGCGGCAAAATGATTGAACGGGCGATCAGGCAGGACAAGAAAAACGGTTGCTTTATCGTCTTCAAATGTGAAAAATATAAAATCGATATCCCAGCCGATCCTATTTATGGCGCGTTTAATGTACAGGCCTTGCGTGAGTATTGGGCATAAGGGTTAGGACCAGTAAGAGGAAAAACACCATGATTAAGGAATCTCAAATACTTTACGAAAACGGCAACTATTGGATCCTTGAGGTTAAACCGGAAGTTTACCAGGTAATGGTAAGGGGGCCAACTTGTTCGACTTGTGATAGCGCTTACGCCGATTTCGATTTAGCTGTTGCCCGGTGTGACTACCTGGCACGAAGAGAAAACGCGTGAGAGTAAGGCCCCGCCCAGGGGCCTAACTTTATGAAGAAAAAAATCTGAAAAGTGTTGACACCTTGCCGAGATAGTATATTATTAAATTGAAAGCAGTATTAAACCACTTGAAAGAGGAAAAAATCATGAAAGCGCTCAAAAATGTTTTAGTATGCCTGTTGACGGTTGGCGTTTTATATCATTTGGACCATAAAAACAATGAACCTGTGGATCCGGTAGAACAGCACGAAAAGATTGTGGCAGACCAGGAAGCACTAAGAAGTGACGCGATGAATATGATCAACCGTGAAACTAACGCCAAATGCTATGCCGCATTACATGCCTATGAAAATTTCGACGGCTTCCATGTTCTTTGTGCTAACAATAACGCCGTTGCATTTGGAGAAGTTGAGGCAACTGCTAAAAATACAACTGCTTACTTGCTGGTTGTTGGTGATAACGGTCGCGGCGGCGTAGAGGTCACTAAATTGGAACGCCTGGACGCAGCAGGAAAAGCGGCTTTATTTACTCACTGGGAAAACTATCTGAATAATTAAAAAAGTGTTGACATGCTGCCAGGTTGTTGTAACATGTAATTAAAAGAAGTACCCCACCAATCAGAAGGAGTAAAAACCATGAAACGGGAACTGAAAAAAGTCAACAACCTGGTAAATGTTGCAATCCGCGAACGCGAAAATGCTTTAGACCTTCTCCCCAATGACGATATCGATGAGGAGGTGGCAGAAAAAGCCGTCTACCTGGCTAAAAATCTTGAAAATTTCGATATGCACGAATTGTTAAAAATGGCCCTGTAAGGCAGGGCCTTAAGTCCAATAAGAAAAGAGGAGTAAAGATTATGATTATCGTGAACAGTGAAGCATTTAACAAAGCGAAAGAAAAAAATCCACTTGCTAACCATTTTCTATATTTTCGCCTGGATTATATCGTTGCTTGCTATGAATATGATAATGCTGAAGATTTTTTGATCTTCAAAATGGAAAAATACTACCACGACCGCCACGGCCTGGCCGGGGTGCTGATGGACCGGAACGGGAAAGTTATTTACCGCAATGATAATAAATAGTGTAACAATTAAAGAGGCAAATTATTATGATCATGTATATGGTTGAAGTGAAAAAAGTAAAAAATAGCGATACTAATAAAATCACTTATTTTCAACTTGTTTGCGGTGCATGGCAGCGTATCAGCAAAGCAAAATATTATAAATTAACTCACCACGCTGATCGGGCAGATAGCTTTAACACTGAGATCAAAGGCAATAAAGTCCACCAATACGGCGCTTATTACTATAACAACCTTGCAGATATTGAAGTTTGATAAACCAGCATAAGAGGTAAAAAAGATCATGAAGAGAGCAAGCGTTAGCCTGGTAACTTTCGATCTACTGGCAGCAAAGGCCCAGGATGAGGCCATCGGCGCGGTGATTGCTTACGAAAAAGAGGCCTTGCGGGTAAAAGCGAAAAAAGCCGCCCAAGCCGCACGACTCTACAAAGTAGACACTTTGATCAAACGTAATATCAACGGGGAGATCCGTCGCCTGGCGTGGCAGAATATTCTAATCAAACAAATGGAAGCGGATCCAGTTTATGCCGCAGAAGTTTTACGCGCTAATCGCTGCCTTTTTAGCCTGGCCGGTTTTTATTATGAGGCTATGGAACGCCGTCTATACGATTCTAAGGGCTATGTTATCCAACTATGAAGAAGCCACAAAAGGAACTAAGTTTTTGCGCCACGCGCCCCGTTTAATGCCTTATTTTTGATGTTTGCCACTCCTGGTTAGTCCGGCACACCATGCCAATGACAACCAGGATCTTTTTTATAAAAGTTGTTGACTACTGCCCCCCGTGTTGTATTCTATAGGTGAAGGCAGTAAAGAGGTAACACGAAGAGGAGAAAACATCATGAACGCAGAACTAGTAAAAGATTATGGCGCTCCCGCCTATGCCATTTATGAAGTGATGGAAAACGGTAACTATCGTTTGATGTATGAGGGAGGCGACTGGATGCGAGCAATGGAAGTTTATCGGATCGCAATAGCAGAAGGGAAAAAGGCGGTAATAATGTAAAATTTTAATCTTAGGGCTTGCACCCCAGGCCCTAAGGGATTAAAATAACCACACAAAGCAAGAAGAAGCGAGGAAAAGAAAATGAGCATTATCGATAAAAACCTGATTAAATTTGCTAACCGTCACGGCGTGGACGTAACTATTGAAGAAGCATGGAACGAGGTGGAAGAAAAGGCGGTCCCCGTAGTCTGGATCTGGGATCTGGAAAATGATTGCGAACCTTTAGTTCTGTACCATTTACAGGGTGATGAAATGTTTTTCCGTGGCAGCTTATGTAACGACCTGGAAGACTTGCCAGCCTGGATCAAGGATCGCCGTCACCTGAAACTGGTGATCGAATACATCGGCAAAGTGATTGAAGAAAACAAATGAGTAACCAGGCGGGGCCGATACCCCGCCAACTATCCACCAAATCGAAAGGAGTGATTATTATGTTTATCCCTGCAAACGGTTTATTCTTCTTTGACGGTATGATCGACAATGCCGCCGTAATGGTTGAGATTGCCAACAAAAACGGCGGCCAGGTGATGGCATTTCGCGATGACCATGATCATGATCGTTGGCTAGAGGTAGAGATCCAGAAGGTTGACGAAAAAAGTTATCTAGTGATCTACCGCCTCTTTGAAGATGGTCACCAGGAAGCGGGGGATCAAGCTATCTTTCCGCGCTACATGGTCCAGGGTGCGATCATCGCTTTCGTGAACGATGTTTTCCCTGTTGAAGAATAACCGACTATACCGGAAAGCTGCAAATCAAAAATAACCTGTCTAATCGTTACACAGACGGGATAAACCGGGGGAGGCCTTGCAAGTGCATAGCCTCCTTTTTCATGCCCTTAAAACGCTCCCTATTGTGTTTCCTGTGGTGTGGTCCGGGCTGTGACGGCGGTCCGGTCCGGTGTAGGGTGTTGGAATGTTGTAACTAAAAATACCCCTTGCACCGATCCACAAATAGGCTATAATGAAAATGAAAGAAGTAATTATCTCACACAACAAGGGGCAAAATTATGAAAGGCTGGATTAAAAAGGCGACTGAAAAACGTTTTAATGCCATCTGGGATCTTATTGAAAAAGAAGACGGCACATCTAGCCCTTACTTGAATAATCTTGAGTACCATTTTGTAGAGGCTATGAACGCAGAACATGACCACAAAGGCGGGGCTGATGAGTTCGCTGTAAAATGTGGATTCGATAACGCCGACCACATGATCAATTGCGTGGTAATGCAGGCCGAAGAAGATTATCAATTAAAAACGCTTGAATTTTGCCGCATCAAGTAATAAAATAATTGCAAGGGCCGAAAGGCCCAACTAAAACACAACGAAGAGGAAAACATCATGAACATTAAATCAAACAATCCCGCATATAGTTTTGATAACGCATTTTGCCACGGTCCGGCGGCTAAAGGATTCGAAATCGGTGATAAACTTGTCATTGTCAACGTTGACGGGGAAGAGGTAGCAATCTATCCGGTGAATGATGTTAAAAGCCGTCTACAGTGCCGCATGGATGTTACCGCCTACCAGCTTGATCCGGTCCGGGTAGTTGCCCTGGTCCTGGAAGAAGAAATTAAAGCCATGCACCATAGCAACAAGTTTATTGGTGATGCTCAGGATAATATGCAGGTATGCCGCCATAAAGTTAATGAAGTGCTTAAAGAGTACGGCTATAAAGATTTAATGATCAAACGTGATGAAAAATTCCGTTACCGTAACGACCTTGCAAATCGAATCTATGAAATTTACGAAGCGCTATAATTTACCAACGAAATAATAAGAGGCCGCAAATAAGCGGCCTTTTTTATTGTCTGTAATATGGTGAATGCAGTATTCAAAACAATGCATAAAATAAAATGCCTACAAATTAACCACACCATAAAATAACTGTATATGCATACACAGTTTTTAAGTTTTTTCAGTTTTTCGGCTTCAAATGCAGGCCATTTTGTGACGTATCTCACATTTTTGGGGTGATGCACATTTTATATGGCTGTGTCAACAACTATAAATCTTTATAAAACAGTAAGTTACAAAGTCCATTTTTTGAAAAATCGGGTATAACTATAGGCGCAAAATTCTATTTTTCACGTAGCGTCACGATAAGATGCATCTAAGAGGTATGTTTTAACTATTCAATTTAAATGCATAACTAACATGTGAGAAATATTCTCAACAACCTGGCAAATGTATTAAATATGGTGATTATTCCACCCTACACTATTTCAGGTGGTGATTATTCCGTCCCGGTATTAATATACTTTCAGACGGTGACTATTCTGTCTATCAATAATTTATATAGTGTAGTATTAGTAATATAATTAAATTATGATAGACAATAAACTATCAAGAATAATAAAATTACAATTAATGAAAATATATAAATTGCATAAAGTAAAATAAGATAAATAATAATTTGCGAAAGCAATAATAACATTATGCAACGATAACATGGCGCGACCGGAGGGAGCGACATAATAACGCTGAGTGACAATAACACCCCCGTGTTATTATCCAGCATTATTATATCGCTAATTTATGATTATCTCATAAATTAACATGTAATAATCCTCAGCGTTATTATGTCAATAATGATAGTAACAGGTGTTACTATAACGCTGATGAAAAGTAGGGTGCATACTGTCAGATCTGTGACTATAACGCTGAGGTATTGTAACCGTATGCAACGATAACATGGCGCAACTATAACAGGCCTGAAGAGTAATATAAACAATAGTTTATGTGCGAAACTATCACACATCGGCATGACTGCCTTGCGGAATAGTCACAGGTGGAAACAGTCGGTGATGTTATGTTTTCAGCATGGGATTATATGTTTTCGGGGTAGTTTCTGCGGGTAGTGTTGCCCTGGGTATGCCTGGGGATTGTGGTAAGTATGCCTAAAGTATGCCTAACAAATTACGCTCTTTTTGTCAACCATTTTTTATAAGAAAGTGGTCTGACCAGTTATAAGATGCATTGTGTGTACATGTTATCCTGTGTGTATCAGCCGACTAGTGCACTAGTTGGCTAGTACAGCTTACCACTTTTACCGATAAATTAGTCTGCTAATTATTTCATCTATTGACTGTTAGTGCTACATTAATTGCCTCATAAATAGCCCTGCATTATTGCTATGTGTGCAATGGCCTTAAGCATTATTGCGATAAAAACAACAATCCGCTTGTGGATAACTTTGTGGATAACTCTTCCTCCTGTGGATAACTGGCCTACTCAGCCTGCTGTGTGGTACTGCGGAACTACTGTACATAAGATCATAAGTGCGTAAAATCGGTGTTACGTATGATGAACAATACGAAGTAATAACTATTCTCATATGCGAGGGGTTATCAATAACTTAAATGTTCCTGTGGAAAAATGTAACGCATGTTATTATTCAATCCCACACAATGAGGGCGTGAACAGTCACCCATGTAAACAGCCTGCTCAACTATTAATCACAGTGAGTAACTACCATGCAATAACCAAGCCAACAGCCGCAAGGCCCAGGCTATCAATCGTGGAAACAGCCCAGATATTTGAGAATCATTCGCATTATGAGAAGGAGTCGCGTTTCGCCTGCCTAATACCTCAGATGTATGTCTGGGTACATTGACCCCGTACCCTCAGGACAGGACCTGTGGTCCGGTGACAACAACTTGTTGTACACCATTGAGGATATTTGCCTCAGGCTGTATGGATGCCTCTTCAGGATGTGTACCTCCCTCTGGGAGGGGGAAGGGGAAAGGGCATAAAGCCCGGCGTAGGTAGCTTTGCTACCAGCCAGTGAGGGGTGAATAAAAAAAAATGAAGCCCTCTTCAGGCCTATGATATTTGTGTGGCCGATATTTGTGGGGAATCCAGTATTTACGGGACTCCTGGACAGGGCGGGGAGGCATACACAGGGGAGGTATAGTGTTAAAAAGATGTTAAAATATATAGTGCTCTTTAGGCCAGATTTCACAATGAAATCAAGTGCTTAGGCTATGTGTGGGTATTTTCTGAGAATAATTGGCATGTTAATCGGATCAAAGAGGATTAAAGAAGGGAAATGATTTGACTCTTCAGGCCGTGTGTGGTATATTTTTGATACTGGTAAAAGTTTCGGAGGTTAGGATGTTTGAGTTCAAAGCTGATGCCCAGATGTACTATGACAATGCTGTGAAGAACAATCACTACAAAACATCTGTGGTGAAGTTTGAAGAGGTGTATAACACTACAGATTGGAGCATCTATTTTACTTATGATGCCGAATTTGGTGTGTTGAGGAACAAGATTACTCGTTCTTCTAACGCTAAGAAGGGGGATGTTGCTGGGAGCTATGCAGCTAAGGATCGCCGCTATGTTTTAGGCTGGCTGGTGGACGGGAAACAAACTCTGCTACAGGGTGCAAGGATTATCTGGATAATGCATCATGGTCCAATCCCGGAAGGTATGGAGATTGACCATATTGACCGTGATCCTAGCAACAATCATCTGGATAATCTCAGACTGGTTAGTCGTATTCAGAACATGACTAACAGCGGAATGCACAAAACTAACAAATCTGGTATTTGTGGGGTGAGTGAATATCACAATGGCCCGTATACTTACTGGAGGGCTAGTATAGCCGTCACTCGTCATACTATTACAAAGCGTATAGCGAAAGCATTCAAAACTCAGGAGGAGGCTATTGCCCAGAGGAAAGAATGGGAACAAGTGAGAGACATTCTCAGTGGAATGCTTGCATGGGTGACTCAGGAAGAATGGGATATGGTGTATGCTTCTAAGTACTGGGAAGTTTATCATGGAATGGCTCAGAAGCAGGATGAAGATTATGGAATGTAAGTAGCAGGCAAGGAAGCCATTATCAGAGTATATTACATAGATTTCTAATGATTAGCAGGCTAAGTATTTATATGTGCCTAACCCCCTACCCCCCGGTCCTAGTCTCACCAACAGCGCTGGTACTTAAACTCTACCGCTATTGTGCCTCACCTGTCAGAATTCTCTTCAGGCTTACTGCATATATTACATCGCAGTTGGCTGGTCGCTATAACCGCTCCCGCTCTCCAACCTCGACAAGCTCGTGCGATACTCCATCCATTCGGATGTTCACGCTGTTCACTCAGTCGATATTCCCCTATCTCCTTCAATCCGAAGAGAGAGAAACCCAGAAGCGTATTCTGGAAAAGAGAGAGAAGATCTAAATTATAGCAGGAGATGAAGGGAATTGCAATACAGAGGATACCTACCAGAATTAGTAGGTATGTGTGAACAGCACTTATTGACAAAAGCTACTCCGTATCGATATCTACCTCTGTGCCTTCCTCAGGTACAGATAACATAGCCATCTGTAGAGCTTCCTCCCAGTTAGTGCGCTCAGCCTGAGCCACCAACTCATCCGGGTCTTTACCTAGTGCTTCAGCTAACCGGGATACATAAAGTACACCAGGGAGGAGTTCAGGATCAAATTCAAGATAGAGAATCCCATCCCCATCTTCTGTGAAAAGCTCAAGTCGCATACTGGCTCCTTATGTTGACTTCATACCGTGCATGATGCCTAAAGAGTGAAATTACTTTGTCTCTTCAGGCAACAGAGCTTGCGATTGTTGTGGATGTGTGGGCAGAAGAGTTACATGGTAGCAAATAACTCCGCAGCGTATTGCAATAGCATACATACAGCTGTGACTACTTCAGCTATGCTCTTGATACTTCAAAATAGTCTGCATAGCTTGATTCTTGCAGGATACGATAACCTGCTCTGTCTGCTTCTTCGATTGTGTGGAAGCGATCTCCAAGCTCGATACGCTCACCAGACTGTAAAACGATTATCAGTTTGTACATAGCTACCTCCACCACAGTGCAAACTAACAATAACATAGATCAGAATGGGAGTCAAGTATGGACTGCGAGGGATTGGTTCTCAGAGCAGGTATCACCTCGAAGAAAATTGATTATTTTCTGAGCAGTGAAAATAAGGCTGGAAAATTTTTGGACATCTCGCCGTTGGCGAGAAAGTATACAGACCCTCTAAAATGCTATAAGAAGGCCTGTAGTGAGTTTTTATGGTAGGGTAAGGTGTTTGCTCATGTTCTTGAGAAAAATGCGTCAGAATTGCATCCAGGTCCATTAAATTTGAAATTTGGGGGCTGTTTTTAGCCCTAGGGTACTCTAAAAGTCCTCCCTTTCACGAAGTATTTTAGTGAACTCTTCAAGCCACCTAACACTTGTTATCATATCCAGATCCTGTGCAAGTGCACGTCTGGTGTTTCTTTCGTGTGCACGGGATAATATTCTTCTGAAGTCCAGGGGCATATTGGTGCGACAAGGTTGCTCAAAAGGGTAATTACATATCTGGCCTTCAGGGCAGAGCACATTGAACTCCATTTGTCATTACCCCCGATCACTTATTATCAGCGTCGTAGTCTTTCCAGGGGAGGAATTCACAATCAAGGCCAGGGGCAACAACCTCTCCTGTAGTGAGGCCTTGCAGGAAAATAGTCTGACCAGTCTCTGTAATGATGCATTCGAAATTTCTGCGATGGGCATAAAGCACCTGATAGATTTCCCCAAGGTACAACCCTTTGATATTACCTGTGCAAGTACACATTACGCTTAATAATGGATACAAGCCTTCTTCACTTACAAGCTGGTTTAGTTCTTTTGGTGTGTATTTCATCATGTTCTCCGATTGTGCATTTGAGTCTTTTTGTGAGGTGTTGCAGGCCTTCAACATCCGCATCTGTCCGAGTACATAGTGACTCTCTACATGAATTCATCCAGTGTAAATCGATCATGGCCTGACAAAAATCCCTTGGAAGATCACGATCCATATTTTTCATCTTGTTCAGATTTGGAAACACCTCTCCATAAGTACTATCGTCAGGGCTAATTACACTAAATGTTCTGTCAATACCTGTGCAGACGGCTACGAGTGTAGGACTGTCTCCGGGTAACAATTCGTGATCACGGGGCATACAAACCTCAGATAAAAATAAAGGGGGCAAAAGCCCCCTCCATGTTATTCTGCTGAACGCTTGAAGAGGATATCTGTCTCTTCCATTGCGTCAACTTCAGCTTCCAGTCTTGCACGACGTTTCTCAGCTTCGAAGCGGCGGTCGAATTCAGTAGCCACCAGCGACTTCAGGAATTTAGGAGAAATCAGGTGATCTTCTTTTTCCACCTTAACGATATCCTTCATTGCTTCTTTCATGTCTTTAATTTTCAACTGGAGATCAACCAGTTCTTCAACTGTTTTACGCAGACGTTCACGTTCTGCTGGATCAGCCGGAAGAGAAGTAAACAGTTCAACTTTAGTACGTGCCATCTTTAGAGGTCCCCTTTCTTACCACACATGTTTTGGAAATCTTCGTCATTACGAGTAATGATGTAAATGCCTTCGACTATCAGATACAGATAGAAGAATAAGTTTAGCACACCTGCTGTGCAGAATGCGCCTCCCAGATTGATCAGTAGGTAGATAATACCGATCATAGGGTTACCCATGTAGAAGCGGTGAATACCCCAGCCACCAAAGAAAAAGCTCAGTATCCATGCAACCCATTTCGATTTACCAACCTGAATCTTTTCTTTCAATTCGCACCCACAAGATGGGCAAATAACAGCTTCATCTAATACTTTGTGACCACAATGTTTACAGTGCATAGTACTACTCCTAATCAATAATGTCTACGATTTTGAAGTACTCTGGGTTTTCAATTACCGACAGACAGATATAGCGACTATCACCATCGTCATCAAACGTGTAGAAAGCTAATTCACCAGCAATATCTGGATGGTGGACAATGTAACCATCATAGATTCCACCTTTAGTAAATCCCCAGTAGTCTCCGAGGCATTTCACTGCAAAGCAATCACCGTTTGTCATTTTTCAACTCCTCACGAATCCGGTCACACGCCACTTTCAGCAGGTATGATACCCCAGCAAGTATCCCGCCAAGTACAAGGGATACACCAAAGATCACTAATAGGACATAGATATCTACCATGGAAACGTCCACAAGCCACCCCCTATCGAATACCTTTCAGGATATCTTCAAGTTTATAGCCTTCGTCAATTGCATGGATAACTTCGTCAGCTGTATAAGAGTAATCTTTACACAAAAGATAAGCTACAAACAATTCCCCACGAAGTTTCAGACGACTGATATCGAACTCGCTGAAACCTTGTTTACGAAGTTCTGTCTTACACCATTCTACGACAACTTTGCAACCAATAAACATGATTACGATTGCCAGAAGAATGGCGATCAATACATCAACCACCATTTGTGTCTCCTCAGAGTGCAGCAATCCCAGCAACAGTTACTAAAACAACCAGAATAACAAACGCTAATACAAGATCGAGATTCTCTTTCATGCAATAATCTCCAATATTTCGTAATGATGAGGTTTGAATACGAATGCTTCCGGTGCACCATTACGATAGAAGTAACAGATAATTACGTTATCTCTTACCATGTGGAATAAGATATCATCTTCAGTCAATTCACAAGTGGAGAGGTCTTCGTGTGAGAGAGCTTTAGCTACAGATTCTTTAGTAGGGGTTTCACCGACAACTTTGTCACCTTCGTGAACCCCGTACTCTGCCAAAACATCTCCCACGCCGATCAGTTTAGCTTTAACCAGCATGGGAGCCTCCTATTACTCTTCTACAACTTCGTAGCAGTCACCACAAACAATCATCGGGTCTACTTCGAAGCCAGGAATGTTTTCAAGAACAACCGCTTGGTCAAGAGTCATCATAACCAAGAGAAGACCTACATCTTCTTCTGCAACACCAAGGCGAAGCATTTCTTCTTTATTCGGGTAGTGTGCATCAAGCACAGCACCTTCCTTGATCATCCCAGTTGCTTCCACCATTTCTTTCATGTCGTCAGGAGTCATACCGTCTTCAACTTTAGTCAGGCGAATTTTCATTATTCGTCCTCCTCTTCTTCTTCAACAACATCCCAGAAATCACCAGGAATAGCCAGACCGTTATCTTCATCACCATTCGGGAAAATGAAAACAACCCCTTCGAGGATCATCATCAGAGTGACCTGTTGTACTGCATCTTCACCAGGATCAGGATCACCATGAGAAACAATTTCATTCAACACATCTGCCGGAGTTGGAACAAAGGCATCATGAATTTCACCGTCTTTGATACCGAAGATTTTTGCTGCTTCTTCGTCTACACCTTTGAGTACTACTTTAAAATCTGGTTGACGCATTGTGTGTACCTTATTAAAGTGGCACATCCGTTGTGCCGAGGATTAGTGAGGTAAATGTTAAAGGAATTCTTTCAACACTTTGGCCTGAGAGATAATAAACACGCCGTAAGCTAAGACAACCGGAGCAGTTACGACTGTCAGGAGGTAAGCGACAGCGAACATGGGTTATTCCTCAACTACTTCGTAATTTTCAGGGAGAACAATCAGGTTTTCACCGCTACCTGGGGCATCGAAAGTAGCCATACCTTCTGGCAGATGCAGTTCAACCATAGTGAGCAGAGCTTCACGTTCACCATCGCCCATGCCTTCGAAAGTTTCGTCACCCAGAGCATCGCGAGCTACATCTTCCGGTGTAGGAATTTTAGCTTCGACGATCATACCTTCAGTCAGGCCGTGGATTGGATCAGCGATTTCAGTGTTCAGTAATTTAATTTTCATTAGAAGGTCCTCTTGTTGGGTAGAATTAATAGCCGTAGCCTAAAAAATTAACAACAGCTATCAGGAAAATCATAACTAACAGACAAGCTACTTCGATACGCATTGTATACTCCCTAGTTGGTAACTATTTCTCTTGTTTGTAGTGTTCACGGAGGAGCTGGATTACAAAGTCCAGCCCTCCAATGATACCACAGACAAGGAAAGTATAGATGAGAAACATCAAAATCATGTCGTACATACTACACCTTCCTGTTGTTGGTGTCAAGTGCTTATTTGGGAAATAGGTAAATTATTTTTTACCTTTTCCACCTTTGCCTTTGCCACCTTTTTTGCCACATGCCATAATTGCAATCTCCAGTTAGTTAATTAAAAATGACCTTGTGCCAGACTAATAAGCGCGTCTGCCATTTGACGAACCGCTTTGGCGTGATCCAAAGGCGAAAGCTCGTCTTGAGGATCGAAGCGTAATGCTTCAAGTACTGCTTTCAGCTCACTATCTTCCGCATGGATTTCACCACGTACCGGAAGTACCCCAGGACACGATTGGTCCATACTCTCTTCAACGTAATCTACACCAGCGATAAGGCCAAATGCACCGCTGTTGTCGATAACAAGCTCTTGTTTCATCTTGGCACCCTCTTTGTTTTGATGTGGTAACTATAACAGATTCAAATCGTGTTGTCAACTACTTTTTAATCTCAACTTTGCCATATGTCGGCATCTCATCAAGATTATTGTTTTTAAGCATTGTAGCACAGTTTTTATCTGTTGTCCACTGTTTTTTAGCATTGTCCCAATAGTAAGGCGATCTGCTATCAGGATGTTTAATTATAAACACTTCAGGTGCTGTTGTCAAGTCAATTTTCTCAAAATCTACGTGGACCTTGCCATTAAACCCGCCACGTTGGTATCCCCGGTCGAAATTAGCTCTTGCAAACAGATATCCAGCTAACCAGCCAGCAGAAACACCATCCCCAGCGATGACATAGCCGATCACACGTTTTCTCTTCTGGTGGTCATCCTCAACATCCCAGGCATCTTCCACCAGCGCAGTTACCTTATACAGATTCACCTCTGTGAGCCTCCTCGTAATTAAGGATCATACGATCCACAAACAACATTCTCTGAACGTTGATATGCTTGTTCTGGCGACTATAGTACACGTATGCATCTCCGTTGTCAAATGGAAATTGTATATCCCCATAGACTTTTTCCAAAGCATATTCCAGCTCTTTATGAAGCTGATCAAACATTTCTGTATCAACAGCTTGGTAATGGGCATACGCAGACAGGTTTCCGCACAAACCGCGATAGTCTTTGAACACAGGATCAGCGTCTTTAGCACCTCCCCATGCCCAACTTCTGTACTCCATGTAAAACTGGTACATGAAGTCAGAAGGAATTATTGTCTCGATAACCATAACCCACCCCTACTCATCTATATACACGAGTAGAATATGGGTATCTGGCACACCAGTTATTTCCCAGTAGCCACCGCCTGGATAAACTTTACCAAGTAATATACCAATATGGCGACGGATTTTCTCAACCGTCTCTTCCATACGTTGTGCATCTTTGCGTCGGAACATGCGGAATGTACCGTTTGACAAACGGTATTGATATTCCAGTATTTTATCGACAAGTTCAGCTACCCGGTTTACTACCGGATCGTCATCGAGGCCATCAAGTAAACGAACATGACGCATAACTCTCTCCTTACCAGCCTTCATAGCGGATAATTGGTTGTGGGGGTTCAGGTGGACGTGGTTTATCGTCCTTTACGGCTTTTTTGGCGGTGCTGCCTTAGGCATATTGGCTTTAGCATGGATCTGGTCAGCAGTGTAGTACTGTGCTCCCTGCTCTGTTAAAGCCCGATCTTTCACGTAACAATCAGTAGCCCAAACAGCCTGTTCTTCAGTATGCCATTTACGCTGACCGTTTAACCAGATATCGTGCCACATCGGGATAAAGCCAAGGTGAACTTTCTTCACCTGTGCTCGCCACCATACACCATCAAAGAAAATCTTAAATTCCACTTCCATCAATCACCCTCCACCAGCTGTACACCAGCTGGATAAATACCTGTCTTCACCCAAAGATCACACTGTGGGTATCCAGGTATACGACGTAATCCGCAACCATAAGGTTTCGATGTTGTCATGAATCGACGTTCACCGTAACCGTTTTCCTGAAGGATCCAGTAACCCACGTCAGTATCGCCCGGTATTTTCATACCATATTCATCAAGCCACTCGATACTCCAACGGCGATAGGCTACTGTGCGGAATTTGCGTTTCTGCCACCAATCAAAGAGCCACATCCGTAACCTCCTCCAGCTTCACATAACGCCACGTCTGACTATAGAGGGCACCTGCCTTATTAAGGTTATCTTGGATGTATTCAGGAGTCGTACCTTCTTTAAAAACGAGAACTCTGACCAAATGCCAGTCTTCATCAACAGACATACGACCAGATATCATAAAAGTTGTTTCTGTAGGCATTAGAAGATCTCCTCTTCAAAAATACCTCTTTCAATAGCTTTTATCATGAGATCTTGAGTGAAAGCAGAAGCCCTACCCTTACCTATACTTTCAGGTCTGCACACCATTACAATGCCAGGAGTGTCTGAGTACATGATGTAATACAGGCCGTTCTGCTTGTTGAAGTAATAAGTGTCGTATTTTAATTCTTTAGCCATTATCTTCTTCCTCTACCTTTTCTTTTCACTGTTTTCTGAGGTTTCTCTTTTTCATCATCTGCATTAAACATATGCATAAGGTGCGTTTGAGAATTTCTACCAAGGCCAGGTTTCTTCAGAGGATTGTAATGCTCATCTGTATCAATCTCTATGAAATCAATCTCGCCTTGTTTGTAGGGCAATTCTAGCAGAAGTTTATCGTCCTTGTCAAATGTTTTTACAATAATATTTTTCCCTTCTACAACCTCGTAACGGACCCCTGCTGTATAGAACAAGGTTCCATCACTATGATGGATCCACAGCATCTTCTCCCTCCTTCAACATTCGGTGGTAGACGTCCATAATAGCGTCGTATGCCACATCAAACCCCTGCTGACGCAACATATCCTCTAAAGGCGACTCCATCGTTGGATTGTAGCGACGAGCCACGATATCTCTATCCAGCTCGTCAAAGATGCGTTTGAAAACCTCAAACTGCTCTTTTGTCATATTCTAACCCCCATCTGCTGGCCCAGTACGCCGCTCAGGTTTTGTTACAGGACTGCTGGCGCTAGGTGCTTCCATTTTCATCTGGACCTGATCACCATCTATGAAAAGCCAGAATTCTACCTCTTCACCAGAAGAAATAATAGCATAGCCGTGGAAGAAATCTTTGCTCTCAGTCAATTTCTTGTCTATTTTCGCTTCAACACAGACTTCATTATAACCACTCAAATCGAGAGTGTGGCTCATTACCTCACATGCCACAATTTCTTGATTATGATAATCATCATTATTTTGCAAAGATGCAATTGTAAGCCCTAAACCCAGACCACAGATAAGTATGATACCCAGAGCAAGCATATACTTCGCGAACTCTACGCTGAACAAGAATTTTTTCATGCAATGAACCTCATGGCTTCAACAAACAAAAGGCCTAGCACTGCGCCAAATGCAAACCAGCACACCCCCTCTATCAACTCTTTAATGAACTTTTTCATTATGTCTCCCTAGGTACATCCTTGTACCTGATCTATTTAAAGAGTAGTTCTGCGTGGTGGATAATCAGGATTATCTGCATGATCACAACGGCGAGAACTACCCAGTTAGCTTTGTTCTTAATAATCTTATGAATTTTCTCTCCACGAGATTCAGGCAGAGCCTTAAGAACACGCTCTATTGAACGATTCATATCGTGAATAGACATTTTGAAGCTGTCAGAACCTTCGTCCTGCTCTGTCACCACATCAAAGGCGTAGTCTCGTGCATTAGCGCCAGACCCGCGAGTAACAATAAGTCGGTTCATTGACACAGAGTAGCGTGTGTTCGCTTCAACATCGTAAATATTAAGAACCTCTTTGGAGTGGTCAACTGTTGATGCCAGTTTGATCACACCCGCTTTCGTCTCAATCTTGCCTGTTTCCAGGAGCATCAACCAATGCTTCTTGTCCAGGTTCTCAAGGCAAGATCTGACGTATTTCACAAACATCTCAATCCTCCTTACCGAAAGTCAAGAAGAAATTAAAGTCATCAATCCAATCGAAATTAGAACGAACCATAGGCCATGTTTCATCACCGTGTTCTACATTATGGGCGCGATAATCCATCTCCCATATGTCGATCAGTTTGTGCATGTACTCCTTGGCCTGCTCAAGAGACATGTTGTCAGGATCAATTTTTGAGAGGTCAATCATCTTCATCGTCCTCTTTGATTTTGTGGTAAAGAACAATTGCACCTGCCAGAACAACAAAGAACAGACACACCCCAGTCAACATCTCAACCAACATCGCCTGACCCATACTCTACCTCGTCAATTAACTCGACAATCTCATGCAACAGATTCTGGAATAAAAGCTGATCAGCCAATGTCTGTGCATTATTCCGGTGCTCTTTTATAATATGGAGCACCTGCCACAACAACTGGGCATGAATGTCATTTTCCATCACCACCCCCCTTTTAATTTTCTCATGTTCTTAACCCAGTCTATTAGACCGATAAACAACCCCAAAACCAGGAAAGGCCACAAACCTGCCAACCCCAAGATGTTGTGTATATCATCGCCGTCGATACGGCGTTTGTTTTTCAGACACAGAGCTGCTAGGACAATCATCAGCAATCCTGCGACACCAAAATATAGCTCAACAATGCCCATTGTGTCAACTCCTATTTAAATTCTGTCATACTGCGGATCATCCGATCACGAGCTTTCCTGTGATGAGTGCGCATACATTCTTCAAACACTTCAGAGATAAATCTTGAAATGTAATCTCTTTCAGCTTTAGTTAGGAGTTCTTCCTCTTCTATTTCGACAGTTTTGTAAGCGTATAGACCACATTCGTTGTAGCCTTCATAATAATTCACAGCAATTTTAACAGGCAGGTCATGACCTTCAAGAGTGAACGGTGTTACCCGACGCTCTGGGTGGCCTGTTTCCACACCTTCAACAAAATAAAGCGTATTATCATCAAATGCTTTGTCCATGCAAGCCACAAAAGCAGCTACTGCCTCAGAAACACCAGCGATAAAGTAAGCGTATTTAGCTTTAGCCATCATAATTTGATGACGTTTTACATCTGCTTCAGTATGCTTTCCTGAAGCATAGTAGTAATATGTGTGGATCTTATCCGGTGATACGTAAAAGTCTTTCCAAGTGTACAGTAGCTTGCTCATAGTGGTCACTCCTCAACTATTTCGAACCCTAAACCGCCATGCTCCGGGAGCGGCAGAAGGGACATGTAGTAGGTGTATCCGGGGGATATTCTTCCCTCTTTTGCACCTGCCTCTAACAAGTCAACACCACGAATTATAACGACTGTTGGATCGGTTGTCAAGCGTTTACAGGGAACAATTTTGCCAACACAATCACAAAGTGATGGGTAACCGTGGTCAGTAAGGAATTTTACTTTCATTTGAACCTCCTGAAAGGCCTTCCATGGCAGGCTAAAGAAACTTACTGAACTGTTTTCGGAGCTACCATCGACAATTCTTCAAGAGCGAACAGCTCGTTACCCACAATGATATCTTCTTTTTCACAGTTTTCAGGATCTTCTGCGTAAATCAGGGCTACTTCATCAAATTTGCAACCTACACGATTGCCTTTGTTGTCTTCCATCTGCATACGAGGGTGTTCAGTCATGCAGATATAGCCGTCTGTTCCAACAGTACCTTCCATAGGTTCCTGGCCTGCTACCAGAATCAGGATTGTTGCGCCTTTAGGAACAAAACCCATCACTTGAACAGTGTCGCCAACAACACTTTCGCCGAAATGAGTTTTCTCAAACATTGTGTCTTTCACCACTGTGGCGAAATCACCGTTCACTTCTTTCTTACCAGCTTCATCTGTTACGATTTCGATTTTCATCGTGGACTCCTGTTATTTCCAAGTGTTCATGTATTGTATTAAATCTTGCGCATCTCTGCCATGATCCAGATCATAAATCTCATCAGCCGGAATCATGGCAATCAATCTTTGGAAGTGCTCATCCTTACGCAACATATCAAGACACCGCCAACCACTGCCTTCCGGCTTTCCATTTTGTGTGATGAACAGCTCTGTGTAATGTTTGTTTTTGCGGAACCAGATGTTGAATTTAACGTAAGCCATACGCACCTCCGATGTTGTGAATAGTAGCACACCTCTCTTACCATGTCAACATCAAAAACACAAATACAGCATCTTTTTCTGGGTTCATCCCAACCACATCCACAGATATGCCACCCGATCTTAGGTCAGCTATCATGTGTGGGATGTAATCGGACAGATGATCAGGGATTTTTAGCGTAAACGAGCATCCCAGAAAGCCTGCTACGGCCTTTTCTTTAGCTGTAGCTACAACTGCATCATAAAGCTCGTTCATCTCCTTGGGGAGCGTTACAGGAGCTTTCATGGCTAAGCTATGTAGCGTATCTCTGGCGTTCTTCATTATTCTGGTCCTATCCACATAAACGGTGGAAGTTTCAACAGGTCCTGTTTGTCCCACACAAAAAATGCATAAGCCTGCCCATCAGTTCTGCCGTTCTCCTGGAAGGATGGACGCTTAGCAATTGTGATCACTGTTGTTGGTTGGTGAGTTTGCCACCACTCATAACGTGTCTTTGACTCAAGGAAATTAAGACGTAGTAGCATGATCACCACATCAGCATCTTTCAGGCCTTTCTCTATAAACTGCTGAGCATGAGAGAAGGGCGGGTTAGTGACAATGCAGTTCACATGTGGGTAATCTGTTTCCAGGTAGTCTACACCTTCCTGAATTTCTCCCCATGCTGATCCAAGTGGCATATTGCTGTAGAACGACCCTGTAGCACTATTCCGACATGGCTCCATAAAAGTGAAGTCATCAGGAAAGTCAATCAGCTCGAATAAAGCATCAGCCAAATATTGTGGGGTGACGTATTCATCGTAAGGCTTGCGTTCGCTATCCGGTTTACGAGCACAGGTCATTATCAAATCTCCAGATCAAAAAAGCCCTCCGAAGAGGGCTTTGAGTTATATTAATTAGCCCAGAAGTTTATCATGCAGGTCTTTACCAGCTTTGATAATTTTCTTAACCAGGCGTCCACGGTTGTTGTCTTTAACTTCAATTTCTTCACCAGTTAAAGCACCATGTAGCTGAACGAGAATTTCACGAAGCTCTGCAACAGTGAAATCTTTCAACTCTTCTTCACTCAGAGTAGCCACATTCAGTTTGAAGTTACGACCATCGTCCATCAGTAGATTCAAATAAACATCTTTCGGATGATCTTCTTCTTTATCTTTAGCTTTCGCTTCATGGATAGCTTTTACCAGCTCTTCCATAGAATTGCACTGGTGAACTTCTGGAAGACCTTCTTCACCTAACACACCACGATCTTTGTTGAAAGGTAAAGCCTGCTGACCAGACTGAATACGTGCAATGTTTTCTTCATCGAGAATGATTGCACCAGTACGTTCAGCGATCTCTTCTTCGTTCAACCAGACTTGACCACCCCCTTTGATTTTTGCAATCTCTTCTTCAGTCAGAACACCAGTGTACATTTTATCAATCAAACGGTCGAAATGACGTTTGAAGAAAGTTACCTGATCGTGCATGTTAGCACCGTCACCGTAAGTCCCACCCTGATAGTTGTGGAACATAAATTCGCAGTTAGGAGATAAAGTACGTTCTTTTGCACCTAACCACAGGATAGTACCAGCAGAGCAGACCATACCTTCAGCGTGAGTAACTACATGGCCTTGAGATTCACGCATTGCCTGGAGATAAGCCATAGCAATGTTAACGCAACCTCCCGGGCTATTGATGATAATACGTACAGAATCATCAGGTTGCAACATACGGATCAGTTGTAGACGAGACAGATGGTCCTGCAAGTCTTCTAAATCGTCTATATACAAAACATGATCCATAACCGGAGCAGGATAGCTGTATGTTTCCATGATGCCACCAGGCATACCAAACATTTTGTTCTGCATCGGTTCTACTGCTTTCTCGTTGCGTTCAGGCTGACGACGATTGTTATAAAATTTGTTCATAATAGCGGTCCTTATGTGAGGGGTAGACTTGTTGTAGCGTTACTACATCACCACCTTATCTTGCTACAACGTATTTGTAAGTGTTGTCGTTCTCTGGAATTCCTGCAATATCAACAATGTACCAGATTACACCATCTATGTCAACCTTTTCTCCAACAAATTTTACTTCACTTGTGAAATACTCCATAGACTCTGTGAACATCTTGTAAGATGAGTTTGTCAAGATTGCCACACTTTCTACAGACCCGTCAGGATTCTTAATCCATGCATTACGTGATCCCTTGTTGGCTACAATATAACCTTCACCTTTAGGGACAAGGCAATACACTTTGTTAAGTCTTTCTTGCAATGTTAGAACTCTCTTTTCTGCCATACTTCGTTCTCCTTTTGATGGGGATAACTATAACAGAAAACAAAACTCTTGTCAACATATTTTTGAGGGGCCGAAGCCCCTCGTTGAAGGTGATTATTCAGATACCGGAGTCCAAATTTTATTTTTACGGTCTTCGATAAGGTTAAGTGCAATCTGGCGACCAATACCAGAACGAACAACATCATCTGGACTATCGAAATCCACCATACCAACTTCTTCATCAGGGTGGCGAGTAAAGAAGTCAGTAACCCATGCTAGGCCAGAACGACCTGCAATATCACGTTGCGAGTTATCACCCATGATTACCAACGTGGCCTGGTCTGAAACACGAGTGATGATCGATAACATTTCTTCCGGTGAAGTTTGCTGTGCTTCGTCGATCAGTACAAAGCAGCGTTCGTCGAAAGAACGACCACGAATTGATTCAACTTCACAAATCTCAATCCGGCTGTTTTGACCATCACCCAGCATAGCTGCAAATGCACCACCACCAACCTGACGGCGAATAGTGTCCATCATGCTACGCAGATAAGGCCAAAGTTTCTGCATCGCATTACCAGGTTTAAACCCAGAAGTTTTACCAGTCTGAACATATGGACGTGCAACAATAATCTTGTCAATCTCATTTTTACGCAGCTGTTGCCCTGCAAAAGCTGAGGCCATAAATGTTTTACCGCTACCGAACACACCGTTTACGATAACAATCTTCTTAGTCTGTAAGAAGTGCAGATACAACCCCTGTTTCTTGTTGAGAGGACGTATAGCTGGAGCATTGTACTCACGTTCTTCAGCAAATTTTTCCGCAGCGTGTTTCATACGCTCAGTTTTACGAGCCTCTTTAGCATCTTCACGCATACGACGAGTTTCGCGACTTCTGCCCATTTTGGGACTCCTTAGTTGAGGATAATCGGGGAATATTGTTTCAGACCGCTACACTTCAGCACCGCACGGCCTAATCAACGGCTGTTTTCTTGAATCATCCCAGGAGTTCAGTTAAAGATTGATCAAGTCTGGCTGCTACACCTTGTACACGAATGTTAAGTTTCTCTGTGTGGATTAGTTCTTCCAGTTCTTTCACGGAGAACTCTCCAGCCATTGCATCCACCATAATCTCCTGCACTTTGGCCTGAGTTTCAGCTAACAATGCTTTTTCAAGCTGTTTGGCTTTTGCTTCCAGGTCTTTCATCAAGCGAGGATCAGTAGATTTTTGCAGTAACAGGCGAATACCTTCCAGTTCAAACTGAATACTTTCAGCATGGCCTGCCATCATGCGTGGGAATACTAAATCCACAAATTCCTGAGCCAAAGCTCTACGTTTGTCCACATTGATTGGCATTATTCTTCGTCCTCTTCTTTGGCTTTACGTTTTGCTCTTTCAGCTTCTTCATGTTTACGCCGCCGTTTAAGCTCCAAGGCCATTTCTTTTTTCAGAGCTTTTTTCAGCATTTTCTTAGCCATCTCAAGGCTCCTCCTTTGTTTTGTTGAGTTAAGTATAGCAAAGTTTACTGGGCTTTGTCAACCAATCTTTTAATACCACATATCGTTTGCTTACCTTTCAATCAACCTTATGCCAGATACCATCTTTCTTGACATAAAATGACTGGTTATCGCTACCTCTGAAGGGTTTCTTCGTTGGCAGGTCTTTCTCATATCTGCCATCGATAATCATGTCAGCAAGGCATTCTACCTGTGCACGCACCCAAATCGGTAGTTCTTCCAAGACGTAGCCAGTATACACTAAAATTGTCTTCTTGTCACCAAATTTCTTACGGATTTCTCGCATTACTGAAAGAATGCCTTCCACGTTATAAGGTGCAAGAGGTTCACCACCGAGGAAACTAATTCCTTCGATGTAGCTATTATCCAGATCTTTAAGTATTTTGTCAAGATGTTTTTCGGTAAACAATGTACCTTTACCCTGACTCCAATATTTTTGATTGAAGCACCCAGGACATTTATGTGGGCAACCAGACACCCACACTGCCACCCTGATACCTGGCCCCTCTGTATAAGAGGCTAGGTCATATCCTACTATGTTCATCTTCCTACCTCTAAAAAGATGCACATCCTTGTGCATAGTTGGTAAATTAATCACCGTCTAGCAACATACAGTGATCACCACGCCCAACATGTTTAACCCTTTCTATAACTTCCTGCTGTTTGCCATTATTGAATGGGCGAGCGTTAGGTGCGCTTAAATAGCCGGATACACGTCTGATTACAGAAAGTGTTGCCGGATCATGATTGCCACATTCTGGGCATTCAAAACCTTTTGTTGTTGCCTTAGCTTCGCCTTTGAAACCACACTTCATACAAAAATCAACAGGTTGATTTACACCAAAGTACATTATGTGCTGGTAACCAAAGTCAACAAGGGCTTCTAAAGCGTCTAGGTTATTTCTCAGGTTAGGTGTCTCAATGTAGCCAATGTTCCCCCCGTTCGAGATTACGGCAAAACCTTCTTCGTACAGCCATTTGTCGAATGGCGATGTTTTCAACCAAACTGGCTGATGAAACGAATTAGTCAGGTATTCGCGTTCATGTTCCAATACATCTGGGTACATGCGATCCAAACATGTTGCAGCTTTGTAACAAAGACTTTCACTCGGAGTACCGTACAGGCTAAAACCTAATCTGCTGCGCTCTTTGAACTCGGCGCATTTGTCTTTCATATGCTGAAGGATACCCAGAGCAAGGTTTTTGTCACCTTCTCTACCAAGGATCTGGCATGTTTCATACACCCCGATATACCCAATACTGATTGAAGCGTACCCGTCATAGAACAACTTGTCAATAGTTTCTTCGGGGTCTAGACGAGCAAGAACACCTTCACACCACATGATCGGGTTCTGACCTGCTTTTGTCCCTTTCAAACGGTTCACACGTACCATATGGGCCTCATATGCCAGCTCAAGATATTCATCAAGAACAGCATAGAAGTTTGTGCCATCTGTCTTAGCTTTTGCTGCGATCATCGGTAGGTTGAGGCTAACAACACCGAGATTGAAACGACCAAGGTATTTTTCTTCACCCGTTTGTTGGTCAACGTATTTAGAAAGGTAGCTTCTACATCCCATGCTCGTGACATTACCTTTCGTTGAGCCTGTTACTTTACGATTCAAAGGAACAGAAACAAAGTCAGGATAAATGCGCTCTGCTGCACACTCCATAGCGAGCTGTTTAAGATCGTAGTTCGGATCCCCCGGATTCATGTTCACACCTTCATCAAGGAAGAACAGAACTTTAGGAAATACCGGAGTGATATGATCCTCACCAATACCACCTTTATGAACCATAAGGTAGTTTTTGGTAATCATTCTCCCAAATTTAGAAGTATCAAGACCTAAACTAATAGTCAAAAACGGAGTCTGCCCGTTGGTACTAGTTAAGGTATTGATTTGATAAAGGAAACACTGCATACTGTCGTACACATCTTTCTCTGTCATCTCATCTGCGACACTTTCCGGTAAACCGTATTTCTTACAGAAAGATAAGTTTTTATTATGTGTTTTTTCTACATAGGGGACAAGGTAGCGATCTATGTGGCTATATGTCTGCCCACCATATTGCCCACCAGAAACAGCAGCTGAAATCTGTGAAAGAACTGTTGCAGCTACATTAATAGAATTGGGTGTTCCTATAGTTGCGTTACCTATTGTAAATCCATGCTCCAGCATGTCTGGATAGTTTACAAGACAGCAGTTTGTCAACGGACTGATAATATAGTCAAGATCGTGCACATGTATAAAACCATCGGTATGCTCTTTAGCAATATGCTCCGGCAGGATCTGTGTCACAGCTAGGTGCTTGCTTAAAATCCCAGCCAGCAAATCCCGATGGGTGTGCACATGCTTGGTGGGTTTGTTAGCATTCTCTTTGGTAAATTCGTCACATGATTGGTCAAGGAAACCATTAACATCTGCCAATAGTTTACCACCAGCTTCCCTGTTGTTATCACGGGTTTTACGGTACTCAATGTAAGCACGAGCAGCATCAAGATAACCGTAGCGCATCAAAGTGTTTTCCACCATTGTGTGGATTTCAGGTACTGTTATCTCCTCTTCGTGCTGAGCATAACTCTCCAATTCAGAAACAATCTCGTCAGCAATAAAATGTGCTGCATGGAATGCTCTCACCGTGTCAGCCCCAGATGCCTCCAGGGCTTTACGTGCAGCTTCCACAATTTTACGAGCATCAAAAGGTTCTGTTGTCAGATCTCTCTTGATTACGTTTAACACAGCAAAACTCCTCTAATTTTTATCATTGATAATCTTTCGGATCACCAATGCCAAACTCTTTTTCGGCGATATCCGCATCGGTGTCCTGCATTTGAGCTTCCATCTCTTGTCTGTCAAGTTCTTCCATTATGTTGATAACTTTTCCTTTAAATTCATCGAAGTAAACATCGTCACGCAGTCGGTTATCATCTGTGAGGCCATTGAACCACAACCATCCAACATATTCTGCACGACTACCAAAACCTCTTTCTTCCCATTTTTTACTCATTTTGCCCTCTATGTTATGCTTCAAGTCCAAACAGTTTTTCAAGACGTTTGAAATCGTCAATGTCGAAAGGCTCATCTTCACCTATAGACATTTGTTGTTCTTTGTCCTGGCGTTTTGTGTACTTACGGACATTCACACGGTCTTCAACCGGAATATCGTACGGCAGATCTGAAACCAGTAATGCATCTTCTGGTGCTTCTTCTACGTCAAGAATATCCACACCACGATAAATTTCTGGATACAGAAAATCTTTCCGCATTGTGCCAGCAAAGATATCTGCTTTACGATAATGTGTGGTTTTGTTTTTACAACGGACGTTCTTACCTTTCATCACATCTATGTTCTTGAGGTCAAAACCTACAGCGTAGAGTGCAGCTCGTAGCCCGTTTCTTGTCTTCAGATTAACACCTGGCAACTGTGCCAGAAAATCAAGGGTCACAGAGATAAATACTTTCTTAGGTGTCATCATATCGCTCATTTCTGTCTCTCCTTGAAGCCGTCTTTTGGGCGAGACGAACTTCTATTTTACACTATATCTTGTGGTTGATCAATTACAAATTACCTATCGCTGGGGAAGGTTTTGCCTATCGGCACTTTCTTACCCTGATATGATACTCGTTCTCTTTTGTCATGTCAATGTCTGCTTTAAACACCAAGTAGCGATTGAGCATTTCTTGGCACATATCATGATTAATCCTGTTGGCAAAGACCAACTTTCCGTCCTTATCCCGCACTTCAAGCCAGTCACCTTCATGCACTACAGGATCACCACCTTTCGCACACCGACTCATGGTTACTCCAAAATAGTGTCCATGAAGTCTTCGATATCATACCAGTCATCTGCCAAGCAGTCAACTGGGTTAGTCAACTCATAAAACTGTTCGTACGGAGTTTTCATTTTTATCAGGATCGTTTTAGCTGGATCAAACTGATTAAAGAACTCATTACGGTCATCTATCATCACATCACAATTAATGTTACCTTTGAAATGTGTGGCATAGAAACCGTGGCCCTGTGAGTGATCATCAAGGTCCATGAAGTCCTGAGTCCAACGCTTCAGGAAGCGAACTTTTGAAGCCTGATGACCTTTGTGGCACATCGAGATAAACGCAATCTGGTGGCCCTGTTTAACCCATTTCTTAAGAACATCCATTGCATGACCATATGGACGAAGACGATCATACAGGTATGGATCCTCCCAGAAATCTTTAGGTTTCAGCATATGTTTACCAGGTTCAGGGAAGTATTTACCCAGATCGTAGAACAATCTGCCATTCTTAGGATGCTCCTCTGGCAGAGTGAAATCACCATTCACTCTGTACATTGCTTCCATCCAGTTCCACCATGCACCATCTGTAGGAACAAGTGTGAGATCAACATCAACGCCGATTAACATACTGCTACTCCTCGAATTGTGTGCCCTCTTTAACTGCAAAGAAGACTTCTGCTATCGTTTCCGCACATTCTAACGCACGTCCCTCCTTGTTGTCAATATCCATTTCGTAACCCCGCACACTATTTAGAGCTAAGTTCAGGTATGAGCGGGAGTCGATACCCCAACCGTAGCCTTCTCTGTGCACACGGACCAGCATAAAATCACCACCTGTGCTGTAAGCATACTCAGAAAGACGCTCAACTTCCTCTATGAAGCCTCCGTCTGAATAGATGATTACTCCTTCGCCTTCAGGATAATCTTTTCTCAGAGCATTAACTGCTGCGTCTCCAAAGGCATGTTTACCGAACATAGGTTTAATCAAATCTTCGGAGCAGTGGATCATCCACTCCCGTGGGGAAACATGCTTGCCATCAATCATCAGGTAGGGGCTAGGCTCCTCTTTGTAATGGCGATCATAGATTGCAGCCCAAAGTTGTGGGGTAATCCCAGCTGCCTTAATTGCGACAGAGAACAACATCTCTTTCACTTCACGATGAGCAGCAGGAATACCATTCTGATCCATAATGCCTACCAGCAGATCCGCAAGGTAATCTTTGCCAGACTTCATCGGGGCATTCAAAACAATCACATCCATAATAATCACCTACTGCTGAACAATTCCAAACCATGATGCCGGAAACATACCGAGGTATCTGTTCATACCGTGAGGAAGATATACCAGCATATCGCAACCGACCTGCTCAACCAGGTAGACACAGCCGATCTGCAAAGTTTTATCAGCATCTTCTTTTAGGCATTTCGCTTTTAACATTATCCACTCCTGAGGGGCAGAAGCCCCTCCAGCTTTTGTCAGATGATCTGAATCAACGTTTCTTTCATTTCTTCGCGTGTGCGGATGTTACGACGATCACGAGCGATTGAACCGCAGTCATTACAGCGATACACTTCGAACTTACTTACCTGGGTGTAAGCATGAACACCATCTTGTTTAGTCAGGTGTACACCACCACAGCGTGGGCAACGCAGCACAGGTTCTTCGTCCTGATAGTACAGTGACAAATTTGGATGCTGTTTCGCAAACGGACGTGCAAGCAGGTACAACCCTTCCAGAGAGAGGATATCCCCTACGTTGTATTCACGCATTTTAGCAAATGCATTCAAGTCCCCGTGCACACAATCTACCCACATCTGGAAAGTATGATCCATGAGTTTCTGCTGCTCAAGTTGGAAATATTTGCAAGCGTATTCCAGCGTGTTAGCGTTCAAGTGGAATGCTTTCTTAATCATCTTCAGCGTATCCACTTCTTTGTACGGCGATACTGGTGGCATGTTATGAAAAGCGAACCGCATATTCCCCCAACCATCATCAAATGGGGCGTTATGGGCTACAGCTATATCACAAGTATCCATATAATACCACAAATCTTCGATCAAATCGTGATCGTTGTGGATATCTTGTTGCCACATAGGGTAATCTGGCAAACCACAGTCTACAACAGTGGGGCTGTCAAGCCATTTACCTGCAAACGTCAGCATGTATGGCAGTATTTCAATCCCAGCAGGTTGAATGTTTGTTTTATAATGACCAAAAAACCAACCACAGGTTGGGGAGGTTTCTGTATCGTAAATCCAGATTTTAGCACCACGGTTTTCTTCCAGGAAACGCTCAGCAGCTTCGCCAGCAATCTCATTAAAGTTAGCCTGGGCTTTTTTCAGTTGTAGACGAATCCAGCTTTCACGAGATTCTTTGCCTAATAACTCACGAGCTATCTGTCTATTGGTCCAGCCTTGAGTTTTAAGCTCTACAATTTTTTCTACTGTTAAATCAGCCATTTCATTATCCTTAGTAGAATCGTACGATATCCTGAACTTTGAAGTCCCGATACTCGCCTTTCTCTATGTCAAAAGCGTGCATCAGATAACAATCTTCAGGATGCCACTGCGTTTTTCCATAAAAGAATTCCGCATTCGATATGTCTACCCTTCTGGTAGACTCTTTGCCTTTCCAATTCACATAGCGAAAAACAAGCTCTGTTGTTTCTGCGCAACCTTTTTGATCAAAAACTTTTAAACCCTTAAGTGAAGAGATGGTTTCCAGAATATCTTCTTTGTTAATACCCCGCTCTTTAAGAAGTCTTACATATTTTGCTGCAAAAATTGCCTTAGAAAGTTCTCTGTAGGCCCCCAGATATACATAGCTCTCTTTTAAAAGCACCTGTACCCTATACATTAAGGGTTTTCTACTCCCCCTGCTTGCATATTCCGCATACACCCCCGGAGTACCACATTCCTCCACACGTTTGGTGTTAGCTATCCCTCCGTAGGTTTTTAATTGTTCCTCTGCAAGCTCCCTTGCAGCTTTTGCCTCTTCAAAAGTTAGGAATGAGCCTAAATTGTAAGTCACACCATCTACGCAGATGTTTGCTCTCCATCTGTCTCTATCTTTCCTATAAGATACCCCACGACAACCAGATGTATTGTGTGCCCACATATTGTGCTGCTTAGGTATGGATCTATTTTCTCTTGCAGGTATTCTTTCTAGATTCTCTATTCTGTCGTCCCCTCTTATACCATTTATATGGTTGATCTCCCACTTGCGTTCCCCTATACATCTTGCATCTGGATGAAACATTTCCCAAATAACCTGATGCCGTCTGTAGTATTTGTTGTTATAACGCCCCCTATAGTAACCGTCTTTTCCTCTGTATGTGAAAGCCTCCTCTCCTGCATTTGCTACTATAACGTTCCCATTGCGTCCGGTTCGAATCTCTATTTTCCAAAAAATTTTACCATCTCTATACTCAAAAATATTACCCCAGTCTATACCACCTCTAGTCTCTCTGATCTCCGACATAAAAGTCTCTCTCCTCTGTATACTTGATAAATTCCTGCATGTAAGCCTCTATAGCTTCATGTTTGGTTAGGTCTTCAGGTATGTCCAGATTAAGGTCTTTCTTCGCTCTAGCGATAATTGTGGCCTTAGAACATCGCCTTAAGAACTTAGTCATGTCATCTCTGTAATTCTTGTGGAACGGGAGATCACTGTAGTCATTTTCAAGATAGTCAGCCATCCGGCGCAGCGCCTCTGATAGACTACAATCTGTGTACTCTGCAACGTATTTCATCCAGTATTTTGTGATATACCCCTCCCAAGTATTCACACACTGTGATAAAACACCTCTACAGTGTCCGTCTGCATGGTCATGGTCAAGTACTGGTTTGCGAAGTGGCTCGCCAAGTACAGGATCCAGACCACCCTGTTCCTCAGACATTTCTTCCCGCAAAGCTGCAATTTCTTTTGAATCCTTTAACCACCTGCACGTTACAGGGGCTTTCACAGCTTTGCGTCTCACTTTTACCTTGCGCTTCCTGATATACCCTCCCACCAACAATAGCCTATCCACAAAGCATCTGCTACGTCAGCCTTGCCCATAGTCAGGTTCATACCATCAAGAAACCCAGGCCACTTCCTTTCAGCAGCGGCGATCATAAGTTTCTTGTCCATTTTCACTTGCTTCGTAATAGTATGCTCTTTACCGGAACGTTTGTCAACCTTTATTTCTTCATAAAAGGCAAGTTCTGGTGGTAAAAAGCTATGAGCCTGCTTTTTAGCAGCCGTTACGTTCACTGTGTGGATTTTAGATATGTCTCCGAGCGTCTTCAACATGGTAAGCTCAATAGCGTAGAACAGACCTGCCAAATCCTTGCCAGCGTTACCACGGGCAAGGTTGAAAGGTAAGTCTTCCATCACAAAGTGGTCTATCTTCCACTCTTCAGCAAGTGCAGCTATTTGTTCACATAGCCACTGTATACGCTCAACGGTAAAATGGGCTTGATAAGCCCCCTTTTTCACCTCTTTGGCACAACTGTCTGCTGTCTTAAAGACAGTTTTGTGTAACGGAACACCGTCCTGCCATATACAACAGGCCGAATGTGTTAATGATTGGTCAACAGAAAGTAAAATCACTGTCAACTCCTTATACCACAGGATCGAAATCCCTCAACAAATTGATAACTATTCTCATCTGGTCTTCGTAGAATCGAGGGTGTACAGCCCCGTCATCATACAAATTCTTCCCCAGACCAATCTCAGATTCTTCTGTGAGACAGAAGCCTTGTTGTGTAAGCACCATAGCACCTTTATTCACCAGGTGCTGAAAAGCCAGCACAATGTTATTGGCAATCTTTGAACGACTCCAACCCATCCTGTGAAGGATCGTCTCCAGAGGAATCAGTTGTGGATCTGGTTCTTTATATAGCTCCTCCTCCCGAAGCAGGATTTGAGGAAGGTTGTAAGCCTGCTGCACCCTGCATAACAGGTTTACCCTCTGCTCTTCATCGAGTTCGAGGATATCAGAAGCCCCCTTCACGAACAGCAAAGCCTCTTCAAGACTTGCCATATCTTGAGGATTCATATCCCGCTCCTGTGTATTAGTCAAAGTAGTGTGTACGTGGGCAACTACCAGCCTCACCATCTTTCACCAACTCATACACTTCACCTTGGCTTGTTTCATAGATACAAACTTTCTGCCCGTTGCCACGATAAGTGTCCACAAGGTAAGCAGTATCACCTGCCAATGCAGAACCTGAAGCAAACACAACAGCAGAAATAAAGACAGCCCACAGTGTTTTCATAGTGCCCTCCTCTTTATCAACAAGCTAAGTATACCAGAAACAAAGCAGGCTGTCAAATAAACTTAATCTGTGACCACACCTCCAGCCTTTTTAAACACAGCTATCAGTTTTTCAATCTTCTGTTCATGCTGATTATACCCAGCACCAGGAAGTGAGGCCCAGCGTGATCTGCATTTATACACTGCACTATGAATACGCCCTGCATAAATATCATCCAGAGCTTTACACTCTTTAATCAGCTGGATAGCAATTTTATCCTGGCTATCAGGGCCGAAATCCGGTAATTTAAGCTGCTTCATATAGTGCTTAGCAAACTTCTCTAAAATCTGATAACGACCAGCTGCGGAAGAGGTCAGTCTTGGGTTCAATTTAACATACACACCTGGATGTTTGCTATAATCGTAGAACAATTTGCCGCCAACTATAACATCGTACCCATGATTGTTTGTTGGCTGACGACCATTATCTGTTCCTTCTGAGTAGGCGAGCATGTCCAGGAATGCCCGTAGTTGTGTGTTTTTATCCATAGTCTCCCCCTTAACAATGGTTATTCCATACTGGAAGTGCGCCTGTCATATTGTAGGCCTCCTCCAAAGTTAACAATCTGCCCCATAGATCCCAGCAACAATCCATCTGCCTGCCATAGCACTCCGTCCCTGTACCATGATTGTGCCCGTACAGCTGCCTTGCACCGTAGCGTTTCTTATTCCACGTAGCAAACTGGTAGTGGCTCATGCAGATCAGATCTTTGAAGTCTCGGCATTCGTAGTAGTCAACAACTTCATGACCGAACTCTTTCATGATCCGTACTGTGGTTTCGGTATCATGATTCCCTCGGACAAGAACAATATGACCGTTCATAATATCTAAGAAATATTGCAAATCGTGTGCGATATCTTTGTCCTTAGCGCAACAAATATCCCCCAAAAGGAACACAGTATCATCAGGAGATACTTGATCATTCCACGTAGTGATAATCCCCCTGTGCATAGAGTCCAGATTACCTTTATATTGACCCCTGTGTTTTTGTGATGAATCAAATTTAAGAACGTTTTTATGTAGTAGGTGTAGATCTGCTGTTACGAATTTCATTCTTCTGGAACCTCCTCCCCATCCCACGCTTTATCCTTGAAAAGCACCAGGGAGTATGCTGGACCAGTCGCATCTTCCTGCACACTGGTGAACACACATAATTTTTCACCCTCAATTATCTCACAATCTCTATTCAGAGTCAATGCGAAAACATGATCACTTGCAAAATCATCTGTGCAAAGAATGAAAGCATAATCATTTTCATCGTACAAGCGCCACATCCCTGTGGCTACGATGAACGTCGGCTTGAGCTGTGTTACGCCAACTTTATGCTCGTCTTCGAACACAGCTGCCATGATTGCTAAATCACCGCCATCGATTTTATTCATTTAATAATCCCCACTCTACGTAAAGTCGAAGATAAAGAAGTTTTGTCATTGAAAACACGTTTCATATAAACAGCGTCGAAAATAACGCCCATCCACTGACCAACTGAAATGTCACGCTCAATGCCGTTAAAGTCGGTGTATTTTACCCGCCCAGCAGGGAACCAATCTTTGTACTGCTGGATCGTTGCTTCCCATAGCTCCAGTTCGCTCTCGCATACAGATAACAACTGGAATGCAGAAGCATCACCGAAGCGGCCTTTAGCAATCAATCCCTGATAGGGTTTGATGTTATCAGCAGTATCCCCACATAACATCTGGTAGTGGAAGAACATCTGGCCCCAGCCACCAACATCTCCGTTCGGCTTCATGTAGATGTGACCTATAGAATCGTCGATCAGCATCGGTGTTTCACGAACAAAATCACCTTTGTCATTACGCATCGGATCGAACAGCAGACCAGGGGTCTGGCGTTGATCTTTATCAATACTGATCACTAGTTTGTCGAATTTACCTGTCTGTTGGTAATGCAGCCAACCGGAATATTGCTGGATTGCCAGCCAGTCGTCAGCTTCCATACCGTCGATCACCTGTGCATTGAAGTGCTCTCGCAGGTATCTACGTGCATCAGGTAGCATCAAGGGTCGCAACATGTCAGCCCTGTTGGCCTTGTACTGTTCAGGCATGGGGAGATCAAGACGGAAGTTTCCTTCTCCCCCAAGCACACCAACACACCTTTCAACAGGGATACCCAGGTGGTTGAGTACAGCGTTAGCTTTGCATTTCAACGTGTGGAGGCAATTCTCAACAGGCTCCGGTGTCTGTATATCCAGCACATCGAAATCCTCACGGGTCCAGGGTACAAATTCCTTACCCATTTTCTTGCAACGTGCTTCACGGTTAGCATTCTCAGCTTTCAGCCAACCACCAACAGCTTTTTTCTGTCTGCCCCAGAACTCCGTCCGGGTCTTGAACTCTTTCTTGTGGCCTGATGCTTTGTGAGTAACCTCGATGGTTCGTTTCTCACAGCTTGCAGCAGCCTGGTAAGCTACCTGATCAAAGTCGTAGTAAACTTTAGCATCCGGTTCAAGAAGATCTTTTAACTCCTCGATAGAGGTAAGTAATGGGTAGTCTCTCAAAGTATCCTCCTGTTATTTACCACTATAAATTCTATTGAACAGCACATCATCACCGTTGCCAAGCATTTCACCATAAGCATCACCAAACCTGCCAGCAATAGCTTCAAGCGGGTACAGCACTGTTTTATCAAGTTCAACCAAAGCCATACCGTAGCGCTCTGCATAGTGTTTTAGTGCACGGTGCAATGAGTCATCATCGTATTGGGATTTTTTAACATCACAAACTTTTCTAATAGCTCGCATATCAAAGAAACCTTTCTGATACCATTGCAGCATCAGTTGCTTGTGCTCATCAACAGTAGTTTCTACATCATGCAACACCTCATCAAGAGCATAGCCCTCTTTTTGTGTGGAGGATTTACCACACTTAATGTAATTACCATCTTTACGTGGGGAAATTGTTTCATGTTTCTTCTCCTCCTCTTCTACGGGAGGTTTAAGCCACAGGTCGGGGTGTTTGCGATCCTTGATATCTGAATGGTTTCTCTGATAGCCATGTGCCCATGTGAACGTTTTACCAGGAATTTCGTATTTTTTGGCGAGTTCTTCACGATCTTTATCATCTGTCACTTTCATAGTAGTCTCCGTGTGCAATTTTCAACGATCAAAGCCAGGGACTAGCCCTGGCAATTGCTATTACAGTTCATCAACATCCATGAAGCTAGAAGGCTTCATGATCTTACCTTTTCCGTCAAGGAAGATGAAGCGTTTTTCACCTCTGTATGAGATTTCTGAGCAAGTGAAACCAGTATAACGCCCTTCGAATCGGTTTGTCAACTCTTTTAGCTCCAACCCGACCAGTGACGGAACATCCACCTGCACAGGAGGAACACCGTGTGCTGCACGAAGATTCTGTAATGTGGCAAACTTACTATCATTTGACTCCAGAACTTTTTTCATCATGCCTTCAGTATCACCACGGAGCTGGAACAGCAGAGCAGTTGACATACGGCAGAGTTTGGCAACGTTCATTGACTGATGTTCACCCGCCATCGCACGACTAAGGATATGCATAAACGTTCCGATTTCAAACTTATTATTTGTGTCGCGCTCGAACAAATCTTTCCAGTCTAGCGTTTCACGGAGCAAGTATCCTGCGTAGCTTGTCACCACGAAGAGATCACAAGCCTCCTTCATCAAATGATCAAGATCACCTTCATCAATTGCTTCCAGTACCTCGTTGAACTCCTCTTCTATAAAACTTAGTTGCAGGTCGAGAGGTGTTAACTTACCACCCTTAGCATGTGCAGCAGCCAAGTTCCATTCTCGTACGTGATCAGCAGCCCATACGAAGTTATCACTAAGTGAAAGTTCTTCCAGTTTACGGTACAGTTTAATCATTGTTGTGAGCCTCTCTTCGTTCAAGTTTAGCAATCAATACCCCTATCGACACAACCGCAACACATTTCACACCGAACTGCATAGCCATAACACCTGGCATAATCTCAAGGAATGCAACCGGGCTGAATATTAATGCGTCTACCGCAGCAGTGCAGATATTAACAATCACTATGTTATCTGTAAATCTATAAAGTATGTTGGCAGCGCCGCAGCTCGCTACAACAGCCACAAAGCAACCTATCGCGGCCTGTGTGGCAACAGGGGATACAGCCGCCGTAACCATACCAGCTATTGCCACCATGCTTATAGACCAGAATGCTCCATACTGGTGGATCACGTTGTCACGCAGAAACATGTTTGCAGCAACACAACAAGAAGTTGTGATCGGGATAACTATCCACCCCCAAACACCAACTGCAATGTTACACAATGTGAAGATCAGTATGTACAGTAATGCTTTTTGCAGCATAGGCATCCGATCTATGATCGCCATTCGACTACCCTCCTTACTCTAATGGCTCCCATGTTACAGGGTCGAGTTCGCGAGTTGAAATTCCACAAGGAAACTGAGGAAGACCGTCTTCTGTGAGAGCCTGGTACTTAAACGTAATAAATTTGCCTTTTAGATTAGCCATTCTCCAATACAATCGTTCACCGTGTGTGCCTTTCATTTTGCACTTAAACACTTTACCATTTTTCAGCTGGCAAATCAAGACACCTTCACCGTTTTTATCCTCTTCAGCACCGATAACTTTGGCCTCATCTGTGTTGAATTTCTTCCATTTCAAAGCGTTACATGAGCGTTGACCATATTCATATTCACCGCAGAAATTACGCAGCACCGTACCTTCATACCCTTCAGCCATGTAACGGCCCACTGATTCTTCACACTCTTCAACCGTGTGGAACAGTTCCGGCTCAGCAGTGAAGATGTGATCAAGATCCTCAATAAACTCTTCAATGCCAAGGAGATCTGCACAACGTCCTCGCTCTGTTTCAGGATCCCACCATACTTTGTTACTAGGGATATCAAAGATATGGTATTGCAGATCGTAGCTTGAGTAACCACCGTAACGCATGTCATCACGCACAGGTTCGACTTCCACAGGAAACTCTTCTTTGTTGAAGTTCAGATATGTTGATTTTCCTGCCTTAATAGCGGCCTGACGACGTTTTATGTCAGCGGCGTAGTCTTTATCAATCTCTGCCTGAATCTCTTCCTGTGTGCGCCAGCGTTTCGCCAGAGACACTATTTTCTGCAACGGCAGACCATGAATGTAGATCTCACCATCAAAACGACTAAAGCCTGTGCGGATACGGAGCTGTTTAAGCTGCTTGATAATGTCACCTTCGATAGGATACGATTTGTTACCACGAGAGATAAACACAGGGGTATCCCCTTCAAAGTTTACCAGCAAGCGCAGACCATCAAGTTTGTGCGATCCCCAGCACGGCAGAATAAGGGATTTACCACGTTTTAGGTAGTCATGAACCAGCATCGGAATCAGGTTTTCTTCCACCACAAGGTTGCTTTCATCTTCAACATAGCCCAGGCGAACTTGCTTCTCCCATTTGCTGGTTGCTTCCAGAACGGCCTGTTGTTCTGGGGTAGTTTCATTAGCACGACCTATGTTTTTAGCTTTGCAGATCGTCTCTTTGTACTGCATTTTGCCGTCTTTTTTACCGAACTCAACTATTACTTTTTCACCCTCTGTAAACACTTTCCACTGCTGTACGCTTCCATCCCGGTTAAGTGCATAGAGAGTTGTTTTCACTTGATTCATGTGTGGTGCTCCTGTTAATACCAAAATTCTGTTACTGTGTAGTACAACGCATCTTCACTTGTTGCACATAAGAAAACTACGTTCCATCTGCTTCCTTTTACAAACCTTTTTTGATCAACACCAGCTACTTGGTTTATCTTAACACCGTCAAGATCGCCGAGCTGGAGAACGTCGTTCGGCTGGATGTAAACCTCATGCAGGCCTTTCTTGCGCTTCAAGGCTATTACCATAGTGCTCAGGCCATGAGAAATCTCTTTGATATCATCAGGTTCAAGGTGGTGAACTCTATATGTGTACATACTACTCTCCTTATTCTGTGGGATTATTAATTATACCTAAAACATCCCTGTATTGTCAAGTAAAATAGCCCAAAGGATTACTCCTCCAGGCAACTTGCACCGTTTTCCTCTTCAAACTCATATCCGGCTACCACAAGATCTATCAGCCGGATCGCCAGACCACCATTAGGTGAATCCACCATTAAATCCCAACCTTCAAGGTAAGCGTAGTAAACCCCACCTGTTGAGAACAGGTAATCACCTATTGCTGGTGTTTTCGTACATTTTACAAACATCTGTACACCTTTTATTCGCCTTCAAAAGATTTCTCTTGCAATTGCCGATACTGCACCAGACATAACCCGCTCAGCCATTACCTCACATTCTCTCATATCTGCCGCCATGAAGTCTTCCCGACTGATCTGCTCTTTAGCCTGTTTACTTGCCTCATGGTTGAAGTGGAGGAAGAAATAGTAAGGATTTTCCTCCAGAATTTTTAACAATATTTCTTTGAGTGGGTCCCCTGCCGTATCAGCACAACAGGTGTATTCATCCACAAGATCGTTTACAGGTTGGAAGTCTACAGAAAGCCAACCACAAATGTCTTCAATGGTCGCCATTGCCTCAGCCAGGGTTGAAAGCACACGTACCCGTGGTACACTCTCCAAACCTGCAATCTCTTCCAGTTTCTTTTGCAATTCATCAATAGCGTAGCTAACAATGAGATCTGTCTGTTTTTTAAGTAATTTCATCTTAAGATCTCCCTATTTTCCAGATTTCCTTGCTACTTTCTTCGTAGCTCTGCGGCGTTTGTGGTAAATATCAAGAGCAGCGTTCTCTTGAGCACACGTCTTGACTGTTTTCAGATCGTGGGCTTGTGCTATCGGAAGATTTAGTTCCCACCAGCCAAGCCAATATAGCTCACTCTCTGTGAGCTTCTCCTCCTCTGCTTTTCGGTACAGCTTCTGCATACCTGCGATAATATCATCGAGCGGAGTATCAAACACAAAAGCTGTTTTATCAAAAGGTACTTTCTTTGGTTGTTTTGCCTTAGGCATCTTGCACCTCCTTAAATATCTGGTGCATCTCCTCATCCCCCATCACCAGGAAATCTCCAAAGAAGTCCACCAGCCACTCGCCAGGCTGGAGCACATACCCACCAAAATCATCATCAATGATGGCTTGTGGACGGATATCTCTCGTCCGTACAGCATGGCGTACAAACACTCGGGTATCGTGCCAGTGTTGCAGCTCTGATACGCTTGTGCTTGATCCATCAAACTGGTGTGCTTCAATCGGTTTAATCAGTTCAAATTTCATTCTGGAAGCTCCTCAACAGGGTAAACCAACAGGTGGCAATCATCGTAGCGTACGTTCATGTGCTGCCAGCTGATAAACCGGATCACTACAATGTTGATCAGATTGCGATCACCATGCAGGCCCACACAAACATTGCGCCAGTTTCTACCGTTTACCACCCGACTGTCAAAGTATATTTTATCATCAAACTTGTGTTCAATATCCTGAACAATACCTTTCAGTGCAGCAAGTTGTCCACCGAACACAAAGTCTCCTTCAAGGTCTTTCAGTTTCATCTTAGTTACCTTTTGCGTAATTTTCCAACCACGAAAAATCCGTTTCCCAGTGCTGGATCTTGCTTAGTTCTCTCCACTCTTCGAAGCATTCTTCATAATACTCTTGTGCCTGCTGTTCTGTCAACCAGTTTACGTCAGCAAGGTGCTTTCTTGCCCGGAGATAAACATCTCTGCCGAGGCAGTTGCAGCGGCCAGGGTGTACGCTCATATGGCAGTCTGGGCACAATGCGATCAGCCCCACACAGGTGATCTTATGGTCTTCAAACAGGTACAACTCATGGGCCTCTACAGGGTGTTTAGGCCCTTTACCACCACATACTTCACACACATAGTCTGCTTCTTTGTAGCAACGTTTACGTGCTTTATCCCACAGACTACGACCAATGGCTTCACGTCCTGCCACTCCCCACAACGGTTTAGGGATAAGCTGAACGATCAGCATTTTCTCTTCACGCATTTTACGACCATCTTGCATATAGCACCTCTTTTTATACACACCTTTACCAGTAGGCGAACCATAACATACTTTTCATTTACTGTCAATACTAATTTAAACGCTCTCAAACGCTCTGTAACGTTGTGGATAGTTCAATAGTGCAACTGTAGCACTTAGTGACTATTACCTCGCTACAGAGGCCATCAGAGGCCTAAAAATCGATTTCTGGTGTTGAGATGTGGTTGAAGCGGCGGCGCAGACTTTCGACGGCTCCTTCCGGCAGCTTCGCTTTTCGCCGTCATCCCACATTAGCACCTCCTTTACAGTCGGTGATCCTCCCACACAACTCAGGCAGCTCTGTTGCCACAGACCTGCTCTGTACCCACATACATCTTCTTCTGGATTGTTGATAATATAATATAAAATTTATTAAAACAATCCAGAAAAAATAACCACCCACAGTCTGATCATCTGCTTCAAAGCGCTGCTCAACCACTTCAGTGATGTTGTTAGTGGATCATGATAATAATTATCATTAAGAAAAGAGATCATTGATCAATTTATAACATGCATAAAAGCATGTTGAAGAGAGATCATGGAGGTGGTGGTAAATACCACAGAACTACCATCAAACAGACAGCGGAGGGTGTGCTTGGTATTAGCACCCACCTCCTAGTCTATTTTCTTTCTTTAGAAAGAAGAAAATAGTTAGGTGGGCCATTATTTGGCCCTTAGAATTTAAGTTAAGGGCCATTATTTGGCCCTTGGAACCGTTTTAAGGGCCATTATTTGGCCCTTGGAGTTGTGTTTATGGGCCATTATTTGGCCCTTAGAATTGCTAACATTGGTGGGATTTGTAGTATTTCCTATTTGATAGCAAATAGTTATCACAACATTTCATTCTGTTGGTGGTACACTGTAGACCAATCAGTCCACTACAATTATTTAACAAATACTAACACTGTACAGAATTTCTGAGTTTTCATCTTTGACATTTTGTTAACAAACCGCAGACATAGCGTTATTTTCTTCTTTGAGGGAAGGGTATGTGGTCATATCCTTTTCCTGCATTATCATTCACCCATTTTAGGAAATCTATTCTGTCTTCAAACACGTATTTCAGGTCACAACCCTCTGTACGGTACAGCATCAGGTAGTTCACCTGATTGGTATCCGGTAATTCATTCACCATTGCCAGGCGTCGTGCTGGCACCCTTGTGCACAGATTTTTACCATCCTGTGGTTGCCTGCTGATCACAAGGCCAATTGACTCCAGGAACTTGATACTTTCTGCCACCTTCCTGTTCCTGTTGTGATTCTTGTCATATGGCAATCCTGCTTCCATAGCGATCACATGTGTGGAATCCCCACACCAGTTGTTCCTGTGCATGTCTTCGTAACTTGTCTGCTTGCGAATCTGGTAGCACTTGAACTGGATTCTGTTCTGATCAGCAAGATGGCTTAACACTGCCTTGTCAATATTGGTCAGAAACAGGCAGCTTTTTTCTGCCCACACGCTACCCGCTTCAGGGATTCTTCGCTTATCAAAATCTTTTCTGTTGGTAACAGCAGCCGGATTTTTCACCCACACAGCAAACAGGTTGTCAACCTTTCGATGACAATCATCGTTGCCAAAGCAGATATTTTTGTTGAACCAGTTCTCTAGTACGCTTGATTTGATTTCTTGTTCTGCCATCTCTGTTACCTTCTTCTGTTTTTAACAGAGTATAGCAGGCACAAGGCCTGCTGTCAATGTTCACTCATCACGTAATGCTTTGATCATTTGTTCGAAGAATCTCCTTGCATCATCGTAATGCTTGTTCAGGAGTGCTTCTTTATAATAGTAACGATAAACAACATACTCAACGCCACGCATGTGCCACCTCACTTGTTGTCAGCTTCAATCATCAGGAATAATGCATCTTCAAACGCCATAAAAAGAACGCTACAGCGAATTTGTGGGTATGCCCTCAGGATTGGGAGCATGTACACCTTCTCTTTGTCACAGAACGTTTGAACGCTGTAGAATATGATTCTTCTCATGGTTGTCTCCTTGTATGTACGAAATGTACCACACCTTATTGTGGGAGTCAAGAATAAAATCATATTGACAACGAGATCATGATATGTTATCGTTCGCCCACAAGTGGATAAATGGAGAACGCACAATATGATTAGTCAAGAAACAGTACACGATATAGCACTGGCATTCATCCGTGAGGGGTATGATGTATGTTGCATACCAAACCCTCGCCATCAGAATGACCCTGAAGACCCATCCATCTATCTTTCTGTATCTGGTAGAGGAATGGACCATCTCATCTATCTCGGACTGAGCAGTAGGAGAAGGGATGAGTATATTGAAAAATACCAGCAGGCAATTGACCAGGCAAAAGAAGACGCACATGGCGACCAGATGTGCTTCGACGAAGAGATAGATATGGTTTTCAGAGGCGATAAAGATTTGCAACAGGTGTACAATTTTATTGAGTACCTGGTTTAGATGATTGACAAACACAACCAGACATGCTAAGATTCTTCTTATCGAAAGGAGGTACACCATGAATAATCCTGTTGCTAAAAACTGCAACAAGTTTAACAAGGCTGCAACTCATGCTGATCGGAAGAAAGGTTGGTGTCCAGATTTAGACGAAGGACTTGAAGAGTACTTCGAAGATGAACTGGAAGACCTGGCAGACAATGCTCAAGAGATTGCAATCAGGGAATATGCAGAAAGAGCGAAAGCTGCAAGAATCTGTTGACAATACCCGGTTTGTTTGGTAAGATTAAAGCATGAGGTGAGGTAAACGATTTTAGTTTGAGAGGTCTACAGGAAATGCTATGTTTAAGGTTAAGCTCGTTTTCAGATCCTTAGAAGGAGATTACTTAGAACACGAATCTGAACACAGATTCTTTGATGATGCCTTTGAAGTTGCAAACGATATTGCCTGCGAGAACACAGGTTACGGACTGGAGTTCTGGGAAGGAGGTGCACAAATAGATAAAAGCAAAATCTTCTATTTCTACCCGGATCCAGAATGTAGACATGTGAAATATGTATTGTTCTTCTGCGTATTGCAATAAGGAGAGGCATGAAAGATGAATTTGATGGCTTTTAGCTTGACAATATTGAGTTAAAATGCTATACTCACAGCGTTCCCCTTAGAGGGCTTGATAGTGCACCACACTAAAAAATGGTAGGAACAGGAGGGCTACGGACGCGTAGGGTTCCAGCAACCTGTAATAAGGTCGAGCAAAAGTGCGGTAATGGCCTACACCTCACCCATAGAGGGCTTGAAAGTGCTGGAGACGGACCAGCAATCTATTGACAATCTCCAGAATGTATGGTAAACTCCAATTATCATATGTTCTGGAGGTTAAGATGGTTGATAAAAAAGAAAAGACGAAAAAACGTCGTCGCAGAGGCAGACCGCTTAAAGAGGAATCAAACGCTATCCAACTCGATAAAAATCTTATTGAGATGAAAGAAGCGTTCATTGCAATGATTCCAGAGGCTCACAAAGTTCTCCGCGATATGATGAATAACCCCAAAACGAAAGAAAACATTCGTCAGGGTATAGCAACATATGTGCTGGAGAAAGCTGCTTCCATGCAGGAAGAGTACGATGAAATGTTCGGGGAAGAGGAAGAAGAATCTCCGGTTGTAGATGCCACCCCGACACCGTTTGCTCCGTTCACCACGGAAATTATCTCCATCGGCGATCAATAATTGATCCTTGAAGAAAAGTGCTTGGGCGGTAAGCACTGGAAACACCGCTCAGTAACGCCCCGTTAGTTGAATTGGATACAACAGCTGCCTTCTAAGCAGTAGGTTACAGGTTCGAGTCCTGTACGGGGTGCCAAATGGGGAGTTATCCCGTAGAGGTAGCGGTGTAGACTGTAAATCTATTGTCATTGCGACTCGGGTGGTTCGACTCCACCACTCCCCACCAAATCTTTTAATCAAAAAACACTACTTAAACTTAAGGAACTTAGTAATATGTATACATTAAAAATCGTAGAACGTGTAATGCCAGAAGGTGAACCGGAAGATACCAACATCCCATCAAAACCGTATCTCCGCGAGTCATACTACGACATGAATAAAAACACAGATGTTATCTTCTATGAGCCAAATCAGGAAGGTATCATCGCTGTGGTGATGGATGGCGAACAGAAGGTTTACATTTATGATGATACTTCCGCGTATCTCATGAATGAAAATGCTGTTACTGTGCGTATTATTCATCGCGTCCAGTTTAACTAAGGCGGTTTTTTATTCTCTTTAGCTTTCATAGTGACGTCTCCATATATTGGTTTATCAGTTTTAACCCGCCCCGTCAGTCTTTATGGCTACGGGGTTTTTTTATACCTGGAGGCAAAGTGCCAGCTGTATTTGCATTTCTGATAAAATATAAGACCGCGATAAAATGGATTGTCGCAACGATTTTACTCGTGGTAGCCTGTGTTGGAGTGCACAGTTGGTATACCACACAGATACAAAATGCCTACGATCAAGGTGTAGCAGTCACTGAACAAAAGTGGGATAAGATAATGACCCAGCAGAAACTCCAGGCCAACCAGACTAAATTGGAGAATGCTTATAGGGTGAAAGAGCTGGAGCAGAAACTCGCAAATATGCAGAACAGCATGAATAGTCCTACAGCTTTTGGTGGTCAGGCCCAGGCCAATTTCCAGAAGTCTGAAGCGGGGCAGCAGAGTCGGATCCCTGATCAAGTGATCGACATTTACAACGAAAGCATTAATTCGGAGGTGCAGCAATGAGATGGTTACTCGCATTAGCGTTAGCACTGACGTTTTCTATGTCTCTGGTAGGTTGTAGTTCACCGAAAGAGACGGTTGTCACAGTTGCACCCCAGAAAGTAGAGCAGCTCGCGGTAGAGCCTCCGTCAGCAGCTATGATCCCTCCAGCAAAAGCTATACCACTTGTCAAAGGCGCAGCTGATGCAGAGAATTCGGCTACAATGAGGCAAAATAATCTTTCCTGTAGTAATGACAGAGCTAAACTGGTCATCCTACAGGAATATGTAAGAACTTTATTCAATAAGGAGAACTGATGGCTAAAATGTATGGCCCATGCTCCCGAAAACAACAAATGATTCTGGAAAACGATGCTGACTTTCTGATCATTGGTGGTGCAGCTGGGTGTTTGTCAAAAGATCATGAGGTGATGACACCTAACGGGTGGATCAGAATTTCAGAATGGGATGGTCAAGACATCCTCCAGTTTGATAAAGAAACTGGCAAGGCCATGTTTATTCAGCCGGAAGAGTTTGTTAAGCTGGAATGCGATAAACTGACCAGGGTTGTGCAGGACGGTGTATGCCAGGAATTGTCCGATGAACACACAGTTCTATACATACCTGAAGACGGAACAGACTACGGCACGCTCTGTTTCGGAGAGGTGGCAGAACAACATGCCAATGGTGAGTTGGCAATGCGGATGCACACCGCGTTTGTGAACATGGGTGGTACTGGCCTTGACATTTCTGACGAAGAGTTGAAAGAAAAGGCAAGATACTACAAATTCACAGATGAGTGGTATAATTGTGATCGTCGCCAGTTGTTGCAGATCTGGTATGAGATTTACCTGAACGGTAATGACCCTCGTGTCTACGTTGTTCCAACGAAAGAACAAGCTGATTTCTTGCAATACTTAGGATCATCTTTAGGTTTCAACGCGCAGATCTCGTTCGAACAAGGTTACAAAGTTGTATTCTCCAACGAACGGGCAGGTACGGTTGCTCTTAATAATGCTGCAACGTTCGAAGAGTTTGAGCCGGAAGATGGTTACAAATATTGTTTTGTTACCACAACAGGCTATTTTATCACCAGACTGGAAAACTGCATTGCAGTGACAGGCAACAGTGGTAAATCCTTTCTGCTGCAACTTCTCCCACTAAAGATGATAGATGACCCCAACACCTCAGTGGTGATGTTCCGTAGGACAACTCCACAGCTGGAAGGTGAAGGTGGTCTGTGGCCTAAAGCATTAGGTGTGTATATGGATCTTCCTGATTACATGAAGCCAAAATTCAGGGAGAAAGACCATAAGTTTACTTTTCCTTATTACGATCCCAAAACTGGCAAATGGGATAAGAAAAGAGATGGTGCAGTTATCAAGTATTGCCACATGGAGTACGAAAGTGATAAGCTGAACCATCAGGGGCTTGAGTACACTTTAATATGTTTTGATGAAGGGACACAATTTGAATGGTCACAGATTGACTATCTGATCTCTCGTATGAGGTCGAAATCGAAATACTCTTCACGAATGGTGATCAGTTGTAACCCCGATTCTGAGCATTATTTAGCCAAACTTGTTCGTTGGTGGCTTGACGATGATGGCTACCCCGATGAAAGCAAATGTGGCGTTAAGCGCTATTTCATCCGTAGGGATGGGGAGTTTATCTTCGGCGATACGCCAGAAGAGTTGATCGAGAAGTACACCTATGTTAACGGCAAAGGTGTTGAGATAGTTCCAAAACCGCTCTCCATCGCCTTTATCGGTGCAACAATACACGATAACCCTATCTGCTTGCGTGATAACCCAGAGTATCTTGCATTCCTGGAAGGTCTGCCAGATCTAGAAAAAGCACAGCTTCTCGATGGTAACTGGTTCGCTAAACCTGAAGGTGCAAACTATTTCAGTCGCACATTCTTGAAAGATGCGGATCATGTCCCTCTCGGAGCAGTTTCTGTAAGAGCATGGGATAAAGCTGGTACAGAACGTACCTCTGGCAACAAATTCCCTGACTTCACGGCAAGTGTTAAGGTTAGCAAAGATAGTGATGGCTTCTATTACATCTCTGGGGATTACTGCCCTGAAAACGTAGATGATGGTAGATATTCCACAGGTTTGCAGGGTAAGTTCTGCAAGAAGGCTGGGGAACGCGATGTTATCGTAAGGAAACAAGCAGAGTATGATGGTGAGGATTGCATAGTCGTCTTCTCTGTGGACCCAGGGCAGGCAGGTAAGAGTGAGTTTTTAACTTCCTCAAGACCCTTGCTTGCAGCCGGATTCAGGGTAGAAGAAGACCCCATGCCGTCCAACAAATCAAAACTGACCCGTTTCTCTCCGTTTGCCAACCTTGCCCAACAGGGTATGGTGCGCATCGTTAAGTCAAGTTTCGATCCAGATACATTGGAAGCATTTTTAACTGAGCTGGAGAAATTCAACGGCGAACGGTCAACTTTTAGCCGCAAAGATGATTTTGCTGACGCTGTTGCATCTGCAATTAACTATCTTGAAAAAGAAGAAGTTGCAATGCCGTGTGTGATTCCGAAGATTGTTTCACCTTCTATGTATAAGAGAATGATTTAAATAGTTGCCAATCTCTATTGAATGTGTTACAATAGTCTATAGAGCACAATATAAGCCCTCTTCGGAGGGCTATTTCTTTTGTCTAACTTGAGGGTAATCTTGTGTCCAAGAAAAGCCGTAGGAAAAACAACGCAGCAGCCAAAGCAAGGGCTGTGAAAAAAGCTGGAAATCAAGATGCCCAGGTGCATAACGTTCGTCTGGGGGAAATTGGTTCCGGTGCTTTGGCTCAGATCCAGTTCGAGTCTCAACAGATGATGGTCGAGGAATTGCGTTGGCCCAACCTGATAGCTACAGTAGAGACAATGAAATGTGACTCCACAGTAGCAACCGCTCTGGATTCTAAATACGTATTGATTACAAAAGCCTTCAACGATTTCAAAATTCTCTACAACGAAGAGAGTGAGGAATCTAAGAAAGCAGCAGATTTTATTGATTACGCATTACGTAATCTTGCTAACCAGCAAACACTTCGTGATATTGCAAGAAGCGCAGCAACCTTCAACGAGTATGGCTTCTCTATCTTTGAGAAAGTTTATCGTCGTGAACAGGAAGGCGAGTATGCTGGTAAACTGGTGATTGACAAGTTTGCATTCAGACCACAAGCAAGTTTATCTCGCAGTAATCCGTTCCAGTTTGATAAGAATAGCCGTAAGCTCGAAGGCATCTGGCAAGCACCTACAGCATTCCTTGGTGCTAAAAAAGGTAAATACGCTGGCCCACTCCTTTCTGCTCCGGCAGATTTCAACGGTGAAGAGATCTTCATTCCGGCTAAGAAAATCATGGTCATGACACTCTCCGGTACAGAGTCCAATCCGGCAGGTGTTTCTCCTATGATTGGGTGCTACAGATCTTTCCGTGAAAAAGTTCTGATTGAAAACCTTGAGGTTGTTGGTTGCTCCAAAGACCTTGGTGGTGTACTTGAGCTGAAAATTCCTTCCAACATCTTGAACAAAGCAAGTATCGACCCAACCTCTATGGAAGGCCAGATGGTTGCTAATCTGATGGCAGATGCTGCAAACGCTCATTCTGGTGAACAAAGTTTCTTCATTCTCCCATCAGATCGTGATAAATCAGGTAAAGAACAATATTCTATGGACCTGAAAGGGATCAATGGTGCTGGTAAACAATACTCCACCAAAGACCTTGTTGATGCACGTAAGAAAGCTATCCTTGATAGATTCGGTGCTGGTTTTATTAACCTAGGTAACGACAACGTAGGTTCTTATTCGCTGTCTGAAAGTAAGCAGTCTTTACATGGTCACTTCGTTAATCGTGATATCGACATTATTGTTGAGGCCTTTAATAAAGACTTTATCCCACAGATGCTTGCACTGAACGGCATCTACCTCTCCAATGAGGATATGCCTAAGCTGAAACCTGGTCTTACTGAAAAAGTAGACATGGAAGAATTCTCAAAATTCGTACAGCGTATTGGTGCAGTAGGCTATCTGCCTAAAACTCCAGGTGTCATCAATAAAATCCTCGAAGTTGGTGGTTTCGACTATCGTGTTGACGAAGAGATTGATACCGAAGAGTTAATGCAGTTGCTGGGGCAGGATGTAAGTCGTGCAGGTGACGGTATGGCAGCGGGAACCAACGGTAACGGTACGTCCAGAATGTCATCCACACGCGATAATTCTGTATCAAATATGGAAAATTAAAAATTTTTCATAAACAGGGTTGCATTTTAATTTGCAGTGTGGTAGAATAGTTTACATGAGGTAAAAATGTCTACAACTGAAGAGATGATTTCATACGAGATCATCTACGAACCAAACACTAAAGATGCTCACGGCGAGTGGATGTCTGAAGAAACTCTTCGCAAAGCGAAAGAAAGCTGGGACATGGCATACGCCGCTGGCATCGCCAGAGAAAATCTTTTCCATCTCACCTCCACCAATGCATTCACTATCGAAAAAACCTGGATTCAGGAAGAACTCGATGTGATCGTTGCAGAAACGGGACAACCTATCAAGGCTGGCTCCTGGGTCGCCAAAGTCAAATATAACAACGAAGCCTTGTGGGAAGCTAAGAAAGCTGGCATTGTCGGCGGTCTAAGCGTCCAATGCACAGGAATAGTTAATGAAGAAACAGGTGAGATTACAGATATCAATTTCGGGGCCACAATCGTGGAAAATGAAGAGGGCGATGAATAATGTCAGACACTATCAAAATCCAGGAGAAAGGTATTGCACTGTGCCATGAAGCACAAGGTTTCAGTGCTAACAAACGTCCAATCTCTTTGTTGATGAAAAGTGATCTTGAACCGGAACAGTTGACAGACGATATTGTCAAAGCTCTGCGTCAGGTCACGGTGGATCTCAGTTTTGAAGAATACCTCATGAGATTCTTCGGTTTGTGGTCATGGGATGCTAAAAAATTAGCTGCACTGCTGGGGTTTGAAATCGAAGAGGAAGCCTTCGCTAAAGAACATCCAGACAGTGAGTGGGCGCAAGCCGATGCTGAAATGGTTCGTGAATGGCTGGAAGAAGAAAACTCCACTGTCACGCTCCACAAAGCTGCTCAGGAAGGTAAAGAATTAAATCTTATTGAACAATATGAACTTCTGAAAGCACAGCAGAAGTTCGAAGCAGTAACCGCTGATCTCTTCGATGCAGAAGGGAACATTATCAAAGCGGTAGAAAACCCAGTGGAACCTGAGGTTAAACCTGAACCACAACCTAAACCTGTTACGGAACCTGTACCTGAAGAAGCTCCCGTAAAAGATTCGGTTGAGACAGAAGTTAAACCGAAGGTTAACACCACTGATAACAACAAACCCGCAGATATCGAGGGGAATACGGTGGAAGATGTAACCAAATCTCAAGAGTATATTGACCTGTTGAAGCAATTTGAAGAATTGCAGGCAAAACAAGCTGAAGCCGATGCAATCATCAAAGCTCAGGTTGAACTCAAAAAAGCTGAAATGCTTGAAAAAGCAAAAGCTCTTAGCTTCGCAACTGAAGAAGATCACGAAATGCTGGTTGAATTCATGTTGGAAAAAGCTAACGAACAGGTTGTAGCACTTCTGGAAAAAGCTCAGGCACGCATTGCCGAACTTGAAACCGAAGTTGAAAAAACCAAAGAAGAATTCGCAACCGCCGAACACGGTAAAGACGGCGAACCTACTGTGGACGATATTCAAAAATCCGCAGAAGAAATCCTTGCTGAGAACGTAGCTAAAGCATTAGCTGCTCAATCTAACAAATAATTTTCAAGGGGAAAATGATGATCACCACTCAATATTCTGATATCGTGCTCGGCAAAGTAGACGCAAGCGATGCTGGCTTCAACTTTAAAGAAATCGAAATCACTCTGACTGCTGACCATGTAGCAGGTGCTGTAGTTACCGCTACTGGTGCTCTGGCTGCTGAAGATGGTACTGATGCATTCGGTGTTCTGGTAGACCGTGCTTTACTGCCTGACGACTGCGGTCGTGTAAACCTGGCTGAACCGTTGACCGTTGGTCAGAAATACAAACTGGTCGTTGCTGTTCGTGGCGTTACCTTTGCAAAAGAACATCTGGTTATCGCTGGCGGTGTAGCTGCTCCTGCTGCTGTTTTGGAAGCTCTGGAAGCTCGTGGTAACAAAGTTCAAGAATAATTGTTAAATTACTGGAGAAAATAATGATCACTCGTAAAGATGATTTTGGTATTGTTGACCTGGGTGCGACTCTTGAACTGGTTCCACGCCAATTCCGTCTGATCACTGGCATGAACCTTTTTGAAACCCATCTGGGTACTTCTACCATTGCACAAATCGAACGTGTTGACGAAATTGTAGCAGATATCCCTGCTCGTCGTCGTGGTGGCGAACGTAACTACGTAGGTAGCGAACGTGCACAGGTTAAAAACCTGAACGTGCCATTCTTCCCTCTCGACAAAGGAATTACAGCTGCTGATGTTCAGAACTTCCGTCGTTATTTCACCCCGGATGCTCCGAAAACTGTAGAAGATGTTGTAACCCGCGTTGTACGTCGCATTCGTATCTCTCATGAAGCACTGCGTGAAAAAGCATTATTTGCTGCTGTCATGGGTCAATCCTATGCCCCAGGTGATGCAACCTGCCAGTATGACTACTACACCCTGTGGGGCGTAACTCAGAAAGCAATCGAAATCGATCCGGCTGATGCTGCTCAGGATCCGATGGAAGTCATCGAAGAAGGCCGTCTGCACATTGCTCTGCAAGCTGGTGACAATGCTGGTGCATACCGCATTATCTGCCTGTGCTCTCCGAAATTCTTCAGTGCACTGGTTCATCATCCGCTGGTAGAACTGGCTTACACCTATTACAGCTCCCAACAGGAACCTCTGCGTCGTCGTCTGGGTGCTGGCGGTGAAAACGCAGTCTATCGTGTCTTCGAACATAAAGGTATGACCTTTATCGAAGATATCTCCGGCAACATCCCTGATGGTGAAGCACGTTTAGTACCGATGGGTATTGATTCTATGTTCCAGCTGCATTTTGCTCCGGCAGATGACCTGGCAGAAGCAAATACTCCGGCACAAGAGCTGTACATGTGGTACAAACACTCCGCTTATCTGCGTGAAGAAAAAGTTGAGAGTGAAACTTCTATGCTGGCTGTTAACACCCGTCCTGAACTGGTTGTTAAAGTTACTCTTAAAGCATAATCGTCACTTAGGTGACTAACCTCGAAGGGGGGAGGGGGAACCCTCTCCCCTTTCTTGTTTTAGGGCTGTAAAGGAGACTCTTGTGTTCTATCCAGTTGAATATGATCCGAAATTACGGATTTTTAATAACCAGGTGGACTTCTATGAATTTCTGGCAGAGACTAATCCAGAAATCAACGTAGGCCTGTCTGCGTTATTACCACCAACCGAATTTGTTGTTGGTGAAAAACACTTCCCATGCAGAACGATTGTGGATTTCTTCGAACAGATTGCAGAACAGACTGGATTGCCAATCGACACGAAAGCCTCCACCATCCGTATGGGTGTAATTCTTCTATTCTTAACAGAAAATCTTGATGAAAGTACCTTAACACTTCAGAGCGGTGATGCCAATATCACACTCACCCCCTCAGTGTTTAAAGAAGTAGATGCCGTTTTCAAGGTTTCTGTGGCAGAAGGTTATTTGTGGGATCCTGCGGGGATGCCTGAAAATGTGACCATAAACGATGAGCAATGTAACATTGTTTATGCAGAGGGTACTCAAACTTTCACCATTGGGTGGCCTAAGAAACGTTCTCAGGTTGTAAACCTGGGACTGACTTCTACAGTAGCACCTAAACCGGATCCTGAGCCAGAACCTGAACCAAATCCAGAACCGGAACCGCCCGTAGAGGGCAATGGTGAAACTACAGCGTCTGTTGCATCACAGAATGCGGAGCCAGCTATAATGACAATGAGTATGGAAGAAGCTGCTCCCGATAACGTCGATGCCATTCTACAGCAGGCTGCTGCTTTAGAAGACGAAGCAGACAAGAGTGGCTCTAAAGTGGCTCTTGAAGCATTCGCCAAACAACACGGTGTGAGCTTAGCTCGAAATAAAACTTTCGCCAATATGCTGAAAGATTTTGAAGCAGCTCTCAGAGCATAAAATTAAAATTACACCACTATTAGCCCCACGCCATTTCCGGTCTGGGGCTTTATTTTTATCAGCTTACATGTTATAATAATTAAGTGTTCATAATCCTCAAAGGAGATAGAATGGCGTGGTATGAAGAAGAAGAGGTAGTCCCTACTCCTGGTGGGGGAGAGCCTGAAAATCCAGACCCGGTAGGACCAGGTGTTGATGAAGGCGAAGTACCTGTAGATCCAGTTGACCCAGAAGAGCCTACAGACCCTGTACCAGGGGAGCCGGAACTACCAACTGTACCGGATGATGATATTGACCCAGGTTTTAGTCAAGAAGACTCGTTGTCAGCGTTTGTTCGTATTCTACTGGGTAATGTATCGCCTGAAGTACTTCCTCCTGAAACACTGGCCCTGTTTGTAGAGATGGCAGTAATGAAATACGATCTGGAAAATCATCCAGAAAAATTACCGAATGTCAAATATGATGCAATGGTACAAGCTGTTCGTTGGCTGATGATTCAGGAAGTGGCAAGCGGTGAATCCAGTATCAGTTCTCGTCTTGAAAAAATCGGTGATGAAACTATTGAAGTCCGTATAGGCCAGACCACATGGCAAGGCTGGAAAGACTTCCTTGATTGGCTGGTTGCCAACCCAGACTATGTTGACTCCGAACTAGATGCCTGTGGCAGACTAGTCATCATTGGTGGTGTACGTGAAGATGAGTTCCAGAGAGTTAAACGTCATAGAAATAGCGTCTGTGGTTTCGATGTTGCTGGTATCACACCTATGAGTGGTTTACCTGGTCAACCGAAAAGATACCCATCTCGCAGGTAATTTGCTAAATTGGTATTGAAAATCATTGCAGCCTGTGGTATAATTTATCTATTGGGGGTAAAGTGCTTAGAGTAAAATGCACTTCCAAAACTAATTTTAAACAGCTTGATAGATTTCACAGAGAGCTTCTTAAGCTGGAAAGTAAAACAATCTCCTATGGATTCTACGACGAAGAACATTACTCCGGCCTGAATATGGCAACACTGGCTGCAATTCATAACTTTGGCTGGAATGGTCTTCCGGTTCGTAATTTCATGGAAACCGCTTTCGTATTTTATAATGCGGAACTTCCCAAGCAGATGGAACGACTGCTCCGTGCGATGGCGCGTGGGGCAAGTCCAGATACTGTCCTGAAGCAAATCGGTAAAGGCGGGGCTGAGGCCATTAAGTTCGTTATCGAGGCGGGAATGTTCAGCAATCCAACAGTGAGCGAACAATGGGCGCAAGAGAAAGGCTTTAACGAAGCTATGCGTCATTACGATGTGTTGCTTGAGTCGGCAACCTTCAGGATTGGACAATTAAAAGACTAATGGAGGTTGAATGGCTGTAGGCTACAGATTGATCGGTAAAAATAGATTAATTCCGAGAAAGACCTTTAAGGGTCGTCACAGAACGTTTAAACGTATCGAGAACAGCCCTTTTGCTAACAAAGGTGTTGAACTTGAGATAGAAGAGTTTGATGTTTTAGAATGCGTTATGCAGCCTTTAACAGGCCGTGCGGCTAAAGACTACTCCTCACAAATTAACCCCGAAGGTGGCAGACAGTACGAAGCGTACACAGTTTACTCTTCTGTGCGTCTACGTAACCCAGACGAAGGGGAATATCAACTTGCAGATCAGATCCAGTTGCCCAACCTACATGGTGAGTTAACATGGTTTACTGTTCTGAAATGCGATCAATATCATACATCAGGTGTGGAAAGATACCGCTCCTATGTTGTGGAAGAACCCACAAATAACGAAGGAGACACAATCTGATGGAAGAGTTTGAAAAAGTTTTCAACGATCTGGAAGAAATCGTTGCTAAGATGGCAAGAGTTGCTACAGGCAGACGTGTTATCATTGGTGATCAGGAGATCATACCCAAACCAGATGGGGAGTTTATCCTTCTTGAAACGATGGGTATTCAGCCGCACATTTGGGAAGATAATACATTCCAGACCGAAGAGGGTGTTGCTTACATTACCCACAACTATACAGTTACCTATATGCTAACTGCCTACCGTGGTAAAGCGTATGCAGCATTATCCAGATTATTGCAAGCAATAAACCTTCCGGTGTTTTACGAGAAATTCTTTCCTGATGGCTCTATGTACGCCTATTCTTCGGCCTCTACAATCTCACCTCTGCGAGTCCCGATGAATAAGCAAGCATATGAGGTAAGAGCCACAGTAATGATGACGTTTAACGTCAGGTTTATTGAGACTGACATGGCAGCGTTCGAAGATCTTCAGGGCATTGAAGCTGAGCTTCATGTTCTCCACCCTGCTGATGGCAGTCAAGCGGTTATCGACCCTGGTCAGTAATCGTTCTCCATGTAGCGTAATGATTATGCTACTTGTTAATATCCTGTGCACAAGATATTGAAGAGGAAACAAATGCCTTACAATGATAAAGTTGTCGATGTGCAAGTAAACCTGGGTACGCAGCCGATTGACACTGTAGGCTTCGAAACTCCCTTGTTTATTGCCATCCACAAAAATTTTACTGAACGCGCTCGCGTTTACGCTGAACTCGATCAGTTAGTTGACGACGGTTTCGCACCAGGTAGTGCTGCTCACACCTTCGCTTCTAACGCTTTCGGTGGCGAGTTCCCGCCGCAATACATTGTTATTGGTCGTCAGAATGCAACAGAAACTGTTGTTGACTTTGTTGGTGGTGTATTCCCAGCTGAAACCGAAGTTATCGTAAACGTAGCAATTCCGAATTACAATCGTGCTGTAGTTATTGAAGTTGGTGGTGGCACTGCTGCTTCCACAATTGCCGAGGCTCTTGCTTCTGCAATTACTGAGGATGAAGTCCTGGAAGGTGCTGGAGTAACTGCTGCCGCTAATGAAGGTAAAGTTACCATTACAGGTGCTACCGTAGGTTATGGCGCTGGCGATTTCAAAATCGAAAATAAATCTGATGAAACTCCTCAGACGATTATCGATGAAGTCAATGACGCGATCAACAACTGGTATTTCCTGTGTGCCGAAGATCACAGCACCGCTGCTATCACAGCTCTTGCAAAATGGGCGCAAGCTAACTATAAACTCCATGTTTACTCCACTGCTGATCAAGACGCAATGGGTGTAGAAGCTGGTATTGGCTATGCTCTCAAACTGCTCCAGCTTGATACCTTAGGTATGTGGGATCCTCGTGCTGATATGGACTTCCCAGAAGGTGGTATCATCGGCGCAATGGCATCCAACGACCCGTCCTATGGTGATAGCTTACACCTGAAAAAAATGCCAGGCATTACTCCTCCGAACATGGGTATCGGTCAAAGAATGGCATTATGGGACAACAACCTGAACTTCTACAGAATGATCAACGGTGTTGGTTGCTTCTGGGAAGGTAAATGTGCTTCAGGTCAGTATGCTGACGTAATCAGGTTCTCACACTGGATCAAATTCCGTTCTGAAGAATCTATGTTTGGTTACATGCATCGCAGATCCAATATGGGCATGAGCATGAAAATGTCTGATGATGACCTGCCTGTTATTAAATCTGTTCTGATGAACGACCCGATCAACACTGGTATCACCAACGGTGCTATCCTGACTGGGTATGACGAAGAAAATAGTGTGTTCTACGATCCGATTATCACTGTTCCGAAACGTGCTAACATTCCTGCTAATCAGCTGGCTGCTCGCACTTTGAACGGTGTTAAAGTAGAACTGGTTTACAACAATGCTCTGCACTTTGTTAAAATCCGTATCAATGTCCTACTGGACAAAACGGGTGCTACCGCCACAAGTGCTCAGGCAATGACTGAATAACAGGAGAGTAAATGGTCACTGATATTTTAACTCCGTTTGCATATGACCCGAAGAAAGTTCGTCTCTACCTGATGACTCAGAGAGTATTCGGTTTTGCAGCGGATACGAAAATTGTTGTTTCTCGTAACGAGGACAATATTTATCCGCATATGGGCGTGGATGGTGAACTAAGTGCAGCACTATCTCGTAACCAATCCGGTGTAATGACTGTATCTTTACAGAACACCTCTGCATGGAACGCCTACCTGTCCGACTGGCAGAAACAAGCGTCTATCACAGGCCTTGTATTCTTCCCAGTGCTGCTGGAAGGTAGCCAAGGCCCAGGTATCAGCACGATTGGTTGGATTCAGAAACAACCTGATCTGACCTACGGTACTGAAGTTGCCCAACTTGATTGGGAAATCGGCGTACTGGATTGCTGGTTAAACAAAGACAACATCGAATCTGCAATGATGGGACTTGCAGGTTTAACTGGTATTATTTAATGCTACAGGCCACCTTCGGGTGGCCTTTCTTGTTTATAGGGTTTGACAAAAGTTGGTGTTTTGTGGTATAGTTCCTTCGTGTTTAAAATTACTAGGAGTCTATTGATGGCTGGGAAATGTTATACTAAGGAAGAATGGCTAACAGCTGTCTTCAAAGAAAACCCTGAGTTTGAAGAGATGTATGATTACAGTCAAACTGAGTACAAAAGTAGTAGAGAAAAAGTGAACATTACTTGCAAAAAACATGGTGCGTTTTCTGTAGAAGCAAATGCCCACAGAAAAGGGGAGGGATGCAAAGAATGTTACCTTGAGCGTAAACGTGGAAACAAGGAAGAATTTATTGAAAAAGCTAAAGAAGTGCACGGGGTGCGTTACGACTACTCTAAGGTTGTGTATAAAGACAGAGTGACAAAGGTAGATATCATCTGCCCTGAGCACGGAGTGTTCTCACAAAAACCTAGCAAGCATTTGAGAGGACAGGGCTGCCCTCGTTGTGCTAACATGGCGCGTGGTATAAAAAGAAGAAACTCTTTTGAGGAAGTAGTGGAACAGGCCAAAGAGGTCCACAAAGATAAATATGTTTACAAAGGAATGTTTTACGATGAAAGGAAGAAAGGCATTCTTAATATCAAATGTTCAAGGTGTGGATCAGAGTTCCAACAACCTGTGAAAGACCATGTGCACCAAAATCACGGGTGCAGGCATTGTGCAAAACTAACCTCGAAGGTGGAAGAATCTGTCTTTGACTTCGTAAAAACTATCTGTCCAGACGCGGAGCAGTCTAATCGCACTGTTCTGGATGATGGCAAAGAGTTAGATATCTTTGTCCCATCAAAACGTGTGGCGATTGAAGTCAACGGTGTCTTCTGGCATGGTGACAATTATAAGTCTAAAGACTATCATTACAAAAAATGGCAAGCCTGCAAAGAGAAGGGTATTCGTCTGATCCAGATCACAGATTATGATTGGAATAACAATCAGAAAGTGTTTAGCCAATTACTGGCTCATGCTCTGGGGCGTAATAGCAAGCGTAGAGTGAATGCCAGGGAATGCGAAGTGGTGCATCTTAAATCTATAGAGTGCAAAGAGTTTTACAACGCTTACCACCCACAAGGCCATTCTCCTAACCCAATCAATCTGGCTTTGAAAACGAAAGAGGGGGAAATTGTAGCGATCATGAGCTTCGGCTATGGTAAAACTACAAGAGGGCAGGCCAGAGCTAATGGTACAACTAAGGCAACATGGGAGTTATCAAGATTTGCATCAAGCTGTTCTGTTCGGGGTGGGGCATCTAAACTGTTTAAAACGTTTATCAGAGAGAATAACCCAGAAGAGGTTAGCTCATTCAGTATGAATGACTACTTTGCTGGCGGGGTTTATGAAGTGTTAGGATTTGTTGCGGAAACGTATGGCGAACCAGACTACAGAGTATTCCACCCAGGTAATGGCTTGCGTCCGAAACCACACTGGCAACGCCGATCTATTCCTAAACGTCTTGAAGAGATTGGCAGATCTGATGTGAACTTCAACCCAGATAAGTCTATTGATCCTCGTACAGAGAGGGAGATAGAGGATTTGGTTGGGGCTATCCGGTTGTGGGATAGTGGCAAGATCAAATGGGTATGGAAACCAGAAAACAACTAAGTCTCTTCGGAGGCTTTTCTGTTTGCATTGACAAAAAGTGAGTACAATGCTATAATAAATCTATGCGATAACGCATGACAACTAACTTTAAGGGTAACGAGAAATGCCAAACTTTAGACCTACTACAGAAATAGATTTAGTCGGACATAACTTTATCATAACCCATTGGTCCCCGATGGTGTGTATGCATAACTTGCCGAAGATTGGTAGGATTATCGCTGTGCCGATGGGAGCTATTGGTGGTGAATTACTCAATGGTGGGAGAAACTTGGCAGAAGTACTCCCAACAGCTTTAGTCTATCTGTTTGAACAGCTTGACGACCAATCCATTGACGAACTGTTTAAAATTCTCTTCAGTGACGTTACAGTGGACGGTGTGGACAAAGTGGATCCTGATAAGCTCTTTGCTGGCAACCTGTTTGCAATGCTCAAACTGGCTGGTAAAGTGCTGGAGGTTAACTACGGATCTTTTTTCACTCAAGAAGGTTTAGACGGCCTGATGTCGATGTTTCAGGGATTGCAAATGGCGAATCAGGTGAACAGTCTGGACCAGGATCCTCAGGAATAAGCAAAGTCGTATTGCAGGCCAGTGAGTGGGCAAGGAAACATAGCTCGCTTAGCTGGTTTGATTTCCTGTGGTGTAAAGTGTTGAAAGGGTTTCGTGGTGAGAACTATGAGTCTCTCAACAGTGCTGACATGGACTACTTTTTAATGTTGTGTGAATATCTTGACATTGAAGAGTTCCTTGATGGTGTTCAGAACAAAGAGTTTGAGAGAGAGCAAGAAGCCAGGATAGCCCAGGCAAAAGCTAAACGTAGACGTTAATGCAAAGGGCTGGTTCCGAAAGGTTCCAGCCCTTTTTTACTAGGAGATAATATGGCTGGTAACAAAGTGGTTGCCACAACCACAAACCGAATTACTTTCGAGATTGATAACAATAGCTATAAAAAAGCTATTGAAAGAATTAAAGGACTGGGCAGGGAGTTTACAAAGCTGGGTGATTCTTTGGGAAAGGGGAATCCTCTGAAAGCCTGGCAAGCGTCAATGGAGAAAACTGGTCAGATTGTTCAGAGGGTACAGAATAAGCAATTACAACAGCAACGCAAGATGCATCAGGAAGCTGTATCTCAGGCCAAACGCGAAGCTGCTGTACGCTCAGCGATAGAAAAACGTGAGAATGCCAGAAGGAAACAGGTAGTTGGTCAGATGACTGCCAAAGATCCTGAACTGGTAAGAATGCGTAAATTTTATCAGGAACAATCGAAACTGGCTAAGAAAAGTGGTGGCCTTGGTGGTTCCTACTTCTCCAACAAACCAGTCTCACCTCGTGCTCTGTCCAGAGCAAATACCTTCAGATATATCCCAGGTAACCCCAATATGGGTGGTGTAGCTTCCAACCCAGCACTTGTTCGTGCCCAGACTGCCGCTATGAACAGATGGCATAAGCAGAATGGTGGTGCAGGAGGCTCAGGAGCGCCCAGACGCAACAATGTGGGCATGGACAGGCTAACACACCTTACCAACATGTCAACGCGCCTGACAGCTCGTTATGGGGCTAATTTCAGGGATATGCTAAGTGGCTACCGCCAGGTAGAACAACAATACGCCAAAGGGATGATAGGCAAATCCACATTCAACGCCCAGATTGCCGCAATGCAGAAAGGTTTTGCAAATGCTGCGGCTGGTACGATGACTCTGAGTACTGCCTTCAATAAATTGAGAACAACGGTTATGGACCTGACCAAAGCGTATACTGCATTCTCTGCAATTGTCAGTGTTAACAAGTCTGGTCACATGATGGAAGGTGCAAGTGCTGCGCTGACAAACGTTATGGGGACTCCAGCAAAAGCTAACGAAGAAGTTGCATTCGTGCAAAGTGAGGCTATGAGATTAGGCTTTGACCTGAAATCAGGTCTGCAAGGCTATTCCCAAATGGCAGTTAACGCCAAAAACCAAATGACAGGACAGGAAGTTCGGGATCTGTTCTCTGCTTATTCACAATATGCTGCGTCGTATGGTGCTGACGAAGTGAAATACCAGCGAGGAATCATGGCGATACAGCAAATGCTCGGCAAAGGACAGGTAATGTCTGAGGAACTAAAACAACAGTTGACATACTAGCTGTTATAAAACCAACCTAATTGCGGGAAGCTCCTAAAGCCTTCCAAATACCAAATAAATGTGGTAACATGTTTATGGCCCGAAGTAACTACTCGGGGTATGGTAAAAAGTTTGGAGGATGTAACAATGGATAATCCGCAGCGAAGTAACTTAGAAATCAGACCAGTTCCTGGTCACGATGGGTACTTCTGTAGAGAGGACGGTGCAATATTCTCTACAAGAAGAAACACATGGAAGCAGTTGACTGAGCAGACAATACACAATGGTTACAAACGTGTTTACTTTCGGGTAAACGGCAAATGTGTGTTGTATCTCGTACACAGAATAGTTGCTCTTACGTTCATTGGTGAACCTCCACAACCTGGAATGGAAGTTAACCATAAGGACGGTAATAAAGCAAACAACCACAAAGATAATCTGGAGTATGTTACTCGATCTGGCAATCAGAAACATGCTTTTGCAAATGGCCTGAATGATGCCTCTGGTGAGTCAAATGCCAATCATAAACTCACAGCAGAGGAGGTTATCGAAATTTATAACAGGCGGTTTGAGAATACAATAGATTTGATGGAAGAGTTTGGTGTTTGCAGATCAGCAATTACTCGAATAAAGACTAAGAAAGCGTGGTCTAAACTGCTGAAAGATTTATAAGTTATGTGCTCAACGACTAACCGTGATGAGTGTAGCGGTGTAGGGCCAAGCGGCTGGGGAAACCCACAGTCTTTTAAGACTGCCGAAATGGTTGGCATAATCTTTTTGATTATGAAGATATAGTCTGCTCCACACAGAAATGTGTGGCGGGTGTCCTAGCACACCGGGACAGCGTAGCGAACTGTCTGGACATTGGTAGCTGAGGCGATGCCTGGTGCTTACGAGCCGTTCATTAAAGCAACAAAAGAGGCCTTCAACCTGTCTGAGCTGTCTATGGAACAATTCATGGACATGATGAAGAAAGGTCAGGTCAAAACAGCCAAAGTTATGAAGTACGTTGCTAAGTACATGAACGAAGCATCAGCCGCTGGTTATGAACGTATGCAGAAATCCAACGTTCTGGCTGAAAACCGTTTGAAAACTTTCATCGAATTAACTAAACAAAAACTGTTCACCACATGGTCAGATGAACTCACAGAGTTTTACTACACCCTGATCCGCACAGGTGAAACATTCACGCCTATGATCATGCAGGCTGGCGAGTTCGTATCTGGGTTTATTCAGGGTCTGAATGATATTGTGGGGGAATTGAATAACACTATTGTCAGCATCCGTATCTGGTGGTTGCAGGTACGTGATCACTTTGGCTTGCTCAAAAAAGAAGCTCAGGACACTAGTAAAACTGTCGATGAAGCCTTCGGGCCTGCCAAATGGCTGGGCTATGCATTTGCTTTCCTTGTTGTATTTAACGCCTTATCAAGAATAGCTAAAGTACTTGGGGCTGTTGCAGGTGGTATAGGTCTTATTAAAAAGGCTGGTGGTATAGGTGCCGTACTGGACGGTGTTGGTGGAGGAGTTCCAGGTGGTAAAACACCAAAAGGTGGCAAAGCCGGACTTGGTGGGTTACTAGGCTTCTTGTGGAAATGGAAAGGACCTCTTGCCATCACAGGCGCAGGGTATGAAGGTGCCAACATGATTGATGAATGGATGCAAAATTACAAACAGGAAACAGATGTTACTAAACACCCACAATGGCTTGTTGATGGTGTTAATGGTGTTTCATCTTTCCTTGGGCTTGATTACCGTATGAATAATCCAATCACCTATAGAGCTAACCCAACCCCAAGCACACCTCTTGATCCGTACAAGACGTTTGAAGTTCCTCCGATCCCTCTTGAAATTGGGGAAGGTAAAATTACAATCACCTTCGACGCAGCTCAGTTTGAGAGTATGCTTGATTCAAGATTTGAATGGGAAAAATGGAAAGACATTAACTTGTTTGCAAGTCCTAATAACTAAACCTTCGAGGGGCCTTCGTGGCCCCTTTTCTTTTATGTATCTTGTAAAAACAATGAATCTGTGGTATAATTATGAAATGGTAGTAACTAGTAACTGGAGAGGTTTAAATGCCCTATACACCTGGAATAGATCAGGTCGTAGATGAAAAAGATTTAAATAAACCACGTCTGGTCAGATCTGAGAAAGCAGAGGAAGCGGAGAAAGAGACAGAAGACGTGCAGTTTACTTTGTTCATCAGTGGCTTGAATTATGGTGGTCGGAATATTGAGTTGAAGGGTAAGAACTTCACAAGCGATATCGCTATCATCTTCGACCAAATTGAGAATTACACCTTTGACAGAAGTATTGATAAATCCCAGTTTGCAGTAGAGGATCGTGTCATGATTTCCGATCATGCCGTGATTAAGGATGGGGTATTCTCCTTTACAGGTAGAGTGAATACTTCTCCGCACATCATCTACGAACAAAACTACATTGACAGAAACACTGACCCAGAAAGACCAGCAGACTCCGCAAGACCTGAAGCTGCATTACAGGCAATGGGGGAAGTTATCAAGAGAAGACAACTGGTTACCCTTGTGACTGAGGAAGCTATTCTTGAAAACTACATTGTCACCAAATGCAGTGCGAAGAAAAGCACAGGTGAAGGTGCTGCTTTAGTGTTCGATGTTGAGCTGACAGAGTTCAGAACTTTCGTCCTCAATAAAATGGTTAATGCAACTGTCTACACCAATCCTAAAAAGATTGATAAACCAAAACAGAAAGGTGCGGTTAACGATTGCACGAAGAATAGTAATGTTGGTAACTCTACAAAAGATAATGGTCCGTATGCAGATACGACCTACACCAATGCTGCTGAGAAGTGGAACAGCCAGAAAAATATCCAGCTTAAAAACTCTGGTATGACTGTTCAGGAGGCCTACCGTCAGGAATATGGTGGTAACTCCACAATCGTTCCGTCAGAACAAGGTAACTACATGCACGACAACAAATAAGGTGGCGTATGGAAATCAAAGAAGTGTGTGTCATCACATTTACGTGGGACATTGATGGCTATGCAGACCAGACCATGCGTGTTGTGCTTGACAATGAAACCTATGAAATGCGACTGCAATGGAATGAGAGAGACGAATCCTGGTGGTTATCCCTCGGAGCATTAGGTGATGATCCTTTGGTATGCAGGAAAGTTTGCAATTGCCAGGATATTCTCGATGGCCTCCACTACAGAGATGACTTGCCGAAAGGTAAGCTGATAGTTCTCTCTTTCAAAGACCAGCTCTACTGGGGCCGTTGTGGGCGCTACAATATGGGTGCACGTTCTGAGCTGCAACTGGTGTATGGTACGCCAGCAAGCGTTTATGATGAAATCTACACGGAGTAATCTATGGCTGAGTACAGACACAGAACATGGCGATTACTCTTTGGTAGATGCATTAATGCTAAAAGTAAATCCAAAGTAGATATCCCAAAAGCGGTTCAAAAGAATAATGAATCAGATTCCGGTGTTTACGAGGTCAGCTCTGATACTGGCTACGCCAACATAGAATTCGACTTACAGAAAGATAACTCTAAAGAGCCAAACAAAGGCTATGTAATTGTCTACAACTTGTCCGATGACACTGTTAACTACCTGGATGCCCATCAGGCAGACGCAGTAGCGGTTCTTCTAGAAGCAGGTTACGACGATGACAATCAGGTTATCTTCTCTGGTACAGTCGAGTTTGTGGAAGACACATGGGATGGACCAACCCGTAAGACTAAACTGATTTTTGGTGATGGCACAGAGAACATTATCAAATGCCAAACCACAAGATCGTATGCCAAAGGTACTCCACTGGATACGGTGCTGAACGACCTACTGGGAGATATGAATCTTCCTCGTGGTCGTGTTGTTAAGTTTGGTGATCAGACTTTACAGTACTCTATGGCATTCTCCGGCAACACTGCTGAAAACCTACGCAAGTTCGCACGGTTAACCAATTCAAATTTTAGTGTTCAGGACGGTGCAGTGTACTGGACTAAAACTGGCAAACGTTTTAAAGATTCGGTGTTCGAGATCAGTGCTGAAACAGGTATGCATGGCTCCCCAACACCTAAGAACCCAGAGCCAGCTAAGAAACGTAAAGCCAAAGCTGCTGCTAAGAAGGGTAAAGAAGATAAAAGCCCGATCACAGATGAACAAGCTGGTGTAACTGGTAAGAAAAAAGGTAAAAAGAAAAATCCGAAAGAGGATGTTGGCCTGACAGTGAAAACTGTCCTGAACGGTGCAATCATCCCAGAATCTACGATTTACCTGAAAAGCAGACAGTACACAGGTTTCTACAAAGTGATCACGGTTCATCATCGTGGTACTCTTGAGGGTGGTGGCGATTGGATCACCGAACTGGGGCTAGGTGAATGCTTTGCAGGTGTAGTTGATGACAGTCAGGAGGAATAATGGGGACACTTGCCAGAAAAGACGCAGCGTTTCGTAGCTTCATTGAAGAGACAATGAGGGGTTTTCACACAGCTGTGAGAGCAAGAGTTGTCTCTGTAGACTACTCTATTCCTTCTGCTTCTGTCCAGCCTCTGGCTGAGACAAATTTTGAAGACGATGATGTGGATCGTTTTCCGTTGATTTACGATGTTCCTTTGCAAATGGCTTCTGCCAACGGCGGCAAAGCAAGGCTTACATTCCCGATTAAACCGGGGGATATTGTCGGTTTGCAGTTCTCTGAACGTAATGAGAACAATAATGACGACATGCAGACCCACGGCCTGTTCCCTGGCTGGGCAATCACTTCTGTCCATTCGGACGGTAATGCTATGCCGATTGACCCTGAGAATGTTGAGTTATTCAACGACCAGGTTCATTTTACCATGACACCAAATGGAGACTTTACTTTGCAGACTCCAGCTGGTACACTTGTTGTGGATCAATCTGGTGAGTTTAGCTTCAACAACGGGGCAGCAAGTCTGACTGCTAAGACAGATGGTAACATTGTGATGAATGGGGCTAAGGTTACTCCTGAGGGGAGAATGATTACTGCCAACGGAGTTGACCTTGACAGTTTCTATCAGGAATACAAAGCCCACACTCACAATTGTCCTCACGGTGGCAAGACTTCCACACCCAATTAACAGGAGAAGAGATGGCAACACTATACAACGATTTCTTGCTAGACCCTGTAACTGGGGATTTGGATATTAGGTCAGGGTTGCAGACTATAGAATCTAACCAGTTGAGCCTGAGGCAGAGATTGTATCTACGCTTCAATACGTGGAAAGGAAATTGGTTTTGGGATGAAACATTCGGTTTCCCGTACTTACAGTTCATCGGTAAAAAGGTAATGAAAACGATTCTTGATAACAAGATTCGCTCCGTTGCCCGTGAAGAACCGGATGTGCTGAACATTATTAACTTCGAATCCACTATGGACAGAAGATCCCGTACTTATCAGGCATTCTTTGAGGTGGTTACCAAAGAGAATGAGATTGTCAGGATTGCGTTCATAGGCTTCGACCAGTTTGAATACCCACAACCTGAAGCTGGCTCAACATCTTTATGTGATGACGAAGGCTGGATCAAGTGGGCTAACAAACTCTACTATCTGATCAACTTTCGCCTGCCTCATACTGGTGATGCTACATGGTGGAGTGAATACGCTGGTCCTGAGATGGAAAACCCGATCCCTGTTGGTTCTCTGTTGTCGCAGGATAAAGAATTACTGCTAACCGACGCTGATCAGACAATTAACCGTAACAACTTCCAGATTATTCCTGATGAACGTGAATTCTCTGGTGTGATTTCTACCACAAACGGTGAAGGTATTGCTAACCAATCTGACCGTGGTATTGACGTAAACTAATGGAGGTCTTATGGCTGTGGCTTATCCTACAATTCCTATCCCAGACCTTGATGATGTGTCTACAGTATTGACAGATGACTTCTTAGTTGTCAACCAGTCAGATGGCACACGCAAGGCCAAAATTAATGATGTGCTGAACGATATCGGCATTGCGAAGATTGTCTACTTTAACGAAGGTGGTCATCTAGATAGCAAAAAAGATCTTGCCTATGATATTGAGACTAACCGTTACTATACCTGGAACGGCGAGTATCCGAAAGTAATCCTGCCGGACTCAACGCTGGAAGGTGCTGGTGGTGTTAGAGCAGGTGCATGGGCAGTCTTTGGCGAACTTCCAGTAACGGCTTCTGGTGGTATAATTGACTACGGTGCCATCGGTGGTACACTAGAACTTGATCTTAAAGTTGCAGACACTTTCATTGTTCGCCTGACCACTGACGCGACATTAATCTTTGACAATGAGACAGAAGGTGTTGAAGGTACAGCACGTTCTGTTACGATTGTGGTTACACAGACTACAGGTGGTAGCAAAATTTACTGGCCTGATAACATCCGTTGGGCATTTGGTAGAAAACCTATTCTTACCTTCACCCAGGGTGCTACAGACATCTTTAAACTTGAGACGTATGATAACGGATTAACGTGGTACGGCTCATTAATCATTGCAGGAGCTATGTAATATGCGTATTCAACACGGCATTGATAACGTATACCAGATGATAGAGGGGCACAGGACGTGCCTTGATCGCAACACTGGCCTTACAGTTAGCCCAACGAGTCAGAACTTTCTTGTTGACACTGAACACCTGATCGCC